TTCCAGGTGGGAGACCACTACCCCAGCCTTTATATCCGAACCTCAGTTTATCTACGTTTGTGTACGGATATGGAAATAATGATCGGTTAGCCTTTGCCAATTAGGCTACACCCCGATGGTCGGGGTGGAAGGAGTTGAACCATCAAATAACCGATACATTGTCGACCCGTACTATAATTCATCCTTATGTGGTTCACGCATTCCACCGAGTAGTGGAGTTGCTGCACACAACATAGGATAAGCTGCATGTAAGAGTGGATTTACTTTTTCACCACACTTAGGGCAGTGGTCGTCGATCTTGGCGATGACTCTTTGTAATTTTCTTATTACCATGGTGGAACGCCTCATCCCTTACCGTCCCGTGGAGATCCCAGCCCGTCCCGCGATCTCTTCTTACTCGCGCCGAGGTCCCATGCACATTAAGAAACCCTCTCGGCTGTAGCCATGTTCTCACGATTCTATCGTGCGTGCACTCCGGCTGACTCTATTTATTCTTGCCTTGTCGGCGAGCCCGTTCAACGGCTGCCCGTCTATTTTCCTCATCGACCCTGCGCTGGTCCTCTCGTAACTTCCTTGCTTTTTCTTGCTGTTCTTGTTCAGCAATTTTTCGTTGTCTTTCTGCTGCTTCCCGGCGCAGTCGTTCCCGTTCAGCCGCTACCCGTGAGTCTTTCGGATCATTACCCATGCTGTTTCATTCCCTTACTAATATTTTCCCTGACGTCGTGCTCGGTCAATGGCCGCCTGTCTAGCTACTTCATCGGAACGCATATCTCTTCTGCTTTTCTCGGCGGCTGCATCCTTTTCTTCCTTAGCTATCTTTTCTGCTCTTTCAGCGGCTGCACGTTTGCGCTCCGCACGTTGGGCGGCAGCGCCGGAATCCTTCGGAGGTAGCTTATCTTCGTTTTTAGCCATTTATTACTCTACCTCTTATCGCACATAGAGTGCTAAATACGTGATCAAGTATATCTTGATCAACTTTAAATTCGGTTAGTACACTAAACAGGTGACCACTGACCAACCAGTAATCCGAATTGCTAATATTAAGATCTTTATGCGCGCGATTGAGTGCATCGAGTTCGAACGAGACAGGACCACCAAGCACTTGACCAATCATCAATGCCTGATGCCGCTTCAGCTTAGCCATGTCCACATGAGTAAAGTAGTGGTCCAGATTGGTATCAGCCAGGATGGCAGTGTAGAGCTTGTCGACAACAGCTACCATGGTGGCATGTCCACCTAGACGGTCATACATTGACAGTGTATTGGTCATGGCTTTGTCCTGTCTGTGAGTATCTATGGGTCAGATAGCAACACTCCGAAGTGGATGAACCCGTGATCATGGATAGGAGTCGCCCACCACTTACTCGGCCGAGAGAAGTCATCGTGTTGCTATCTGACGTTTTGGTCGAGTGGTAATTAACGCGCCTCGTTTGAGGCCAACAATGACGACGGCTGACACTAAGCTAATCACCACTCGACAGTAGAGCCAACGGGGCTTGAACCCGTACCTTCCGCTTTGAAAGAGCGGAGACCTTCCTTTTAGTCTATGGCTCCCGGTGGCTCACTTCTTTGACTCCAGTGTACACCAGGAGTGTCCGTATAGTGGTATTTGCGCTAATACCACCACATCATTACCTTTATTCCGACCGTGAGCCGAATCGGAGGTGGACGGAACCTTAGTAGTGTCACAGAATGTGGAACTCACATTCGATTCAACACACTAAGGATCAACGAAGCACACTGGCTAGGTCAGGTGCTCCCATATCTGGTCTGTGGTGTGCACACCACCCTAGCGCCGAGCCGATGATGGGATTCGAACCCACAGCCTACACCTTGGCGTGGTGTCGTGCAACCCTTACACCACATCGACGAAGAGAACCTAAATGCCCTGTCAACGCCTCTTCCTAACGTTTCATTTAGGTTCTCATCAGAGAGTCCAATACAGTGGCACTGATAACGGGGGTAATCTGCGCACTTCTATATTGGACTCCCCGAACCGTTGAAGGGAATCGAACCCTCGTCATCTGTTTGGAAAACAGAGGCTTTACCACTAAGCTACAACGGCAGGTCATGACGGATATATTCGGTGAATAACGGATGGCAGTAGGGGAACAGCATCTCACTGTTCATTTCCAGAGTTGGAATCTGGTGTGTTATTCTTACACTACCCCACTAATAACCGTCATCCGATCGACCCGTCATGAATTACTCAGAACTCGTTGTTCTTTATTGCATAAAGAAAGTCATTCCAGGAACGTGGAGAAAATTCCAGAACGCCACCGTCGACATTCTTGGAGTCTCTGACGAGCACTGTCCCATCAGGTAGAGCAGCTTCTAAGCAATTGCCGTTACCTTGACTGTAACTACTTTTCTGAAAGCTTGCTTCCAGACACTCACCGCAGCTAGTAGAACAGTAGGTACTTTTACGCCAGATTGAACTCATCATTCCTCACACCTCCCAAGAAGTTCACCCATGATTGCGGAGAAAACTCCAATATTCCACCATTAGGATTCTTGGAATCTCGTACGAGGATAGTACCATCTGGCAGAGCTGCTTCAAGACAATTGTGGATAGAACTGTAGCTGCTCTTTTTAAAAGTTGTCTCTAAACAGTTACCACTACCTTGTTGGCTATGACTGCTTTTATGCCACTGTACTTCGAGGCATTGATCAGTGACGGCACTATGACTACTCTTATGCCAGGTCGAACTCTCCATCACGGGCTCCTGCTATGAAGGCGTCCCATTCACCCTGTGTGAAAATGAGTGTTGGACCCGTCGGATTCTTCGAGTGCCGCATGGCAATGGCACCGTCGACAAAAGCCACTTCCACGCAATTATCTGAATACGGACCTGACTTTGAAGACTTCTGCCACGCAGCCTGAGACAGATCTACTCTAAGGCCATTGGGCTCGATATTCAACACATCTCCTTGGTAAGAAACTACATTAGCGTAGGAATGATAGGATTCGAACCTATGACCTCGAAGTTATGCGGACCTCGCGCTCTGACCTCTGAGCTACACTCCTAGATACCCCGCACCAATAACTATGCCAGTAGTTATTGTACTATTGGGGCACTCGGACTGGCATCCGATTGACAGTGTTGACGATTAACAGTCGTAGCACTGACCTATTCATAGGATATAGGCGCAGGCGTGGCTCCCCATATGGGTGAAAGGAGGTCCCGGATCATGGCCACACCTTCGAACCTGCTCGATGGCTGTAACGTACCTTTTAGATTCGTTAACGCCTATATCCCACGTATGGTGAGTACTAAACGAGACCTCGGCTGCACGCGGCAAGGCTCGTTCGATATGAACTAACGTGTGCAGCGACGTTGCCATACAGATGCGTACTCGACACCATTGAGCGGGGGAGAGGAATTGAACCTCTCAAGCATACCTACCTAATCATCATCGCTAGGCTGATTTTCGGTCCCCGCATTGATGAACGGATGTATTGGTCGCAATCGGATACTTTTATTATGCTGCCATTACACCACTCCGCCATGGTAGCGGAGGCAGGAGTCGAACCTGCACCTTCAAGTTATGAGCTTGATGATAACCAATCACTGTCGACCCGTTCACATATAAACTAATCACATGGTGGATAATGCAGTCGTCCACATTTGGCGCATGGTCCTGGTTGTGGTTTTTGGCTATCTGGTTTACTACCACAAAATGGTGAATGGTTCTTGCCGCATGTTGGACATGCACCTGTTGTTTTACCCACGTACCCTTGACAGGATTCGAACCTGCAACACCTAGATCCGTAATCTAGCGCTCTATCCGTTGAGCTACAAGGGCATGCTGCCTGGTGGGGTGGACCTGGTTGCTGGTAAGGCAATGACCAGGCTAGCGTACCGACGGAGGGAGTCGAACCCCCATTCATGCAATCCTAAATCGCATCGCTTTGCCGTTAGCGCACGTCGGCAAGAATGGAATAGCTTTCTAGACTATTCCATCCTGTTCCCTCCGCTCCCGGGGAGGTTAAGCGGTACGGATATGAAAAAGGTATCGGTTTAACTCTACCCATTAGATAACCGAAACAATCCGACCCGTACCAGACATCTATAATTCAGCAAACTCTGCCCACGTTACTGAACATCCATTATACGTACAACTATCGGTCGGAGATGGATTCTCCCCGGCAAACCTATGATAGGCCGAACGTGGATTGTAATGGCAGTATCGTATGTCATTGGTAGCACTCTGCCGTAGTTCTCGTACTTCTTCACACGTGAGATCATCGGTATGTGCACCGTAGCAGTATTGTTCATGAATCATGAGGAGACTCTTTTGCTCGCTTGTGTTCAAGCCACGATTTCTCTGCGTCTATTCGACTAGTCCGATTACCAGATTCATATCTCCCGCAGGAGCAGATAGCAACGTACACCATGGGAGTGGAGAAGTACGGATATTCTTCCATGATAAGATCATGTTTCATGATATAGTTCCTTCAGATATATTGATGTAATTCGGGTTTTTAGTGCTCTGCCCATTGAGCTACAGACCCATTGTGGGCCTGACAGGACTCGAACCTGCAACCACTCTCTTAAAAGGAGATAACCAAATCACGTTCGACCCGAAGGACTGTCTACCCACAGAGATCAGACGGTAATGGTGGAATAGGATTTGCCGCCCTCGCCTCGTCTGCCTTCTTTTCTTCTATTCTGAGTCGCTCTGCTGCTTCACGATAAGCGATAAAAAGATCAATTACGCGCTTCGTATCAGCCGGAGTCCTTTTATCAACCGGCTTAAGTAAAGATGGATCTAAGAATGTGGCGTCTAATGCGCTACTACGCGCACGTTCAGCCTTACGCTCATCGTCAGATACTTCATTGATAATTCTGTCGCGAATACTAGAAATTTCGTTGAAGTGTGCTTGACATTTAACATATCGGTCATCGCCCACCTTCTCTGCTATAAGATAGCCAACCACGATAATGCCACATATAAAACTAGCAATTAGTCCACGCACTATCAGCTTTAATCGGTTGGCTAGTTCTTCAGAGAGGGCAATTCTGTTACTTAATGCTATTATCGCTAGATTTAACTCATTAATCCCCGACCGTAACTCTCGGGCTTGCTCAGCAAGCCCGTCATTTTCCATTCGAGTCCTCCTGTGATTCGATCTTGAGAGCCAATTCCCGCTCTAACTGATCTGTATACACTTCTAATCGGCTCACCAACCGTTTGAGCATATTGATAGCATCGGTAGACTCTTCTATAATATCCTCGGTCTTGACCCGATCCTTGATCATTTACCGACCTCGTGCTTCGTCTCTGAGTAATTCAGCGACTCGACTGATAGAGTCGGTGGCACGTGTTAATTGAACGACTAGCTGATCTCGAATGAGAGTATTCAGTGTAGCTAGTTGCTCCTCGGCCTTATCAGCCCTGGCAATGTCACGTTCATGTTGCTGTATTTGTCGTTGAAACAACTTGTATACTGCTAATAATGCCAACAACGCAATGGCACCGATGGCACCATATTGCAGCAGGGTGTCCGACGGGCTACCTGCTGCAATATAGTCCATGTATGCCTCACTTGCCGTCAGGGTCGTCTTCGACGACCTGTTCCATCCAATCAATGGAGGACTCTGCTACCGGTGCCCCACTGCTAGCCATAGCTATAGTAGCACCGGACATCTTACCATACCGCGTGCGGGTAGCCGAACCAGATTGCGTTGTCGAGGATACAGTATTGAAACCCATTCTATGCGCGTGATCCCAGACATCTGGTCCAGCGCCAAGGAAAACGAATCCCCATTTGCCAGTAGCTTCGCGCTCAGAAATCATCTTCTCGATATCAGTGTTCTTATATTCAGTAGATGAATTTTCATAACCATCCGTCTGAACCACGAGAAGTACTTTGTCGTTGTCGGCTAGTTCTGGCGTGGCCACATCAAAATCTCGTATAGATTTGCCCACGGCATCGATAAGAGCGGTATTACCCGAAGCCTTATAGTTTTCCCGAGTAAGTTTTGGTACCTCAGCAATGGGAGTATTGACACACAGTGATGTGTAAGTCGTATCAAATAAGGTTACGGTAAACCGAAACTCAATATCCGATTGGGCTTTCAGTTCATCTATGTATTGATTGAACCCACCAATAATATCGCTGGTAAGATGATACATTGAACCAGACTTGTCAACAACCATAATGACATGGGTCGTCATAGTACTCCTTTTATGAAATTCGGATGTATGATTGACAGTCGAATATTTCCCGCGTCACTTTTCCATGCCGCAAGGAGAGAAAGGCAGTTTATTGTCGTGGTTTTTCAGGACGATGTCTTAATCTCCCACTATACAATAAACCTAGCGTTGGGGTATGATTCCCCAGGATCCGATAATCAACGTGTCTTCGACCCGAATCAAATAAGTTACCAGGCATTACCGCGGATCAGCGGTACATCTATATGCTCACGGTCAGCGGCCTGGCATTTAAGTATGTCCCGTTTAGCCGTCCTCCATTGCACTCGCTCTTGTCTACGCGCGTGTCGACGGAAGAACGTACCTGTACATAAGGCACAGCCACAACCGATATTCTTGAATGATGTTACCATCATTTCACTATAAAGACCAGGATATCGGTACAGAATGTGGCGATTGTACGGATCATTAATCTGAACGTGCCATGGTCGATGAACATCGGTGCGTGACATCGTGACCTTTCCGGTCAGCCCACCGTGGGCTAACGTCGGTAGATCATGATGATCACTCCTTTCGCGTCTAGCTCTCGTCGGAAGAACACACTATGATAATTGGTCCATGCGCTAGACTAGCTCGGGTGGATAACCAATTATCTTCGACCCAATTACTCGGATATCGTGCATTCACTTATTGTTAAGGTTCGGATATATTGATGTAGATCGGGCATTTACTCTTCTTTCAAAGATAACCGATCTACGTTCGACCCGAACCTGCCGCCTCCACCACCTCGTTTTAAGAAAACGAGGAAACATATGATAGATTCGGATGTGTAATAATGATATCGGATTGATTCCAAAGTGGTAGGATAACCAATATCTTCCGACCCGAATCCAACCCAGTCCACCACCTCATTTTTCAGGAATGAGGAAACCAAGGAATGAGGAAACCAAGGAATGAGGAAACCATAGTGGCAGTTCCACGTTATTTTTTGTCAACAGCGGTGGCATACGATCCACGTGTCGGACTTTTGTGTCACTGCCAACCTTTTTTATGTCCGCGTGCCTTCGACAGGGTTCGAACCTGCACTGTCAGCCACCTCAAGGCTGTGCCTCTACCATATTGGGCTACGAAGACGTTATGTTATAGGATGGCCCATGTCTTGTGTAGTTGACACGTCTCGGAGTTGATCCTATAACATACTGTGGTTGTTTTGGATATGTGAGCTGCTATCGGTAACAATTCCCTTACACTAGGTGTAAGTACTCGCCATCCGTGAGGAGCGAGTATTCAGAATCGAACTGATAATATGATAACCGATACCATTCGACCCAAAACAACTCGTGTCTTACTCGTCCGGACCACTTTCCGGCTCGTCTGGTGTTGGCTCCACCGGTGTGGTTGGCTCCGTCATGCGATCCTCCACATCTAGTATTTACGATACCGATCGCCCAACTCCCGTAAGAGTTGGTCCATACCTTTTGTTGCTAATTCATCAAAGTATTGTCGTTCTCGACGTCCATTACATTCTTTGTGTGCGAGTTGGACATTTTTGTCACTTCGTGCTTCTTGACGAGAACAGTATCTCACTTCCTTGATGTGATCACGCGAGGCATCCTCACGTGCGCACGGCTCGTGGCATATCTGACAGATTCCGTTGTCTCTGACATATATACGATCAAGCTGTGCCCTGGTGACGCTAGCGCCACCTTCTAATTGTTCTCGACGTCTACGTCTATCAGGTTTAATACCTCACCTTCTTACGTAGTTTGCGCCACACACCAGCGTCCACGATACCACGCTGATATTAAACATGGTTCCTCATAATTTCAACAATCTAGGTTTACCGCAATATAAATGCGCTGATTGCCTCGGATATCGTCACCAAAAACCGAAACCCAAGCTATGCGTCACGTTGCGGGAATGGGATTCGAACCCATGACCTCGGGGTTATGAGCCCCGCGCGCTACCGACCTGCGCCATCCCGCTAACCGCGAACTACTCTTTGTTGCGCTGACGACGTTCTTCCTCATGCAGCCGTTGCTCAGCCTGATCCGCAGCTAGTTTTTCTGCGGCTCGACGTTTATCCTCTGCCACCTTATCCGCAATAACCTTCTTGAGACGTTCCTCGTCGTTGCTCATGTTCCACGTTCTCCCTTACGAATAACAGTGTCACCGGCTGCGTTTGGTGTATGCACAAGACTTGGTGAAATCATTATCATACTTTATCATGATCGCATGGAATGGTTTTGGTTTACGCTCCGCAGATGATGTGATCATGATAAAGTATGATAATAATTACACGTGCATGACATAGTTTACTGATTGGTCTTTGGCGTAATTATTATCATACTTTATCATGATCGTGTATGGGTGGGTTGGGCCACGTTCGGTTGGTGACAGGATCATGATAAAGTATGTGGTTGTGTGGTTGAACTATGATTATTGCGTCAAGTATGACACAACCACATACTACAGTGACCATATGGGCGTGGCTTGGATAATAAACACCCTATTTGATAAGGCCACCATCACGGTCATGCGATGGGACGATAGTAGTTCGATGAATCTCTGCCATGACCGTGCTGAATTTCCTTCTCCATCGGTCCCTTCTTGGTGATCGCGCTCGTGTAGGATGGAGAAAGCTTTAGTTCCCATCGGGAGGGACATGTTGTATTCTCGGCCGTATGGATGGGAACATATATGTCTACACCGGAGTACGTGTGTGCTTAGCTTCTCAACTGGATGTAGACGTGGTCGTTCGGATATAATGATTGATGATCGGCGTGTCATTTGCAGTGAGATAACCGATTATCTTCGACCCGAACCAACTCTCACGATGTGGATATGTTATCAGCAATCGGCCTAACCTGTTATAAGAAGATAACCAATTACTATCGACCCACATCAGCTCTCGCACATAGATTCGAACTATAACCTCTGCGTCCAGAGCGCAGCGTTCTGCCTATTAAACTATGCGAGAATTAAGCGATCATGGACATTTGTTATAGTGTGTCCTTCACCTGTCCTTCACCGAACTTTTATTGGTTGGATCGCGCAACCTCGTGGAGATGCGCCGAATCGAACGGCGGTTAGCTGATCCGAAGGCTCATTCCTCGTATAGTGTGTACTATATGACACGTCTCAGCTCTTACCCTGTCATCCCCTCAGGTAAGTGCCCCGTTGTGTCTTATGGTGGGGCTGACCATATGCCGGGCTTAGTGCTCATACTAAGCCAGACGTCTACTGTTTTGTCCGTAGGAACAGTAAATCCCTTAGCAGCACACTACCGTAGATTAGTGTGTCGGACTGTGAACATTGTATCTTCGCGCCATACCCAAGAGGGAAACGGACAGAAAACCCCTTGGAAAGGGGTCCAGATACATTTCCCGTGTCGCTCGCGAAGCCAAAAGGACAAAACACTCCGGGCGCCACGAGGTTCACCAGGAACCCACTCATTACCGGCCGCAGTGAGCGAGGTAATGTTCGTCAAATCCTGTGTAGTTGACAAGTCTCGGTGTCCAGCGTGCCCGCCAACGCTCTCCACTGTAGCCGGTGCTGCCAGGACTGTCAAGCAATTGAAGCAATTGGCATTTTGGCTGGTCAGCGCGCTATAGATATTCATGATCAGCTATAAAGGATGTATCGGACATGAGGGACAAATCGCTAAATACCCAAGAAAATACCCTGAAAATCATCATCGTCCATGGCACGTATTTCATTAATTGCTGTCTGCCTTAAATATTCAAAGACAATCCTGCGTATGAGCAAAAATGGCACCTGTATCTCAACCTTATGCTCATTGAGTACATGAATCACCGTACTCGCATCAACAATAATATGTACGTTTGTATCGAATTCGCCATTATGGAGGATCTTTACCTGAATATCATCAACAATATTATTCGTCATTGTTCCTCAAAAATATTGTCATTCTAACTAAATGGACTGGTCTCTGCTGTTCTAATTTTTGGCGGTGGCGGCTTCTCCTCATCTGTCCAACACTGACCACAGGAGTCAGCGGCGTGGCCATGATTGAGTACCAAATCATAGCAGTTCAATTCACCGGCTACATTTGGATAGCAGACCCAACTTCCATACAACTTAGTTGACCCTCTGGCAAATGTGCCACACTTACGACCGCAGTGGGTACACCATACTCGAAGATTATTAAGCGTACCCACTGCATTATTACTCAGCCTTGCCATAATCTCCCCTTATCCATAACACCATGACAGCATATCTTCGGAGAAGATATACTATCAAAGTCCTAGGACTTGTTGACTGAGCGGCCACATTCAATCTTCTTCGTGGAGTTCATCGTATAGTCCTTTGAGGACCCATCCAATTATACCACCGAGAATAGTGAACAATATGAGGAAAAATATGATCATTCTTCTCCACGTCTGGCTTGAATGACGCGAGTCCATTCGGCCGTCAGAAGATCAATGGGAGTGGTGCGTCCCGTGAGGTTAGGATCATCGGCATATCCCCATTGGAGGAATCCATTATTGGCCGCTTCCTGGACGGACCAACCATAAATTTTGAGGAAACTATCGAAGCCATCGTCAGGGTTTGTGTCGGACGGTGTACCCGCGTGATAGTAGTGCCAAAGCTGACCGAGAATGCAATCGTCGCCGGTGGTAAGATCAAGGTTGGTTAGGTCGACGTGGTTATACCAGTCCGCTGGGCCTTCTCGGTCGAGAATACGCACACCCCGCGCTACCACGCGCTGAACGAGGTCAAGATCGCCGATTGTGGTCATTTTTTATCCTTCAGATAGTCAGGACAGCCTCTGTTGTGGGTGATTTTCCCGTTCTTTTCTGGCGCCTTACAGATAATGCAACGCATCATGGCTATGTGTCCGCCCGTACAGTAACTACAATGGTTGTTGGGTCACCTAATAGTTTCAACGTAGAGTTTGGTATGTACAGGGTGCCAATAATAGGTCTCTGGCCCGACTCTACTTGTTCTTTGAACCGTTGGGTATTCGTGGTGTCTTTTTCATGGACCATCACGACGGTTACCTCGCTTGCCTTTGTCAACTAGTACCTCCACTTCCCAATCCCTTGTGACCTTTTATGAATTTTTCTGCGAGCGCAATTTTAGTGTCAATAAATTGACACATATTAAATGGTTCTTGTGACGACTTTGCCACACTTGGTGCAGCGTCGACGCTGTACGCTTGCGATAACAGAAGTACGCTGACTGAAAGTATAAACCCTCATTACATCGTCTTCCCATTGTGTCCATTTATGAAATATGTGCATCATCTTTTCCTTTATTCTTCCGTTTTATCCACATGTCCGTTAGATCTTCTGATACGGTCAGGATGATAAATATAAGGAGGACATAGATAATTATATCAAGTAACGGTGGTAGTTTTACATACCAACTTACTATGCTACTGACTATCATAGTTGGGATTACTATCGATAGATATATCGTTAAGCGTATCCCGTTTCTATTCACCGTGACTCCAGATTTTAATCGTAATCTCCTCGATGTTGACTAATATGAGTACCTCTTGCTCTAAGCATCAATTCTAGGTAGTCAATTCTGTCTTCGACTCTGTATGTTCTGATACTATCATCTAATTCGGCTCGGTGCTCACGAGCGGTCAGTTCCCTTAGTCCAGTCAGGGTGGTGGTCAGGCACGCATCGCATTTCGTGGGTGGTCTACCGCGCCGTGAGGGTGGTCGGAAGGGCTGGCCACACACCGCGCAGGGCCGGCTCGTTGTCATGATCGTGTGCTCCTTTTTTCTATTCGATGGAATCTACTTCTGTAACCGTTTTTTCGTTTTACCTAATTCATTTTAAGTCATTTCATAGAACATGACCGCACACTACACTGTAGTGTACGATCAAAAACTATGACTCATCGTTCTCGTGGACCTTGGCCACGCGCTTCAATCCACTCTTCCACAACGTCATTGACGGTACGGCGTAGCCAATGCATTGCTTCACCGGTATCAATATCACCAGACGCGGAGGCATCAAAGATTATTTCGTCGTTATCTACAGTAATAACCGTGCGTACATGCACCAAATGTGGCTGACGACGGGTGATTTTCGCTATTTCTGCCGTCACCACGTCAGCCGTTGGCCAGGAAGTATTATCGGTTATTTTCGGAATAACCTGAGTGGTGTCATCCATTGGACTGATCGTCCTTCCACGTACTTCGGTAGACAAAAATTGCGCAACTTGCCAGAACAATTGTGCTGGCCAAGCCACATAATATGAGCGAAATGAGTAATCTCACACCACTCCTGTCCTTTGTTCATTCGCTACCTATATAGTTAACAAACGACACATGCCCGTTGACACACTGCCGAGCAGTATCTATATCAATAACTACTCTTCCCTTAGTTAACTGAGTACTGATACCATAGCCCGTTAGTCCGTCGACATCATCGCGGATCATCTCGGAAAAGATGATTCTGGTCAGATATGGTGTATCATCCCAGCGCGTTTGCCCACGAGTGAGGGCAGTACGCAATCGCTCATCCAGACGTGATGCACCCCAATGGGTATACAAGTACACCCCAGGTTCATCACCCTCATGGACATAGATATTACCTCTATCACCCATTATTAAACTCTCAATCAATCAATATTATCAGATACAGTATTTCCAGGCCATGCCTTCATCTTGACGTTCTTGAGCTTTGGCCAACATTTTTCGACCGGCTAAGGTGACCCGATGCAAAAACAAGTGGTTCTTATGGTGCAGGTCAGGATCCTCGAAACTAATATTCACCGGTACTGTGCTATCCCACACATTGTCCACGCTTTTGAGTTCATCGATGGTCCAACCAGCTCGATAGAGGATGTGCCCCACCAAACAGTCTGGCGCACCGTCACGCACATAACGTGCATTTTGATCATTCTCATCCATGACATGGGGGCCGAATTGCTTAACGATGGCTCGATGATGACGGCGAATGCGCCACGTGCCCAGTCTCATGTGTTGAACTCCCGATCAATCATGTCAGCAATCTCGGGGAACGTTGAGTCGGTGTAGTCATTGATAAACGCCAAATCGTGACGTTGACTAACGCCACTATACGGACTTATATAGTAGACAACGGGATTTGCTGGTGATAGTCCCGCCCAGTTGGCCACTATAGTCGGCAGTACTGCCCATTTGTTGTCAGGATCGTACGTGTAACAATCACCGTCAAGACGTGGCGGACGAATAATTCCATGCGCGACGGCTAGTTCACACAACACACCGAGGCAGCAATAGCTACCATCCAGCCTTTTCAGCCTGCCGGTACCCTTGCGATATTGACCTGACCGTAGCGCCGCAGTCCACAGTTTACGTATCTGAAGAGGAGTCAATGGTCCAGGTGTTGTTACTGACTCCGTGGATTTCTTGGGTGTACGTTGCCAGAATTTCCAGTTAAATGTCATGTTTTAAACTCGCGTTTCTTAGATCTTCTTTGTTAGGAAACAGTGCATTTCGGAAAGCTTGCATGTTTGGGATATATGGCTGATCGGTGAGGAGCAATACATTGTGACGAATGAAAGCAATCGTTGCTTCCAATTCAATAATCTTTGCTTTAGCGTCAGTACCACTTTCTAGATCAAGCAGTGATGTTCCCCCGTAACTATCCATCCCGCTCATCTTGGTGTATTCCGTTCTGCACCGACGGTGCACACCTGACCGATGAGAGTACTGTTTATCCTTGCTCAATTGGGTCGTCTCTCCATTGTTATAGCGCCATACCGTATATTTTCGGAGTGGATTAGTAGAAGATGCCAATTGGGAAACGAAGAAAATACAGTCCACGCTAGAGATAAGCCACACCGTTTCACCGACGATAATATCTTTCTTGCTCTTATGTGGTAGTGCAGTCAAAAGTATGTCTCTGGTGATGTCAGTTTCCATTATCTATTCCTCAGAAATACTCCTAGTAGTCCGCCCAAGACAAACGTAATGGAGAGAATAGTCGGTGTCCACAATAATATAGTAATAATAAGCCACCGATTGCTCATCAATCACGTCGCATTGTGATAACGCCGATGACAATCAATACTAATCCGAGGATACACAGTCCTTGTGCTATATTATCAACCATTATGTCCCTTTTGTCTGTTCACTGGTCGTCGATCTATCATACTCACCGAGTGACTGCCAGGCAACCGCTATCGCGGCAGCCTCGATCTCCTCGGTTGTGGTGGGTACTACATCATCAGGCACGGTATACCTGACAATAGCGGGGCGTCCCTGATCATCGACATCCTCGAACACGTAATCAACGGTGTTGGTCATCGCCCATTCTCCCTCACTATCGACCCATCAGGGTTTATAATGTGAATCTCTCGGGCCAACTGTCGGGCGTACCGAATAGTGGCCCAAGTACCCGATCTTACCTGTTCCGTTGCGGTATGGGGAGCAGCAAGTAAAATAGTGGAAGCATCAACAATGTCATGGTTACGCGCAATTGGCTCTTTTGGCAGATAAACATGGTCATTAATTGTACTGTAGGCTCGGTAGTTTTCTAGACGTGATGGATGGGCAATGATGACAAAGTTTAACGTACTCGCAATCTTTGCTGCATAATCATCAGCACCGACGCAATCACCATGGTGGAATTCGGATGGACTAGAATAAAGTATCCATCGGCGATAAATTTTTTCCAACTCATTGATAATGTGTAATTTTTGGTGGTAGGTAAGGTCTGCCCGAGTGCCGCTAAACCCTAGTGAGGTTACCATGTCAACACTGCTATGGCAATCATGAATCCGACAAGGGTACCCAACAAAAAGATTTCCCACAACGACGGCCGGACGGCTAAGGCCAATTCTACTTCATGCGTCTGATTGGCTAAGGCCAACTCCGCTTTATGCGCCCGAGCCTGATATTCCTCGGCTTGACTTATTAGGTATTCTAGTACATCCTTATCACACATATAGCAGTCCCATCGTTGATAATTCATAGCGATAGACATTCGATTGAATGTCCATCACTAAAAACTATCATTTAAAACCATCACGCACGATGTCGTAAACAGTCGTTCTCTTTTGCTCGACCTTTATCACCTTAGTGTTATGGCCAAGCATCCGGAAAATCTGATTTGCCCGCTGGATAGCCGACTGCTCACTGGGCCAGCGTGGGTGCGCGGGGTTGAATTGTGGATCATTGTCGATCCACCACTCGCCGAAATCTTCGAGGTAGTGCTCGACTTCATACCAAGTGTCCATTTTTGGTTGTCCATTTCAGGTGTGAAGAATTGCTCGGGCCAGAATGTGGAACACTGCGGCTAAGGCGGTCAACACCCACAGCCAGAGCACTAGGCCGAGACTGAGAACATAAACTATGAACATTATTGATTATCCAGTCTCTGCTGAAGGTACCGTCCATGAACACCCACGAGAATGGCAAATAATCCATTATGGGACCTGCATAGCGCAGGGCAATGTTTATTTTGCCATTGTAAATTCCCGTCAGTTACCGTCTGGGACATCGAGAAGAACACAGCTAATCATCCATCCATTCTACGACCACCATCGTCAGCGCGCCGACACCATAGACGATACAGCCACGCCAGAATTGGTCCACACTGATGACAATGGTGATGCCACCCACGGTAGCCAGAATAATACCCATGACACTAAGATAGCGCAGCATCACTCATCCCACGGTATTTCGTAGATGAGTGCCATGATACTCTTATCAGTAATTATTATCTCAATGACTGTTTTATTCATCTGTGGGTACCGACCGAACTCGGCGAGAAAGGATTCCTTAGCGAACCCAATTGCCACGTACAGGTCATCGACATCCTTACTTACCCCAACGGCATACTTGGTACCACTGGGTCGATAGACCTTGACATGATCATATTTATTATTCAGAATTGGCATTTAGCTTACTCCAGTTCTATCTTAATTTTTCCCTCTTTTTCCAACCAAGCGGCAACTCGACAGGTATACCGGGAACATATGGCAATGAGCGTCCAATCGTCAGGTATCGGCAATTGAATCCACGTAAGCGAATTTTCCCTATCAGTATCTGTATTGAGCGTATGGTCATTGGCACCCAGGCCGACGGCATTTCCACTATACAATACCACTTCGGCATATTTCGAGTGTAAGTCTATTTCCCAGACCTTGACCTCATCGAGATCATGAATGGTTCGGACCGTCGAGACTCGAATTGCTCCTGGTGTTATGGTTATCATCGGATAAACCATCCCATGATGCGTAGTTTCATGCTGTACAATCTATCTGAAGGATTGCGCAGAAACCACTTCAGCTCATACCACAACCAGGTGGGGTCCAGCCAATGTGCATAGTACGGGAATACGACAACATCACAGGTATTGCAGCGGTGAACCGCCCAACGCCACCAATTGTTATCGTAGTTTACCATAATCCTGCCGTTATTGCATCTGGTTGTTTTGGCGTACTTACCACCACCACCGACCCAACCTGGGCAGCGATGGTACTTATCATAACATGGTCTACTGAGTCTCATAATTGTGTCCTTTTGCTCGTTGATAATTCATGGCGATAGGCATTCCGTCGAATGCCTACCACTAAAAACTATCAATCCTCGGACAGATAGTCGGGCAGGGCAATGCCTGCCCGAGTCAGGGTGGCCTTAGTATTCTGCCAGGCACTATCGTGATCATAGATTGGATGACGTATGCCCAGCAGGTCCCACAGCCCGCGCTCCGCATGACGCACATCACTAAGATGATCAGCCAGTGCCAGATCGCACAAAACCTCGACAATGACCTCTTTTACGTATTCATCAAGGGCCATCATGTTTCCTTGGTATTTTCCTCGGTGAGCTGACGAACGGATAGTGTATTGCCGTGTTCATCCTCGTCATCACCATCGACAACATCTGACTCTGGTACACAATCCTCGGGATCATTACCGTACATATAGGCATCATTGTCTTCGTCGTCGTTGCCACCCCATACATCATCGATAAGCACTCGATGTCCACCAATTTGATCATGAGAGTCGAGCTCCTCGTGCTCTCGTTGCTGGGCAGCCTGATCCCGGACCGCCCGCCGCAGCACGCCGTGCACGGTATCGCTCATAGACGTGACGTTTCGCTGTATGTTTGCATACATCGAACTCATGCTATACCCGTCCTTCTGGAGAGTACTGAACTGTTCGACATACGGACGAACGATGGCTAGGGATGCCTCCATGTCGTCCATGAGTTGAACGAACTCGATTAGGCTATCAATGTTACTCTGATGTGTCACTTTTGCATCCTTTTCTCGAATTGATTTCATTTATCCTTTATTCATACCACAAGAGGATAGACAACAATTGTTGTCTATCCTCGTGGATTGGCCAGGGAAACGCGTGGCTCGCGTATGACTTATTCCGTTTTATATGATGTGTGGGTTTTGTCAGTACTCTAGAATACCTTTTGTCCCACATCCGACCGATGTAGCGTAAAACGCTGCACCGACTTAATACATAGTATACTTTTTGTTGTATGGAGGAGGTCTTTGCCTGTATTGTACACCTCCACCTAAGCTGCCGCTATACTGTTAAGAGCGACAGTTATACTTCCAATGTTTATCGTCCTTTTTGTTTAATCTTCGGTGATTATCCATGGCAATAGCCAGTATTGCTACTGGCTATCACCAAAGACCATCATGGAATGGCTTGTTACTCGGATGAGTCCGTGGTGCGCTTACGCTTGGCTGCGGTAGCCTCGCGCTCGGCCGTGTAGGCAGTCCAGGCCTGCGCCCGAATGGCCTCGATATCCTCGTCGGAGGTGCCGTGCTCGCCCAGCCAGGTCACGTACTTGTCGGTCAGCGCGACCGCCTGATCGCGTCGAGCCGCCCACAGCTCCGCGCGCTCGGTGGCGTAGAACCGCTTGGCCAGTGCCTTCGGGAACAGCTCACGCAGCTCGTCAAGGTCACGCTTGGACGTGGTGGTTACTCCGGTGCCCCGGGAGGCATTACGGGCTACCCGGTCGGCCCAAACCGACCGAGCCTGGTCGAGCAGAATGTAAATACGAGGTGCCTTGTCCGAGTCAGGATTTGCCACCAAAACATGCGGAACCGGGTTGTTCTTGGCCCGAACCGCCTGGTAGACGTCCTGAGGCAAGACCATCTCGCGGCCAGTGAACTCGCCGCCAGCGTTATGTACGGCCAGGAAAGCCTCCCTGGTCATGAGCTGAGCGAACTCGGTGACGGACACGGTACCGTCGGGTGCCTCGTCAAGAATGACGCGGTTGTCGATTTCTACCTGCTCAGCGTTGTCAGTGTCAGTGTTCGTGTCCGTGTCAGTGTTCGTGTCCGTGGTGGTTTCGGTCGTGGTCGTGGTTGCCGGCGAGTCCATCGTTGGCAACTCGGCAAAGATGTCCACGCCCGGGTCGGTGCTGGTAGTCATGGTCGGTGTGTCCCTTTCGGTTTGGAAACCTTGGTGTACGGCGGTGTTGCCGGTACACCTACTATAACACACCCGTAGGGCCTGCTAGTCCCACTGGTGCAGCATTTTTCAAGATTTTTTCTGCTGTGCTGGGTTGGATAGCTCAGATCAAGTGCCGAAGTGTGAGTTCACGCAGCAACAACGTGCCCCACCGGGTGGGCGAAATGCCAACCTTGGGCCGGCCTCGGGAGCCATCGTGCACGGTACGTATGTCAATGAGGCCCAATTTCGCCAACTCAGCCGTGTCCGTTCTGCCTTTACCCCCCAAGCTGCTCATCGGGACAAAGGCGGTAATGTCTGGATTGTCCGGGGTCTTGGCATTTAGCACATAAGCAATGGCATGCACGGTTTCGGCGTAATTGTTGATATCACCGGATAAGTACGCCATCGGGGATTCGGTGCGAATACGTGTCGTTACCGCCAAAGTCAAATCCGCTCCTGCGGTGCGCTCGGGAGTGGGCAACGCGGGAGTATCGGCATCGTAGCGCGCAATGGCCTCATCGAGCGCGGCATAAATAATGGCCAGCAATCCCACCTGACGCCAGGTGAGCCGGCCGCGAAGAATTGCTTGGTCGGCTTGGGTCCACTGCTTAGGGTCAACAATGGCCTTATCCTTTTGCCGCGCTGTGCTCAAAATGTCATAAATCTGCTCAGCCACCGCTAAGCCAGTCTCGGTGAGCCTTTTGTCGGTACTAACAAGTGGTTGTTTGTACGTACGCAAACACGCGTACCAGGCGCGCACCTCGCCACTATTGAGGCCAATGTGCGAGCTTTGCGCTTGAGTCACCCAGTTAAGTTTACGCTGTTGACTCTTGGTTAATTGGTCTGAATTCAAAAAGTCTGGGTTGGCGTCACTGTCTAGTAAGGTCTTGGTGTATAGCGCATCTAGCCATATTGCTGTTTCCATACTTGCCTCAATGGGCAAATCCATGACTCGACTGTCCCACATCAGGTTTGCGTTGAGAATGATGAGAATGTCATCGACTCGTTTGATGGCCATCCGTTGAGCCTAGCAGAAAACAACTATTGTGTCAATGACCAAACAGGACTCAGTGAGAAAAGGAAAAACGAGGTTGGGTGCCATCAGGCTCTGGCCCAACGAACGCACGGTTAGTTCGATATAAGTCTATCCATGAGGCCCTGCGGGACATGACAGACCCCCACAGGCAGGCACCGCGCGCCGCAGGTGGAAATTGATAGGGATCGACAAGTTAATAGGGAACGGTCAATGTGTCAGGGAATAAACGTTATCTTAAGTATCTTGACATCCTCCGAACGGATGATGTTGGTGTTTAAAAATAAACAGTACTTATTGTAGTGAATGGATTGTGAGGGATGAGCTGCATGTGGGGTCTGATTTGGATGTGTTGACAATTAATGTGTTAGCGGATAAACGGCAAGAGTAGGTGATCTATTCATCCAACAGGAGAGATCCACTCACTTTCGGGTAGGTATGCTTAGTACGAACGGATGAGTAGACAGCGAATATTATCGGATAAGAAGCTAATCCGTCAGTCAATAAACTGTCATTGGAAGCGCTCCCACGCCTAGTATGTCCTATTTTGTCCCTATTTAAATAGGACTTTAGTTACCCTTAGTTGCGGATATGTGGATCTGCGGACCTTTTCGTGGTGAGGGGGGCGGGGTTGTTAGGGGAGGGTGATGTTTTACGTGGCTTTCGTGGTGGTTTGTCTAGATATCGGGTGAAATGTCTAGAATGTCCGAATTGTCCCGATTCCTGGATGGCTTGTGATCTTGTGAAGTGCGTCACAGGACAAACCATCATATTCTGAAAGAGTCTGTTCCCCTGCTTTGGACGAAGGTACGCGTTTTCTCGCCTACGAATTAACATCCCTTACGAGACGATTTGTCCGTTTTGGACTGATTCTCGAAATCAAAAAGACCGAGATGTCGGTTTTGTTCTCACAGGAATATCGCGCTCCTGGAAGAGTACCCAAAAAGATCATGAGCAACAAAGTCCACGCTTGTCCCGGTTTTGGGTGATTTGTCCCCTGTTTTTATTTGTTTTTACTCCCAACTAATAGGATTCTTTATCAGTGTTGGTTGATGCATCACGATCTTGTCAGCAGCTTATGACGGTAATCTGTCACCAAATGAACGAGGTGCCAGCAGTGCGCGAGTCAAGATCAGGACCACGGTTGGATAGCCGCGAGATGGCCTCCGGGGTGAGTGTGGTACGGCGACGGCGCTTACGCTTTTTGGCGGCAAACTTGGTGTTATTACCATTACTGTCAACCTGAGCATTACGGTGCTTTTCGTATTCCACTGTCGTTTTATCCTTTGTGTGTAGTTTAGTGGATGTCGGGGATATTTACCCTGAGCCACCCCTGCTGTGGGGCAGCGAGGCTATGACGAAGGCCCCCGCAGATTTATCCTCATTTTGGCCAATTGACCCAGAATTGGCCAATTGGACAGAATTGCGCGAATTGCCTTATATGTACGGAAGGCACTATATAGACCACATAGGGCTATATAGCACCTTGTATACACATATGTCTGCTATGTCTGCTATGTCTGCTATGCCTGCTATGTCCGTTATGGAGTTATTGTACGGTTATGGTGAACTTTTCGATGGTAACTCCGGCGAGTGACAATAGTACAGTGAATGTCCCATTGTCATGACCGTACGTATGCATGCGCATAGGTACCATTCGGTCGTTGACCGTGATGTAGACGGTATGGATGCTACTATCGTCGGATGTGGACGGATTTTTCGTCAACCAGGACGCTATGGCTCCTTCGAGCTGCGCTCGGGATAGATTGTCTGCCGGAGACCCATTGTTATATCGTATGTGATATGTGCTCATTTCTCTAGAAACCATCCGTTTCGCACGATAGTCATGTTTGGCCAGAAGCCGCCTGATTGTAGGAATTTGTCCAGTTCTTCCCATAGCTCCAGAAATTCCCGCTGGCGCTTGAGGTAGGCATGAACGTCCGTTGTGCTGAGTGCGTGAATTTCACGCATTGTGGCGAGAATGCTGTTGATGTGTGTCTCTTTGCTCATATCGTGCTCACTGGTGATGTTCTGTCGATATTGGAGCAATTGACGGCAAAGCCGTTAATGTCCAGGTCCATCCAGTCGTGACTATGCGGGTGCATATGGCACACCTCGCAGTCTCTGCCGTTGACGTCCCATCCGATCAGGTCTTTGTGATAAATCCGTTTTATGCTGATAGGATCAGGATCTTTGTCCCGATAGTCCCATCTAATCGCTTGGTACCACAACCAGAAGGCATAGGTGCTTTGATTGGATTGGTACGTTGGTGTGCGCATCACGGCGTTCATCAAATAGATGACGAATGGCATGTTATTATGCGCTCTAGCCTTTTCGAGTGTTTTGTCCATTATTGTCCTTTCTCGGTTTGCATAGCACAATTGGTCCGCATGGGACCAATTGCACTAAACGAACCTAGAAGTCCCACCTATGACTGTTTGGCTTGCGTCGTCGGAAGTATATCATTGTTCATCCTTTTGTCCGGTTCAGGTGTTATATCCTTTACCGGAGGTAAGGTATGTCCGGCATAGTCCCTGATGGGCTGATGTGGTGGGGGAATAGTATATGTCAGGAATGACAACGGTTCCGTCCCTTTTTACCCAAGCAATGGGAGTCATGTAGGAAACGACGGTATAGACTATTCCTTCGAGTTCGTCTATTGCGTACTCATTGACCCATTTTTCGGGAAGTCGACCTCTTAGTTCCGTTGCCCGGTTGAAGGCTTTCATGCCGAAGCCTGATCTCATGAACGGCTTTCGTTCAATGAGAGCGTTGATGGTCTCTTCACGTGCTTTGCCGTAGGTGGTCATGATTTGTCCTTTCCTGGTCGATTTCGCCATAGACGACACGGCTGTGCCGTCTATGACGAAAACGGTCAGGCGGTCAGGTCCGGGCGGATTTCACCCTTTTCGTTGTAGATGTAGACCTGCTGGCGCGTCTTGCCGTCGCGGTTGTAGCCATACCGGTTGAATCCACCCTTACTGAAGCCATCGCGGTCATAGCCGTCAGCGTTGAGGCCATCACGGTTGAAACCATCCTTGTCCCAGCCATACCGGTCGAAACCGTTCACATCGCGACCATTGGCGTCAAAGCCGCGCTTGTCGCGTCCTTCGGCGTTCCATCCTTGGGCGCTGAAACCATCGCTGGTCAGACCGTCACGGTTGAGACCCTCCCGGTCATAACCGTTGCGGTTATAGCCGTACTTGTCGCGACCATTGGCGTTGAATCCGTCACTGTCGTACATATAGGCACTGAGATCCATTGTGGTGATGTATCCTTCTGTGTGTTGGTTTTCTGGTTATCTACCCGGTCTAGGTAGATATGGCGTGAATCGGGGTATGATTGTTATATGTTATGTTTTGTCCGATCCACACCATAACTGTCTAGATGAGTTTTATGTCCATTTCTACCGAGCTAAGAATTTCGTACCCTTTATCGTCATCCATCCACTTTATGAGTTGATAATGCACCTTTTTGGTATTACCATGGTGCAATGGGACGTGATCTATCGTCTTTCTGACAATTGCTACCATGGTGTCATATGTGAAGACAATGACCGATGTGCGGTCATGGAAGTCAATTGTCCATGCTTCTCGGTATGGTGATGGTTGGCGAGGTTGTGGTGGATTTGTGACGGTTAGGTCTGATTTGAGTAATTTACGCACGGATTATCCTATTCTGTTGAATTGTCTCGTTCCTCCTCGATCAGATCAGGTACTCCAGGGTGACGAATTGGGCATTCCAGCACAATTGTCCGCATTCCTGGCATTTAAGTACATTGGCCCATTCGTCCCATTCGTCTGGTTCAAACGATGTGTGTTTGATGTCGGCATGATTGCATTCCGTGCAGAATGTAACCGGATCACCGTTGTCGTATGGTTCGTCCATTTCTGTTCCGTAGGTCTAGAAGAGAAGGGTTTTGAGGAATTGGGCGAATTCGTTGTCTCCTCGGCGGCGTGCCTTGATAATGGCAACTGCCACGGTTGCATTCCATAGTGCCATTTTTTCATCCTTTCATAGGGATTTAGCCACATCCGACTAGGTTAGTCGGATATGACTAGAACCTCACTCTAGGTACGGTTCTCGACATTCACAGACGTCATAGGCGTGATTGACCGGTTCGATCCAGTATTCATACCCGTCGACTCTGTGTCGGACGCTGCGACCTTCATGCAGTTCGTATGTAACGTCGCAGAACTCCGGGGATGTTCCATCCTGGTAGATTTCTACTATTGCGTAGAGTGTGTCCTTGAGAGCAGAATTGTTGAATTCGAAGAGGGTGTCGATAGCTTTGTCCAGTTCATCCCCTAGGGCTCGAATTGCGTCTTCTGCATTATCGAAACACATGATGTCGCTTTCGGGCAGATAGCCCGGCATGTTATGGCCTACGTGGAAGTGTGACATTTTGTGATCCTTTGTCCGTTTCATGGCGGTATAGCACAAAGCGTACCGTATAGTACGCTTTGCACTAGAGCGTCATGACTCGGTAGATATGTCGCTATCGCTCGGTATGTACAGTGTGTCAGTGGTGGTGGTGAAATAGAGATATGTCCAGGTTGACCCGTCTGGGCGTTCTGTGTTAACCACACCGTCTATTTCTAGCTTTATCTGATCTCCTGGTTCCAGGTCTTTGGCTTTGGTCATCTAGCCTCCCAATCCGAGCTTAGCGCCCATAATAGGCCCATTGGCTACATCTTGGTGGATAGTAGGCAAAAGCCGTGACTCCCAACCTTTTAGGGCGGAAAGGAGATTTGCTCCATGGTTGACATGATGGCGCAAAGCTACCATGAGCGACTGGGCGGCTATTATCCCATTATTGGCGCCCCTAGCGGTATGTGGGCGAACCGGGGCCAGTGCGTCACCAATGAGCACGCTTGACCCGTTGTTGAAGATCATGGTAGTTGGCTGGTCGATGTCCACGATGGGCACCGCCATCCGCGTTGCAGTTGAGTGCACAAGATGTGCGGTTTGCTCCGTGAGTGTGCGAGTAGCGGCACAATCGACCACGGTAGTTACATCAGAAGGGATTTGGTGCATGAAGGTCTTTACGACCGGTGATGCACCGAAATGCTGGCGAAAATCCGGTTCTGACGTGTTGAGGTAGAATGTCCAGTCCATGCCGATTGCCCCGTTATCCTGAATGATGGGAAAGACGTTAAATGCGGTGTCTTGCCCTTCAAAGCGCAGGAAGTCGCGAATGTCAGGAGGACACCGGTCGAGAATGCCTCGGTGCGCTACATATCCGGCGTAATGGAGCTTTCGGGTTGGGTCGAGCAGCTTTCGTCCAGTAGAGCGGCGTCCATCGGCAAAGATGGTGAATGCACTTTCTGTCGTGCTACCATCCGAAAATCCGATGTATCCAGTATTCACACTCGTAACCTTCTTGCCCGGGTGGTAGTGATTGTCCGGCATTCGGCGCATGAGTGCAGTGTGCAGAATTGACCACGTGGTGTTGCGTCCTGGGTAGAATGTCTGGTTTTCGGTGCCCGAGCGTAGTTTGATAGCAATGACGCGCTCAGACGTGAACGGAATGATCTCGTTCTGGATGATTCCGACACTTTCCAGTACGTCCAGGGCGTAGTGGTCAAGTCCGATTACTCCACCTGATGGGGAAATATTGGGTGGAATTGCCTCATAGAGGTGAACGTTGCTAAATCCGGCATTCATCAATAAGAGTGACATAACCGGTCCGGTCAGAGATCCCCCAACGATGATGATAGGTTGGTCTTTGTCCATTTTTGTCTCCTTGTGTCCGTTTCATGAGACTTTGACCAGAAACGTGACTGCTAGCACGTTTCTGAGCAGAACCTCACGAGCAGTCGGCTCCTTTCGTGGCCTATGGCACGGATAGGACGTTATTACGCTACTCAGGATGATATGAGGATAATGAACGAAGTGTCCGATTTATCCTGTCATCGCGTTTTTGCGCTTTTGTTCCTACCCGACCATAGGTCAGTGACCAGGGAAAACGCGCTGAGCGCCACGCTGCGCCATGATCCGTGACGGTTGATACCTCGGGGTACCACCGTGGCGGGATCGTGTGCTAGCGGCCCATACAGGGCGTATACGCTGGTCACTGGGAGCCCAACGGGCTAGGGTGACGCGGGTGCGTCAGCCTGCCCGTGGCAGAAAAGTCACTATGGTTTTTTCAAGCGGATAGCGCAGTCTATGCACTATAGGTCCGATTCAATGGGCATCATGACTTTCGGGGTTTTGGCCCGTAGTATCGTGATCCCGATGTCCCCGTGTGCTGTCAGCCTACCAGTGTGTCAAGATCTTGACAACATAATGATCTTTGTTTTTCTTGGTCTGGCAGATGAGAATAGGATGGCCATAGTTCGCATGGTCTGCGAACTATGACCATAATGTTCTAATCGTCGGGAAAGTCTATTTCCACCCACGTATCCTTTTCGAGGTATAGTGGGTTAGTAGCCCGGATAATGACTACTTTGTCCGTTTCTAGTCCGTTTTCGACGATTCTGAGCTGATACGTGTACATTCCAGCTATTTTGTCTACTGTTGTTCTTATTGTCTTAAGTGTCATGATTGTCCGTTGTTCCCTCCTTGCGCTGACATGGCTCGAAGCGTATCTTATGATACGCTTCGCACCAAATCAGAACAAAGGTGCTTGATCGTCCGGAACTGGCGTAATTTCCCCGGAAAGGTAGCGGATCATCCTTTCGGCGATTTTGTCCAGATCGTTCCAGATGACCTCAATACCGCTGTGTTCGGGGTATCTGTCCAGATCCTCCACACATCGCCAGAAAAGCTCTGCTTCGTGCTCTTTGTCCATTTTGTACCATGTGTCGAGGGTGTCCTCATCCTCGGCGTAAGAGAGCTTTTCGATGATGATGGAGGAAACGTCGGATCGAACCCATTGGTCCCAGGAGTCCGTTATTTCCTCATCCTCCAGATTGCAGAGGTCTTCCTCGTCGTAGAGCGGATAGTCCTCTTTTAATCCGATAAGGAGGTTGATGACCTCATCGGGGAGATCTGGCACGATCGCACCCAATGTGTCCACGTTGTAATAGCTGACGTTGATGAACACGGTTGGGTAGTCTTCGCGTAGTCTTCGGTAATTGGACCGGTTGACGGTGGATGTCTGGTTTGCGGTGTCTTCGCCGGCTGCAACCGATCCGAGATCAACGAACGGGATTGCCCCCTTATGTGGGATTTTGTCCAGTTGATAGGGATTTACGTAGCCTCTGTCCCGAATGGTGGAGATATCATTCGGGTCGATCCATTCGACCGTAAAGTCGGAGTGGCGTAGTGTGTCTACCTTGTTCGTCATGTCCGTTTCTCCTCTGTGTCAGGCACATTGCACCATTCTTGGCACAGTGCCAAGAATGATGCGATCTGTCCGGTTCAGGAGATTTCCGGGATTTGTCCGATTTCCCATATCTCGTCGTGGAGGAAGAGATATGTGTTTGTTGATGTGTCGTAGTTGTGATATGAGCAGGTTTCCCACCATGTGACTTCTACGTGATGATAGTTGGCGTATGTGAACGTTCGTAGTATCTTGCCCACACATACTCCATCTTCACACGTTAGTTCTCTTAGGAGTGGATGGTACCGAGTGATGATGGTTCCTACCTTTAGTGACATGATGTCCATTTCTGTTCGATTCGGGCTCGATGGCACCGATCACGGCTTATGCCGTGATTGATGCGATCTGTCCGGTTCAGCAATCGGTGTTGGTTTCTGGGTCTATGTAGACTTTGATGCGGTACTTACCACCTTCATTGTCTATGAACTCTTTCTTCCGTTTCAGGGCTTCTGGGTAGGTTTCCTCCGCGGTGAGGTCTTCCCACCCGTATGGTTGGTAATAGCCCTGAACGACCCAGATGTGGGATTTACCCTGGTCGTCAATTGTACCCTCATTGCTCATTTTTACCCTCTTTTGTCCGTTTGGACGTGGTTTGGCCAATTGGACGCAATTAGGCCCAATTGCCAGGATTTCTCCCATGATTATTCAGGGAGCGCTATGTCCATTTTGACCCATATGCCCGGTATGCCCCTATACGTTCTGATTGTCTGATATGTCCGTTTCGGGCATATTTGACCACTCTGGGGCTTTTGCCCCAGAATGACCCGAGATGTCCGATTTACCGGTTTTTGATGCATGTGTCCGGTTTGATGATGTACGGTATGGTAAGGTCGTGTAGTTCCTTTCTGGTGCCTATGACCAGCCATCCGCCTTTTGTCCGATTTACCTTCATTCGTCCGATCCTGTCCGATTTCAGACGGATACGCCCGTCAGGAGGAATTCGTCCAGATCGTCCAGAAGGGCGTGAATGTCGTCGATGCTCACTCCGTCCGGAAGGTCCGGCAAGACCTCATTGAGGTCTACGCCCAGCTTGCGCAGGATGCGCAGAATCATGAGGTTTTGCGCCGCTTTGTCCATGAAGACGGGATTGTCGATGATGTCCTGGATGTCCATTTCATGTCCTTTTGTGTTGGTTTCTCCACGTCTAGGTGGATTTAGCCCGAGATGGGCGCAATGCCCATCTTGGACTAGAACGACCTAGACGTCTTCATTCTCCAGTCTCGTGTCGATTTGGGCGAACTGCGGGAGTTCGTCCGCTGTGTGGAAGAATAGTAGATCTGGGGCGTATCCTCCATTGAGGAGCCATTCGCGCAGGTCTGCGGTCTTTTCGCTCAATTCGTCCAGATTGCGTAGATGACCCTCCAATGTGGCGAGTTGTCCGATTTGCTGGATAAGGTTGAGCATGTCCCGCAATGTCTGGGTTGGGTCCATTGTCCGTTTTCCTCCTGTCTAGGTGGATTTCGCCATAGGTGACCAGAAAGTCACCTATGATGAGAACGACCTAGATGTCAGTATTGTCCGATGTACCACTCGGTGTCGTCATCGAGGTAAAAGGTCTGTTCCTCCCACATGTCCGGATCGTCCATGATGCCCTCGTCGTCGGCGATGTCGCGAATGTCTGCAACGAGCACTTCGTACATTTTGCCAGTTTCGTGGTCGTTGTTGTCGTAAGCGTCGTTTGTCCGCTCTTGGGCCTCTTTGAGCATGGTGCGTAGTGCATGCCCAAATGTCGTGTTGGACACGAATTCGTTCGTGCTTTTCGTATCTGGGTAGTAGATCCCGGATGCCCAGTTATTCACTGTTTGCTCCTTTGTCCGTTTTGCCTGCTCTCGGGCAGGTTACACCATACGCACCATATGGTGCGTATGATGTAAACTGTCCGATTAGCCGTTTTTGCGGTACCTTCCGACGTAATGGTCGAATGCAGCCATAAAGCGCAGGAAGTCGGAGATGTACGATTTCTCCGTTTCGTCCCACAGGACGGTTTCGAGCCAGTTGAGGTATTCGAGGTCTTTGTCTGACATGTCCGTTTTCTCCGTTCTAGACGGAATGTACCTTGAACCGGTACTGTCCGTTTCGCCGGCTTGTCCAGGCCCAGCGCGCTTTGCGCCAGTGTGCCCTAAGTGTCAACATTGTCCGTTCCTTCCTAGAAGCCCCACAGCTCCGTTTGGTCCGGTTTGCTGAAATCGAACCGTAATGCCCGTTCGGTGGCAGTTACCCTGATGTGCACCGATACGTGGATTTTGGGCTCCTTGTCCGTTTTGTCGGCCATGCGCGCTCTGCGTGCGTAGTCCGACATGGGCTCTTCCCAGGGGAATATCCGTTTTGGCCATTTTACGGCCATCTTCCCTCCTTTTGTACGGACATGTAGCGGTATGTCCTTTTTGCTGGTGTTAGTCAGCTACGACCGAACCGTCGCGAATGCGCAGAAAGTACACGATCATCCGGACCATCCCGATGGTGCACAATGGGCAGCTCTGGAGGGTTTTGGGGTACTGGCCCCACAATGCGCTGGTTTCGCGGGAGATGTCGTCAATGTACACCTGTGCGTCGATTAGGCTGATCTGTCCCTTTTCGAGCATGTTGTGTACTTTGCTGAGCTTGCCTTGATTGTCCATTTTTGTCCCCTTTATCCGTTTCTAGCTGTTGATCTTGGGGATTCTTGGACATACCGCTACAAATCCGTACAACCTAGGGCTTACCCGGTCTTAACCCCTCATGTCTAGACATCTACTAGATTAGTAGGTTACGAGTATTTCATCCCATCCGAGCCTTATGGCCGCTTCGACCATTTCGGGTGAGTAGTACCAGTAGTCGGGATGCTCCCGATCTGGCTCGTATTGTCCCATTTTCGGCGGTTTTACCACGATAGGTTCGATCTGTCCCTCGCTGCGAAGTCTGTCCATTTGGCGCTGGATGTCTGCTTTGGTGCAGCTTCGGACGGGTCGTACCATGTATGGGTGAATGTGGTAAATGTCCATTTCTGTCCGTTTCCGCCCAGACATGAGAGGATAGGGCCGGGTAAGCCCTCGTCTGTCACTGTTTAGGTGTCAATGTCCGATTTTGGAGGGTTTCCCCGGGCTGTCCGGATTTGCCGGATGCTTCCGTTCCCACCTGTTTCCTCCAGTCTACTCCGCCCGGGTTTTCGTGATATGTCCGATTCTTCGCTTATATCATGCCAAAACTTGCCCTGATATATGCGGTTAAATCTAGACATGTACGATATTTCTGAGCACAAGACCCCAAAAGGGATGTTGATCTGTCGGAAACCTGACAGTGAACCTTATGGTGACAAAGTGTGAACCGCCTATTAAGTGCCTAATGTCCGTTTTGTCCGGGCATGGCAGGATATAGGAGAGTATGTCTGACTAAGTCGGGATTGGAGCCCATGTGCCGCTTTTGGCTGTTACGCTAGGATTTGCTCTGCTTGGGCGATTGCGGCGTCTTCGGCCGCTATGGCCTTTTTCCTCCGGTTTGTCAGTGCTGCCCGCTTTGACCGCTCTGACCGGATTGCCTTCTTTTCCGCTTCCGTCAGATCTGCCCACTTCTTCGGCTTTTGGGCGGTTGTGTCCGTTTTTGGTTCTACCACGGCCTTTGCCTTGGATCGCGGCTTTTGTAGCACTGTGCCCAGAATGGCCTCAAGTGAGGCGAAAAGGGCAAATACGGGCCATATGGCCCATATTACAGCGATCAGGGTGTATTTGTCCACTGAGTTCCAGTTTGCCCACCCTGACATGAGAAGTCCGGTTCCGCACCCTATGTACGCTACGAGGTTTTTGCGGAGTTTAACCCAAGATCGCCCTAATGTCCTGGCTGTCCGGATTTCGATCGCTGCGACCACTAACAACCCATCTACGGAGATTGGGAGGATATAGGGCGATATGCCCATTGGGTCAGATTCTGCGGTCTTTACGGTGATTTGGTCGTACATGTGCCAGAATGACTTGTATGCCGCGACTGCGGCAACTATGGCGAATGCGACTACTTTCAACCATTTCATGGTTTTTGTCCTCTGTGTCCGTTTTTACGGCACATGGACCCTAAACCCGACTTAGTCCTGTTCTATCCGGATTTATGATGCTACGTCTGGAATGTCCGTTATTTACCGGTTACGGGGTATCCATGCGTGATGGACGTAATCGCAGTCATAAGGTGGTTCATCTTCCCTTATGCTGTGACATACCGGGAAATGCTCCGACTTGTCCTGCATGTCCGAGATTGTCGCGTTTTGGATGGAAACGACCGCCATCAACACGATTTTCAGGATTGCTGCTGCTATGCCCATCTTTGTCTCCTATGTCCGTTTCTGTCCAGACATAGCACCATAGATCCGGATAGAACCTAATGTGCGAGGACATGCTCTCTTATATCCACCTATATCCGGTTTTTTCTAGATTTCAGTCAGTTCGTCCGCGTTGACCTCTTTGGTCTCTTCGCCCAGATCGTCGCCTTCGTCGTTTACGCGAAGAATGAGAGCTATGGTCGTAAAGACCGGAATGAGCGTATCGTCGCCTTGCTCCTGGTATGTGGTGGTTCGGAGCACTACGTACGATTCGCCCTGGTACGTGAAGAATGTCCCGATCAGAGGGATCTGCACCGTCTTGTCCGGGTTTACTCTGATTTCTAGCATTTTGTGCTCCTATGTCCGTTTTTCCCTACCCTGTCCGGACATAGGTGGATATAGGAGAGCATGTCCAGATCTATCCGGATTTAGGAGGCTATGTCCGCTTGTGTCAGCTTATGCCCAGAGTGTCCTTTAACACCCACTCTGTCCAGTTTTGTCCGTTAGGTACTATCCATCGTACTTTGACTCCGTATTTGCCGACATAGGTGATTCTTCCCTCGAAAGGGTGGTTTTTCGGGCTATATACGATATCGCCGACATGGGCGAAAATGACGGGTTTTCCGTCACTTATCCCGATTTGAGGCACTTTGTCCTCCTATGTCCATTTTTGTCTGGACATAGCCCCTTAGATCCGGATAGATCCTGCATTTCCTCTATTGTCTTGTCAAAGTACGATTTGGTAGGATTTCCCCGGCTTTTCGGATACTTCCGAAAGTTCCGTTTCCCACCTTATGTCCCTTTTCCCCCGCTATCACCACTATAGCACAGTCCCAAATGTTGGTTATATGCGTAAATGTCCGGATTTACTAGTATATATGGGCTCAAAAATCTGGGCTAAAATACGCATAAAAATGGTGACAAAATAGGACATTTCAGAACAAGTTATGATATTTTGGACACTTTTTTGATCCACATGGCGCCATCTGTAGACCCGATATGTCCGAAATGTCCCGATATTTCACCCACTATGCTAGTAATTCACCCCTTATGCTTATAAATCGCCAAATGCGACATATCGTATATGTCGTATTTACCCGATTGAATGGATAAATCGCCAATTTACGATAATTCAGGCATTTCGATATCCTGATATAATAGTATAAATGGGACAAACCACATAAAAGGGTATGAAATGGTATTAATGTTATTAAATGTGAACAAAATAACTATATTATAACAAAACGGTATAAAAAGGACATTCCGGCAGGGTCCTCCTTGTTTTTGGTGAGTTATTGAATTATAATATTTTGACGGTTTGAATTATCGTGTTAGCTAATTCAAATAATATCTGCGATATCGAGGTATAGCCTAGATATAATAAAGCGTCAATATTTTATTATGTAATTCGTCAATTTTTTGACAACGGACCATAGCACATGCTAGACAAAGCTGTCAATGACGCTTACACTTGCTCTCAATGAGGAGGCAAACATGGCCGCAGGAGATAGCTTCGAAGGTTTTGAGGGATTTATCTCAGATACCTGGAATGCCGATGAGGCGCTATCCAAGCTCCACATGGAATATGCGCTAGAAGGAATTGGCAAAAACTTTGACGTCGCCAAACGACTACTCGAAGAAAACCTACCGCTAGCAGTCATGGCCATGTGTCACTTAGCTACTCGCTCTAAAATTGAAGGAATTCGACTCAACGCTAGTAAATACGTCATTGACCGGACCATGGGTCCGGCTGAGAAAGTAGAAGCCCGCGATCACCGTAGTGCTTGGGAAGAAATCTATGACCAAGTGCTAACCGAAGCAACGAACGAGTTACGCGCAAATAGCGAGTAAGGGAGTGTACCATGAGTGGAGTGAGTAAGGAAGTAAGCTACCAAGAAATGCTAGCCGAACAACTACAGTGGCACGAACCTAAAAAGTACAAAACGAGTGTTGTTGTGTACAGTAGCGGTCAAGGTACCAGCATAATTACTCATGGTGAGGCAAAGGTTGAACGAGAAAAAGACGGCTTACGTATAACAGTAATCGAAAACGGCATACAAGTCAAAGTATTTTTCTGGAACGCTGGCAGTTGGGACAGCTATCAGGTTATTCGAGTGGAGGCATAATGGCCGTCAAGCGCGCGCTACGTGGCGACAACGTTATTTACCGCCGGTCAAATGGTGAAACTATGGCTGTCATCGTTTCTGGTGGTCAAGGTGATGCTCCCGCCGCACCAACCTGTGTCATCACTGGTACTGGTGGCACCCTAGCCGCCGCGACCTACAACTACAAAATTACCTATGTTAAAGATGGCGTCGAATCGGCCATGAGCGCTGCGTCTGCTAACCAGGTAACATCAGGCTCCACGTCAATGATTGACGTGAACTGGACTACCGTGACCGGAGCCACGTCATATAAGGTATATGGCCGGACCGGCGGCAGCTTTTTGTTGATGGGCACCGTTACGGCGCCAACGACAACATTTAACGATACTGGTTCGGTTACTCCGTCTGGTGCCGGACCAAGCACCGACTTCAATATAACCTTCCGGTCTCCATATGCTGGCCACCCCCAGACAACTGGTGCATTACCAGGGTTGACCGCCGGCACGTATCAGAAGATTTAGGGAAAAACCCTTGCTGCAGTGGGGTTTGACGCCGGAGGCGGTGGGGCATGGCCGTTTATGCAAAGGAACTGAACCGAGCCCGAGTATTGTATGAAAATCACACGCTACTAGCTAGCACGTCCGAGAATAGTGGATTTATTCGCCTGCCAGCGAAGACAGTGACGATTACTAAAAACCACACCACCGCTACCTATGCTATTACTATTGACTGGTCGATGGATGGTACGAATACCGCGTTTACCACCACTCCAACCATGGTTAATTTTGTACCTCAGACATTTACCGCATTGACCCCGTACGCCAAATTTACCATTACTGCATCGGCTGGCACGTTTACTGTGCACCAAACAACGATTATGACGTAATTGGTGGTGATAGTTATGGGGGAAGGGTGATAGTCATGAATGGAGATTGATGTGAACGATTGGCTACGATAATGCAGGAATGTCGTCATAGTGCAGGCACGCGAACAGTGTTTAGTGTCGACGTCGATGGTGTGTATTCGGTAACGATTATTGACCCATGTCCAGACCCTAATTGTGCAGATTTTTCAACTTTAAGGCAGGCCCAGCGGGATTCAATTCGAGACTTAGCGACACAAATGACTGCTCGCCACCCAGCACCGGATAGGATTCGTGTGCGAGAGGAGTAGCTCATGTTTGCTATTGCGGCACTCATTGTGTTTATTCTGGCTTTACTTATTGACAATCCGGCCATTAATTTACTATACCTGGGTCTAGCCCTACTGTCGGCGCACTTTGTGTTTGGTGGGTTTATTCCAGCCATGCCGTGGACTCGACCACCAAACTGATGAACTATCTGCCCGTCGTACTGGAGTTAAATAATAGGAAGGGCGGGTGTTGCCGTGTCGTTAGCTATTTCCAAGGAAAAGTACTTTGACCTTATTGGCTATGTGCCACATGAAAAGCAGCGACTGTTTCATGACAGTACCGCCAGATTTAAGATTCCCGTCTGTGGGCGTCGGTTCGGGAAACTCTTAGAAGTAAATACGCCAATTCCCACGCCTGACGGCATGGTGCCCATGGGAGTACTTGAGCATGGTGATATTGTCTTTGACGAACACGGGCATCCATGTACCGTTATAGGTACGAGCAATATACAGGCTCGCACTGATGCCTTTCTGGTAACTTTTGATGACGGGTCTACCTTAGTTGCTCATGGTGAGCATGAATGGTTAACGTACGATAAAGCAGCGCGGAAGGCGCTAACCGATTCTCGTCGTATGACCAAACCCGCGGTCCGTACCACTAATAAAATTGCCTCAACATTGTATACAAAATCAAAGAAGCCAGAGGTAAATCATGCGATCACATTGGCTGGTCCAGTACAATACGCGAAAAAGGACCTTCCAATTGACCCATACGTATTGGGTGTATGGTTAGGCGATGGTAGTAGCAGCGATGGTATCGTTACTATACCGGACTCTGATTCATGGATAATTGACAAAATAAGCGCGCGTGGGTGGGAGGTAACGCGACATGAGCACAAGGATCGATGTACGTCATGGAGAATCCATGGGCTACGAGTTTTATTAAGGGAGCAACTATTACTAGGTACTAAGCATGTACCAACAACGTACTTGTACGGCTCTGTGGAACAGCGAATGGACCTTCTACATGGACTCATGGACAGTGATGGTTCAGTGGCTAATAATCATGTGGACTTTGATAGTACAAACAAAAATCTCGTGGATGCAGTAGACTCACTTATCTGCTCACTTGGCGGACGAGTGGTGCGGTCACAGAGAGTGGGTAAGCTCTATGGTGTACCGAAGAAGCTGTGTTATCGAATCCACACAGGTAATATCATAGACGTATTCAGCTTACCAAGGAAGTTAGCTGCACAGCGTGCGCTACCGAGACGCAAGCATTACTTTAGATTTATTACATCCATCACGCCCATAACGAGACCAGTTTGGATGAAATGTATTGCAGTCGATAGTAAATCTCATCTATACCTAGCTGGCGGCTCCTATATTGCTACCCACAATACATTCATGGGAGCACGCGAAGTCGAACCAATACTCATGATTCCTAATAAACACGTTTGGATAGTGGGGCCTTGTGTAGATGAAGAAACTGAAATTCTCACTGCGCGTGGCTGGTTAAGGTATGATGAGGTTGTCGTTGGTGACAAGACGCTTTCGATTAACCCAATAACTGGTTTGAGTGAGTGGGATACCGTTGAGAAGGTATTACTAAACCCAGGGACGCATGATGTTATTAGGATGGAAGGACATTCTTTTTCTGCTCTTACCACTCCTGATCATCGTTGGTTAACTCAGCGAAGGCCAGGTATAGGCTATAAAAAGGATGGATCTAAACTTCCATCGGTGCTGAAACCAATTGAGCACTTATTACCAGAAACTGATAATGGTTGGACCTGGCGGACAACAGCAACATTAACTGCCGACGATCGCATTCCGAAGGCTGCGGTATGTGCAACTGTACCCACCGAGCCAAAGTATACAGATGCTTTCGTGGAACTAGTCGCGTGGCTGTGGGCTGAAGGATCGAGGAATGGCAGTAGAGGTGATGGGTTAACCATTCATCAATCTCATGTGGCAAATCCTGATAATGTAGCGCGAATACGACGTGCACTTACTGAACTCTGTCCCAACCCACACCTGGGTGATAGTTATCATGCGTTTGAATATTGGTCTGACCGCATTTATGCAACAAGTCCGAATATGACACGATTTAATATAGGAAAAGTTTTGGGAAGAGAATTCAAGAAGGTATTCCTAGACCACAAGATAGTTGATCCACAGTTCATTATGGATCTCACATTTTCACAATTAAAATTGTTTGTTGATATATCTATGCTAGGGGATGGAACAGTCGGAAAACAGTATAAAGACGGCTATGAATCATGTCAAAAAGTCATATATCAGGAGAGTAAGGAGCAGCTATTTGCCGTTCAATTGGCCTGCTCACTCATTGGTATAGCTACTAGTATAAGACCACGAACAAAGGATGGCAACAACGGTTGGGTTTTGGGATTACTGACGAGTCGATTTATTAATCCACAGCGGGCGCAATATGTTGCTGGTCCCCGAGGCATCAAGATAGGGGGTGAGCAATATATAGGTACAGTATGGTGTGTTACTACCAAAAATGGTAACTGGTTGGCAAAGCGAAACAGCTCTGTCTATTACACCGGAAATACCTATGATTGACCTTGGTGAGAAGGAATTCAGAGTTATTTGGCAGGATATGATAGTTGGTCTGCGGTTAGGGCAAGAAAAGAAAGTAAAGAAAAGTTACAACAAACGTGTTGGTGACATGTTCATCCAGTTTCCATGGAATACTATTATTGAGGTGCGTAGCGCTGATCGCCCGGACAATCTGGTTGGGGAAAAACTTGACTATGTGATAATGTCCGAGGCAGCGAAGCACAATCGTGAAACGTGGAGTCGATACATTCAGCCGGCCTTAGCAGACAAGCGTGGTCAGGCGACGTTTTCTTCTACACCAGAGGGACAAAACTGGTTACACGATTTATGGCAATACGGGCGAAACCCAGCATTTAGTGACTTTGAGTCGTGGCGATTTCCATCCTGGGAGAATCCGGTCGTTTATCCAGGTGGTCGTAATGATCCTGAGATTATCCTTCTAGAGCGTACACTCCCCTTTGAGTGGTTTCAACAGGAAATTGCTGCTGACTTTACCTCGTTTATGGGAAAGATTTTCAGCGAGTGGGATGAACAGACTCACGTCAAACAGATTACCTATAACCCGGCATGGAAGAACTTCATTTGTTTTGACTGGGGCTATGTTAATCCCATGGCCGCCGTGGAGTTTCAGGTTGACCCGATGGATCGAGTGCATGTCTGGCGAGAACACTATAAAGCCGGGGTGCGCCTCGATGACTTTCTCGGTGAACTGCGCACGCGTGACCAACCAGAGGGTTATCGAATAGACCTGTGTTTTGGCGATGCTGCTGATCCAGAAGCGGTAGCAACTGTATCGCAGAAATTTTCACCATGTGTGGCTAGACCAGAGAGTAAAGCCAACTGGCGTGAGGGCATTGATTTGGTGAAGACATTTTTGCGCACTCAGCAAGTGGGTGAGGTCGACGAGTATGGTACTCCGCTGGAGGAACCGTGGTTATATGTTGACCACTCATGTCGCGCGCTTATTCACGAAATGAATAACTATCGAGCCCATTCGCCGTCTGGTCGCACACCGCGTAACCCACGGGAAGACGCGATTAAATATGAAGATCATGCCATTGACGCGTTACGGTATGGGTTAATGCATATTTTCAAGCTAGGCTGCACTATGAGCTTGGCCGACATTTACACCCCGGGTGAGCTAGGTACTTCATTGACTGACAAGGGTTACTTTACCACGAATGTGCACTTCTGATGGACATAGTAACAGATTGTCGGCATGAGGATGGTATTACGGTTGGATTAATTGATGCAATTATCAGTATTGCGCGAATATTGGCACACCGAGAATTAACTAGCATGATAGTTATCGAGGCATTATCAGACTTGCGGCAAGATGAGGATGTGTGTTCAATTGTGGGAATATCGCGCATACCAACTTAGAGTCATTGATGGCGACACCATGACAGTTTTATTGGACCAAGGATTTCACAGTCGACGGGAAGAAGAACTGCGCCTAGTTGGTGTGTACGCGCCAGAGCTACGAGAACTTGGTGGTAAAGAATGTAAAGAATTTGTGAGTGGCTGGTTGAAGACCTATTGTCAGAATGTTGATTGGCCATTGCTGGTAACTACATTGAAAAATACCAATCCAGAACCGGAAGAAAAACGTTCATTTACTCGATATTTGGCCAATGTTCGGACAATAGACCAAAATAGGAACTTAAACGAGGATATTATTGCGTTTTTATCTACGCATCCGGAATGGGGCCCGGGACAATGATAAGTATACCTATCGACATGCGACGATGCTCCTTGTGCAATAATCCTCGAAAACTACGACTGATTGTCGACAAAGGCAGAATCGAGTGGATGATTCTTATATGTCGGGAGTGTGATGGTAATGCCGCTTTCATCGGGAAAGACGCCCAAGGTCGTGTCACAAAACATCCGGATGCTTAAAAAGGAAGGATATCCACAGGAGCAGGCGGTAGCCATTGCGCTAACCAAGGCGGGTAAATCAAGAAAGAAAAAGAAGACATGAATACCGTGGAGTTAGAGAAGGCTCTACAAGAGTTTTTCGTAGCTCGTGGTATTGAAGGAATTATCTGCGATTGGGTGGTTCTCGTCGATTACATTCCAGCTGATGACATAGACAGTTCTGGGTTTGCTTGCTATTACCGCGATGGTGATCTCAGGTGGAAAAATGCCTACGGACTGCTAAAACTATGGGAGATGAAGTTAAGTCAAGAATACCAATTCAGGGATGGCGGCAACTCGTCATGAGGGGGAGTCAGTGACCATCGAGGATGATGCCATCCGCGCCATCGAAGATGTGCAGACTGAGCGTACCCGCAATTTGCGCGAAGTACTCCTCGATGACAAATACGAACTCGTTGGGGCCAATCACGATCCTGCCAACGGTTCATATATCATTATGGCCGAGCGCGACCCCAAGATGTCTACGGCAACGGCATTTAAAGAGATGGGCTATACCAGTTTGTCTCCGTGGACTGCCTGGACTAGAGAAGAACAAATTCCGGAACTGCGGGATAAGCAAGGTATTCGCACCTACTACGAAATGAAACGGGCCGATGGTACGGTTCGCGGGGCCTTGCGTTATGTCAAAACGCCAGTGATGGCGGCGCGCTGGTTTATGGAGCCAGCCTCTGACTCGGTCTTAGACCACAATATTGCCACTTTTGTGGAAGACAATCTTTTCAATAATCTAAACGTGCCTTGGAGTCGGATCGTCGAAGACGCCCTGCTCATGTGTGAGTATGGTTATCTTCCAATGGAAAAGGTTTATGGGCAGGATAGCGATGGGCGTATTGTTATAAAGAAGCTTGCCCCACGTCACCCATTGGACATTCGTGAGTGGATTTACGATGCAAATGGTGGACCAGAAACTCTGATTATGGAGCCTACTGAAGCAACCGGTTGGATTCAACTAGAAATTCCCATTGCCAAACTCGTAGTGTTCGTGCTTGAACAAGAAGCGGGTGACTTACGAGGTATTTCACTGCTCCGATCGGCCTACAAGCACTACTTTTATAAAGACTGCAAGTCCGAAGATACAGAAATATTAACCCAGCGTGGGTGGCTATTTCACAACCAGCTAATTCAAGGAGATATGGTATTAACAATCAATCCAGAGACTGGTATGTCTGAGTGGAATGAAGTTCAATATATTAGACGTTATCCTGGTACACACGATGTAATACACATGGAATCTCAACAAATCTCTTCAATTTCCACGCCAGATCATCGTTGGCTAACAAAAGATACAACCTGGAAGGCTCCATACACGTTTGTCACAACAGAAAATTTGCGTCAGCGTCATATTATTCCACGTGCCGCGGTCAATGCTGATATACCAACTGAACCAAAATATACTGATGATTTGGTAGAACTAATAGGATGGTTTATAACAGAAGGTGGTTGGCAAGGATATGGTTCTGCAATTGCACAAAACTATGACCAACCATTCTTTGACAGAATTAGGACATGTTTGACTGGTGTATTTGGTCCTGCATATGCGCCGGATCGGACAAATGTTGGTCACGGCAGGTTGCCAGCAGGATGGTACGAACATACTAAAAAACATGATCCAAACGGATGCCAGTTTCGTTTAAATGCAAATGCAACAAAATTATTGAGTAATTTTGTAAAAGGAAAGAATAAAGTAGTTACTACAAATTTTATCTTATCCTTGACTAAGGCTCAACTAGAACTATTTGTTACTACCTGTTTGAGAGGCGATGGATGTACAAATAGTGAGATACGACAGAATGATAAGCCAAGACTTGAACCGATTGCATTAGCTTGCATGTTACTCGGTTGGGGAGTAAATTATAAATCTTGGAACCATCAAGATCCAGATTATCAACATGCGATAGTTCATCAATTGCTTATTTCTCGCGAACGTGTCGGTGCTAAACCACTACAGTCAGCATCGCGATATGGATCAAAGATAGAACGCACTACTTACACTGGAATAGTCTGGTGTCCAAAAACGAAGAACGGAACGTGGCTAGCTCGTAGAAACGGTAAGGTATATTTTACTGGAAACACATTTTACAAGATAGATTCAATTCAAAAGGAACGACACGGTATTGGTGTACCGATCATTAAGCTGCCCATGGGTTTCAGCAAGGCCGACCGGGCGATTGCTGAAGATTTAGGGCGAAATTTGCGTACCAACGAACGTGCCCATATCGTGGCCCCGGAGAGTTGGACTATTGAATTCGCCAAACTTGAAGGTCAGCCGGTAGACTGTTTGACGTCTATTGCTCACCATGACATGAAGATTTATGAAAACATCCTCGCCCCGTTTGCCAATGATCCGAATGCTAAAGAAGATTCAATGAGCATGTTCTTCAAGTCTACTCGATATATTGCCAACACTGTGGCTGATACCTTCAACAAATATGTGATAAAGCAGTTGGTAGATTTTAACTTTGCCCGAGGCAAATATCCGAAGTTGCGGGCTCGGCGGATAGGTGAATGGGAAGACCTGCGGACTATGTCGTTTGCCTACCGTAACTTTGTTGGCGCTAACTCGATTATTCCGGATGAGCGGCTAGAAGATTTCCTCCGTCGTGAAATGGACCTGCCACCCGCCGAGCATGAAACTCGCCGCTTCACCACGGCGAGCCCGCAGGCGGCTCAGCCCATGACATCTGATGAAGGTGCGCGCACGGCTACCGGTTCTGATGTAGCGCCACCAAAACCGGCCCGGGTCGGCCCGCCCCGGCAGTCTAATCCTGCCGTACCATCGGTGGGCAATCAAACTACCGGTGTGGACAAATCAGGAACGAGTGGGACACGATGATAAGCGATTTTACTGAGGAGCGTAATCTCTCGGTGGCGCGTGGTGGGTTTACTAGTTTGGACGAAGCCCTGGCGTGGTGTGTGCAGACCTATGACCGAGATTTTGCGGGCAAAGAGTGGGCTAGCATAGAGATCCGCCCGGTATTTACATTATCTGATAATCCAGAGGGTGGATATCACCGGTGGGAAGCCTGCGTGCACGGACAGATTTCGTCAATATCAGTAGGAGCTAGACCTGAATGACTGATCAACACAAAGAGATATTAGTGTCAGTTTCGGTTAATTGTGGTAAAGATGATGCTATGGCGGTTAAGACGGTTGAAGTGTTGTCCAGAGCGATTATCGGCTTAGCCCTTGAAGAATTAACCGTGACGTTGTCTATTATTAGAATGGATGAAGACTCCGAATGAAACCAACAGTAGGTAGGATTGTTCACTATGTCAGCTACGGCACGCCAGGGGGTGAGTACACCTCAGAGTGTCGGGCTGCCATTATTACTTCCGTATCAGAAAGCTTGGTTGTACCTGCACATGGGGTGCCATATGTGGATCTTTGTGTGCTTAACCCCACTGGTATATTCTTCAATCACGATGTCTACTATAACGAAACGAATAGCGGCGGTACCTGGCACTGGCCAGAGCTGGTAGTGGAATAGGAAAGGGGTGGATAGCCATGCGACCTGATCCACCGATGTCGATCCGTCAGCGACGACTAGAAAGTGCTAAACCATCTATTACCACAAAGCGTCAAGAAACTGCCACTATGCTATCTGATCGAACGACCAGGGGTTTTAAACGTAATGCCACAAGAATTGCAAAGAAACAAGGCATACCCTATGATAGGGCTGCCGCCATTCTAGCCGCATCCACCCGACGGGCCGGTCCTGCGGCCCGTCGTAAAAATCCCCGGTTAAAAAGGGTTCGTGGAGCCGAAGGATAGGGGAAATAGGAAGAGGTCGGATTACTTATGACAGTAAAAGCTTCGTATCTCGTTGATATTGGTGGTCTGACCTTTTCCGAAGATCAGCCAACTTCAACGTGGGTACATGCACTCACACATGGCGCGTTTAAGCATCCACTCTTTGGCACAATTGACATCACCAGTGATCGAGTAAAAGGCTTTGTCGAGAGTGTCAAAAATAAGGTCCGTGGCATTGACCCAAGCATAAACTATATGCACGAGGGCGATGGTGAAGCGGCTGGTTGGGTCAAGGACGCACAAGCGCGCTCCGATGGCCTGTGGGTGTTGGTCGAGTGGACCACTGATGCAGTTCGCAAAATTAAGGACAAGGCGTTTCGTTACTTTTCAACTGAATTTTTTGACGAGTGGGAAGATTCAGCTGGAACTAAGCACAAAGATGTATTCTTTGGTGGCGCGTTGACCAACCGTCCCTTCATGAAGAATCTTGTGCCAATTAACTTATCCGAATTAACTACCGTTAATGCCTTCGAGCTGGTCGCGGCTGTTACCGGTAAGGACATCGATTCCCTGAAGGGAGGTTCCAACATGCCATTGTCCGATGACGATCTGAAGAAAATTGTTGACGGAGTTGCTACCAAGCTTTCTGAAACAAAGACACAAACACCGCCTAATCCTCAGCCAATGAACCTTGAAGATATTCCTGAACTAAAGGCGCTCGCTGAAGAAAACCCAATGGTCCGTACGTTGCTGGCCCACGTGCAGACGCAAAATCTTGACTTGGAGCAGACTCAGCGTCGACTCAAGGAAGAGGAAATTGAGCGTCGCCTGGCGGAGTTTGACCGAACTAAAATTGTTCTTACTCCGGTTGCTCGGGAGCGAGTCTTTGCACTACTCAAGAAGATGCCCACTGAACTTTCCGAGGACTTTTGGGCGTTGCTCAATGACATGAAGAAGTCTTCGTCGTTCCTGGTTGAACTTGGTGAGCGAGCTGGTGCCACCGTTAATTATGGTAATCCAAAGAGTGCGCTTCAGCAGTTCAGTGAGGCAGTTTCCCTTTACCAGAAGGCAAACAATGCCAACTATGCCGATGCTGTCGAGGCAGTCACGCGGGATAACCCGGCACTGTACAACAACTACCGCCGGGAGTTGGTGAACACGAATGGCTAATTTTATTGGGTTAGACAAGGGCTATCCAGTACTACCAACGTATAACTCATCGGCAGCAGCGGGTGTTTTAGCTTTTCGGTGTGTAAAGTATTCTGTTAGCTCCAGTATCGGATACATTGACATTCAAGCTGTTAACACAGCTGGAAACCTGGTTCTTGGTATTGTCCAGGAAAACATCGATGCAACCAAGGTAGCCACAGGCAAAGCTATTGCCAACGTGCGTATTGGTGGTATTAGTAAAGTACTTGTTACCACTGGTACCAGCATTGTTTTGGGTTCTCGGGTGATGGCGAGTACTGGTGGCGGTGTGATTCTGGCTACTGGTGCAACTGCACAACTAACTGGTTTTGTGGTGGGCATGTCAGTTCCTGGTGGTACTGTTGCAGCCAACGACCTTATTGACGTATATCTGACTCCTGCTGTCCAGTTCGGCGCCTAATTCTGAGGGAGGTGAATATAACCCATGGCAGTTTACAATCCGACCGGTTCTGGTAACGTTCATATCGATCAGGTTCTCACACAAATCAGCGTGGCGTGGCCGAACAATGGACTCGTTGGCGAACGGCTTTTTCCTAGCGTTCGAGTAATGAAGCAGTCGGACAAGTATTACATTTTTGGCCGGGAAGGCTGGTTGCCCGAAATTGATGACCGGGCACCTGGTTCAGTGGCAAACGAGGTTACTGGTCTGTCTGTCTCGACGGATACCTACTACGCTCGGGAGCACTCACTTCAGATTGCGGTTACCGATGAGGAGCGGGAGAATGTTGATTCCCCACTTGCACCGGATCGCGATGCTACTGAGATGGTTACTTCGAAAATCATGCTTGGTCGAGAGGTAGCTATTAAGAACCTGGTTACCACCACAGGTAACTACGCTTCCGGTTTGAGTACTACACTTTCTGGTGGTGCGCAGTGGAACTCAGCTAACTATGCGACATCAGACCCGATTTCCGACCTGCGTACAGGTAAGTCGGCCGTACACGCTCGTATCTTCATGGAGCCAAATACTCTGGTTGTTCCTTATCAGGTAATGGCAGCATTGGAAGACCACCCAGACTTCCTGGAGCGGGTGAAGTACTCGGAGCGAGCAATCTTCTCTCCTGAGTTGCTTTCTGCGGTATTGGGCTTTAGCACGACTGTCGTGCCGGGTGTGGGTATTAACTCCGCCAACCTAGGCCAGAGCCCATCGCTTGGTTACCTGTGGGGTAAGGACGTCGTTATGGCGTGGGTACCACCTCGACCAGGTTTGAAGATTCCAGCCTTTGGCTACGAATTTACCTGGGGTACCCAGTATGTGGATCGGTGGCGAGAGGAACCACGTAAGTCTGATTTGATTCGAGCTGCCCGTCGCTATGACCTAAAGCTAGTTGCTCAGGGCGATGCTGGTAGCTCTGATGCTGGTAAGGCAATCGCCGGATACCTCATTAAAGCTGCAATTGCATAATAAGGAGGATATCGTTATGCCTAAAAAGATCTTTGCGGTTACTAATGTTAAGCTAAACTCGGACACGTTTTTTGCTGCTGGTGATGAAATTGATACTGAAAAATTCACACGGGAACAGTTGGTCCAGCTTCATGAAAGTGGCGCGGTTGAGGTTCGTGTTGTGGATGAAGAACCAACTGCGGAAGTTCCGGCTAAGGATGATATTATTGATGCAACTAAAGACGAGGACCTTAGTGCCGGAGACGCAACAGAAAAGCCAGTAGAGCCGGTGGAAGCATCAACTGAACCGCCGAAGGAATAAGGTTTACCATGGCACGAATTACCGCGAGCGAGGCGCAGGGATGGGGTGAACGTACTAAACTTGACCTGTCCACGCTGGATACTGATCTTTGTCAGCAAATCGAAGAAGAAGTTCTTGCTCGGATAGGCGGTGTTTACGATACATCCACTTGGATTGATGCAGCAACCACTCCGCGCCTCGTTCGGGTAATTATTGCCAAAACCTATGTAGCCTGGTTTTATGATCGCCAGTATAGTGAAGACCAAACGAGTGGTAACGATTATGCTGCTATGCTTCGAGCAAATGCTGAATTGCTCATTACTGGTATTCTTGATGGGACCATTGATATTCCAGGAATGGAAAGTGAGTCAGGAGCAGTAGCGGCATTTTATCCTAATGATCTGTCGTCAGCAGAGCAGCCAACAAGTGAAGACCTATCGCTAGGACCAGCTAAGTTCTCCATGGGTAAGCGATTTTAATTATGGCTATTATGGGTCGAGGGCGACGTTTTCCTAAGCCAACACCGTTTATTATTGCTGAGGCACTTACTTACGGTTTAGAGTTGCCAATGATCGAAATAAATCCGAACTATGCTTTTGAGCATGGAGTTGCGGTAACTGCACGGTCGATTGATAAGCTTAGCATGGAGTTCCTTACATTCAGGGAACCATTAGTTAGGTCATTAAATTTTGTTGTAGTTCCGTCGATTATTAAAAATTTTGCCGCACAAGGTCGTCCACCATGGAAAAAGCTCAGTAAGAAAACTATCTATAATAGGTTGATAGAAGGATATCCCCGTGGACCAATTTTGGATAAGAGTGGTCGATTAAAACGTGGTGCTACGAGAAAAAATATTTGGGATGTCCGCAACAGCGAGTTGAAGTTACGTGTTAGTTATTTCACGCAAAAGATACCATATGCACGATTTCATCAATTTGGTGCTCGTGAGCCAGGTACTCGTATGGCTCAACGGCTGGAAACCCATATTAGAAGATTTGACAGGCCGACACCTGGTCCGTTTGGTATTGGTGAATTACCTCCTGGTGTTCGCGCTGGTCCGGTAATTGATGTTAGTAGTGTTCAATCTGGTCGTGGTTTTGGTAAGCTTCCTCCTCGACCATTTATTCAATTAACATTGGAAGAAGAAGTAGAAATCTATAGTATATTCTTTACCTGGTTGTCAGAACGAGTGGATAAACATTGGGGTCGTGATAATATATGACTCATACTGATCGTGATGAAGCGATTGCTCAGGCTATCTATGATATTATTAGTAATAATCTGGTCGATCTGGAATTGGAAATGGTATTATATGGGAATCATACCTTAATTCCTGCAAATGCCGTGGCAGTAGTGTCGCCACAGGGGAAAGTTCGGGCACTTGTTGGAGTGTCTCAACCGGGTGGACGTACGGAAAATAGGCTCATGGTTTCTATTCAACTACACTGGAGTAGAGTGGGAGATGAAGCAACAGAGCGGAAAAGGGTGGATGACCGAGCTTACGAATTAGAAAAGTTGATTCATAAGGATACAACGCTGAATGGTATAATAATTCATGGATTTATTTCTAGTGTAGAGCGAGGGGAAACAACGGTAAGCACTGGTGGTATGTTTCGCACTGTTATTATGACGTATGAGGGAAAAACCCATACTTATCTCTCGCCACCAGCAGCACCAGTTTAGGAGCGTTCATGCATTTCGAAATAGTTTCCGATCGTGAATGCCTGATTGATGGGATTGGGCTACTACCTGTGAACGCTCCGGTCGTACTGGACGATGACGATCTGAAGTTGTTTCAGGCTATGAACAATGTTTCCATCACTGAGGCAAAATTCCCACGTTTTGTAAGTATCGTTGCCGTGTTGGATGAGGGAGGTGAAAAGTAAACTATGGCTATTGGAATTGGCGCGGGTGGTATAGGTGGTCTTGCCTTTGAGCAGTTATCTCCGCCAGTACAATCAGCATTAGCCACCGCAGCCACTGGTGGCACCATTACCGCAGGCACTTACAAGTATGTGGTGACAGCAATTAATACTAATGGTGAAACCACCGCGAGCAACGAACAGACGATTGTTACTACCGGTTCCACGTCTACGGTGACTGTTACCTGGGCTGCCGTTGTTGGTGCAACTGGATATAAACTGTATAAGACTGCCGCAGGTGGCGCAACTGGCACCGAACTACTGTATAAGACAGTGGGTGCAGTCACGTCTGATATTGATACCTCACCTGGCTCACCGGCAGGCGCTTTTCCTGCGCAGAACACCGCTGCTAACTCAGGTACCTATTATGCACCAACCAAATTCTTTCCCTTTAACTCTGAGTCATTGGTGGTTCAGCAAGACACCATTTGGCGTCGACCAATTCGACAGAATGCCGATGTTATCGGGGCAGTAGCGGGCAACTACCATGTCGAAGGCGACTTAGATATGGAGTCACTGGAAGACGTTATTGCCTACTTCCTCTACGCCTCCCGCACATCTATTGCTAAAACCGGTACATCACCAAACTTTACCTACACGTTTACTCCTACCTCGGCAGCCGTGCCAGTACGAACCCTGTCGTTGACTTTTGTGCGTAACGGTTTGGTATTTGGCTATACTGGCTGTGTGACGTCAAGCTTCACTTTTGGTATCGCGGATGGAATTTTAACATTTAACACCAGTATGATGGGCCGAGACGAGGCAGTGCAGTCGCTACCCACGCCAACGTGGCCAACCACTACTCCATTCGGCGCTGGCATGTTCAAAATTGAAATCCCCACCGGCACACAGGTTTTTGATACTGATACCTTCGAGTTTGCCGTAGAAGACAACGCAGAGGCACAGTTCCGCCTCAAGGATACTGGTCGTGGCGCGCAGTTTATGAAGTTTGGTGAGCGTAATTCGACAATGAATATGGAACGTGATTTCGAGGCTCGGACTGATTATGATTTGTTTAAGTCGGTTACCTCGCAGAGTGTTACTTTGACGGCTACTAAGGGTGTAAACAATAATATTGTTATTCTTGCTCCAGTGGCGATCAAAGATACCTTTGAGGTTGGTTTGTCTGGTCAGGGCGATATTGTTCGGGCTAGTATTGCCTATCAGAACGTTATTGACAGCACTGGTAAGTCATGGCAAATTACATTGAAGACACAGGAAGACATACTATAGAAATAGTCGCTGGAGGATGATATGTGAACTACCTAGTATATGGACTATACTCCATAATACTGAGTTTAAAAAGTTTTATTGGCTATATTATCTTCAGAATATATTGGAGGGCACTGGTGCCTGTTGCGACTATTACGAGTGATACTGAGCGATTTGACCTAAAGACGCTACCTGAAGCGTATGTTGTGGTCCGACGGATGACCTACGGCGAATCGTTAAAGCGTACGGGTATGATGACTAAATTCTTGGTTGGTGGTAATCCTACCAATCGAGACTTCTCCGGTGAAGTAGAAATGAACCAGGAAGAGGTTACACTCTGGGACTTCGCCAATTGTGTTGTTGAACACAATTTGACTGATGAAAATGGTAAACTACTCAATTTTAAGAATCAAGTTGATGTTCGGCGACTGGATATCAGAGTGGGTGAAGAGATTGGTCGCTATATCGATGAGGTAAACAACTTTGAGGAGAAACCAGAAATAAAAAACTCTTAGAAGAGGTACGGAAGGCAATATTCGTACCTAATCGAGTAAGAGTATCCCGAGAAGCTGAGTTAATTTTTGAAATCGTCGGTATATGTTTGGAGTTGCATACTTTACCACGTGCTGGCGGATTATTGGACCAAGATTCTTTATTTGTCTACTTTCTAAACTACATTCTGGTATGGCGGACGCAACGAGCGGAGTTGGATAGTAAGAAAACTCACTGAGGAGCAATTGTGCCATTCAGTGCCACCCGAGACATGTGGCTGGTCTTAAAAGCGCGTGATGAAGCTAATCGCGCGCTTCGATCATTCACACGCAATGTTCGGGGTGCAGGTGACGCAGTGGCGATGGCGCATAATCAGGCGGCGCGGGCAAGCGTTGCTTCGGCATTGGCTGAGGCACGACTCAATCAGTCCATGATGGGTACTTCTATTCAGCGCGCCCGACTGCTCGGCGCCTCGGAAGATTCCATTCGCGCCATGCGGCTAGAAATGCTGGCTAACCGAGACCATATTAATAGTCTACGAGGTCAACAGGTAGCGCTGGAACGTGCGGCTCAGCAGTTGCAACTCAATGCCAATGCGGCCGATCTGCACGCTCGACGATTACAATATTTATCCCACTCGATGACTACGGTCAGCCAAGTTGCCACATCTATGGGCTTTGTCTTCACGGGCGTTGGTGTTATTACTGTCGCTGCCATGAATAATATGGTGAAGACAGCAGTAGAATATCAACGTCAAGTTGCCCTCACGAGTACCCAGGTGGATGGTTTTAAGGCAACTCTGGAGGAGCTGAGTCAAATTGGACTAAAAGTGGCACGTAACATCGCCGTGCCATTCGAGCAAATTCAACCAGCGCTATTTGATATTTTTTCGTCCACTAAGGCGAACCTTGCGGAATCTGAGTTACTTCTTATTGGATTTGCCAAGGCTGCGGTAGCTGGCCAAACTACTATTGAAGCGGCTGGGCGCGGCACCATTGCCATTATGAACGCGCTTAATATACCATTAAAGGATGTTAATAAAGTATTAGATATACAATTCCAGTTGGTTCGTAAGGGTGTCGGTACCTATGAGGAGTTCGCCCGAGTCTTTGGTCGAATTACTCCATCGGCCAACCGAGCCGGCCAAAGCTTTGAAACTGTTGCGGGCATGTTGGCTTTCCTTACCCGTAATGGTTTGACTGCGGCGATGGCGGCAGCATCAGGGGCGCGGGCCTTGGATGCGATGTCCAATCCCAAGACTGTAGAACGGTTGGGGGAGCTTGGTGTTCAGGTTAGAGATATCAAGGGAAACTTCCGACCGCTTGTTGATGTTTTAAGTGAGTTGCGTGTTAAGCTCAACCAGATGCCACCAGCCGATCGGGTTAAGACATTAGTAGAAATACTAAAGGGTGCCGGTGGAACTATTCAAGCTAGACGGTTCATTGAACAGGTTCTGCTGAAACCAGGTGAGTTGGAGGAGTTCAAGGGATTCCTTACCGACATGGCCGGGGCTAGTGGTCAGTTCGAAGCAGCTTATAAAAAGATGGCCAATACCGCTGCATCTTCCAGTCAACTGCTGTCCAATCGGTGGAAAGCAGTTAAGGAAATGGCCGGTGAGGCACTCATTCCAACCTTCATAAAGGTAGTAAACGCCGTCGGCCAGGTTCTAGAGTGGTTCAATAAACTATCACCACAGCAGCAAAAGCTCTTGGCTGTGGGGGCAGCGATCGCGGCCGGTTTTACCGCATTGCTCGGAGTGGTGCTACTGCTGGTGGGTGGACTAGCGGCATTTATTGCAGTGGTGGCGACGGCTGGAACGTCGTTACTCATTGTTGGTGGCGTGCTCGCTGGGGTTATTGCTGCCTTTGCTGGGCTGGGTGCGGGCATAATCATCGCGTGGCAACGCAGTGCCAAATTCCGTGACATGCTCATTTCAGTTAAAGACGCGATAGTTACGCTATGGAAAGATGTTATTGTCCCATTCGTTCAGGATATAGTCAGTGAGTTTGAGAAGAATTTAGTTCCATCCCTCAGTAAGCTATGGAAGCTTATTAAGGATGAAGTGATTCCAGCCTTTGCTGATTGGGTGAAATTTATGTTCACCCAGGTTTTGCCTAAAGTAAAGGAAACTGCGCGAATTATTGCTGATTTGATCGGCAAGGGATTCGCTCTTATTGGTAGTGTGTTGAATAATGTTATTATTCCTGCCTGGCGACTATTCAATAATTGGATAAAAAGTAATCAGGATAACATTAGGGCGTTTATGCCAATTATTATCCAGTTAGCTAAGTGGTTTGCTATTATTGCGGCGGTTATTACTGGTGTCCTCGTGGTGGTCATGGTTGGACCACTAGTATTAGCCATTCTTGCTGTTGGTGCAGCCTTTACCGCAATGATAATAGTTATTAATACCGTTATTGGGTGGATTCGAAAGCTAATAAATTGGTTTAAGACGGAAATACCAAAAGCATTGCACGCAGTGGCTGATTTCTTCGTTAGTATCTGGAACTCTGTTGCCGAATTCTTTATTGGGGTATGGCAGAATATTATTGACTTTCTCAGTCAGGCTTGGGCTATTATAACTGGTATCATTTTAGGTGCTTTAGGTTTCCTCCGGGGCATATGGGAGACGTTCTGGAGTGTCTTTGGTGGTTTGATTAAGTCTGTTTGGGGTCTCATTGTAGCCATCATTCGGCTTGCCTTTACTATCATTTTGGCACTCGTCCTCGTTAGCTTGAAGATTCTCTATGATGCCTGGAGTGCAACGTGGCAAGCGGTAAAGCTAGTCGCTGTTGCGGTATGGACTGCCATTGCTAGCTTCTTTAAGACTATCTGGTCGGCTATCTCGGGATCATTCAAAGCCATCTGGACCGGCATCTCGGCCTTTATGGACTTCATTTGGGGCAAAATTGGTGGACGGGTTAAGGGGACTAGCTCAGGTATTCGAGACTTTCTTGCTGGTATCTGGAGATCTGTGAGTTCGGCAGTCAGTTCAGTGTGGAGTACCGTCTATACCACTATTAGCACTTGGATACAACGAATTTATGATAAAATCGCTGGAATCTTTGAAAAAATTGTCGGTTTCTTTGCTAATGCAGGTACGTGGCTCTTTGATGCCGGTGCACGGATCATTAGGGGACTTATTGACGGTATGACATCGATGGTGGATAAAGTTACTAACAAAATTGATAGTATCACAAAAAAGATTCGCGACCACTTGCCGTTCTCACCAGCTAAAACTGGACCGTTGTCTGGTCGAGGCAATCCGTACTACTCAGGTCAGTCAATTGTTAAGTTGATTGCGCAAGGTATGACGAGTCAATTAGGTACTTTGATTAAGGCTTCCAGTCGAGTGGCTTCGATGATGGGGACCGGTCCGGCTACTGCCCTGCCTGGGCTCATGGGTGGAAGCCAAGCTGGTGGGACTAACCAGAATTTTACTATTTATACTCAAGAAATAAATCCACGGCGTCATGCAGCTGAGCTTGGCTTCTTGTTAGGAGCGAGGCCATAATGACACTAGCGAATTATACTTTCCAGTTAACCAGTACCGGGGTCGTCCTGAATGCCGATACTATCTCTGTCCCGTTCATTGATATAGATCGCGTCTCTGGGCTCGACTCTGCGCCGTTTCGGGAAACTATTCGCGATCACGAGGGTGCCGATGGCGGATTTTTTGATGCAGAGTTTGAAAAGGGTCGTGAGATTATTCTAGAGGGTATTGCCTACTGTGATACGACCACAGTAGAAAGTTTTATGGACACCCTGAAGTATAACTTTGCTCCGGCTACTAGTGCACAAGCCTTCTACTTTAAAGGTCCTGGGGTAGCGGAGCGCATTCTGTTCGTCAAACCACGAGGGGTTCGGTATGACTGGGAACGACTGCGTCGCACGGGGATGACCGCCATTCAATTCTTAATGTTTGCCGAGGACCCACGAATATATTCTTCCGACTTGGTTACTGGTACGCTCCCATTTGGTAGTATTACTATTAATGGTATTGGCTTTAATCTAGGATTTAACTTGGATTTTGGTGGTGGCCAGGTACCAGCCTCGGCCACCCTGTCTGTGGGGGGTAACCGGCCTACTCCAGTAGTATTTACCATCAATGGCCCAATTACTGATCCTGTTATTACCAACGAAACTACTGATTCCATCTTGTCATTTAAGAATATTACTCTGACTACTGGTCAAGAGTTGGTGGTGGACACGGGGAATCGTACGGTACTTCTTGATGGTGTTAGTAACGTTCGCTCTAGTTTAATCGATCCAGATTGGTTCTTTTTAGTACCTGGGAATAATTTTATTGGTTTCGGTGCAGCTACTGGAACTAGTAGTACCTTGGACTATGCATTCCGGGATGCGTGGAGGTAGTAGTGACCGTTCTCAATCCTCCGGGATTCCTTCAGAATGCGGGGGCTACCCATACAGCCGAGCAGACGCGTGACTGGTTGAACCTTATGCTCAATGGTCAGTCGGCGAGTGCTCATATTGCTCGTGGTGGAGTAAATCCCTATCTTAGTAATAAACTTCAGGTTACCCAAACTGGCTCACCATCAATGGCGGTTATTGTTCGAGCTGGCTATGCTGCCATACCAGGAACAGAGGGTACCAAGCAGGGTACGTACTTCGTCGGCAACGATGCGGATGTCACGCTGACCGTTACTGCGGCTCATGCGACATTAGCCAGAATTGATATTGTCGTTTTTCGAGTTCGTGACACTGCCTATTCTGGGGCTAATAATGATAGTCTGCTTGAGGTAGTTGCCGGGACGCCAGCAGGTTCGCCTTCTCCACCGACCGCACCGGCTAACTCTATTACGTTGGCGCACATTGCCGTAGCAGCGGCAGTTACGTCTATTGTCAATGCTAATATTACCGACAAGCGGGTGTGGTTAACAGCATTAGGTGGGGTAGAGATTTGTACCTCCACTACCAGACCGTCCATTGTATTGAGTGGGACAGCGATTTGGGAAACGGATGTCGGTGGTGGCCGACTAGTCGGCTATGACGGTACTAACTGGCGTGCTTTGGCTTGGGGTACTCAGCCATATGTCTATGTTCGTCGTACGACAACCCAAAGTATTACCACAGGTACTACAACAGCCGTCAGTTGGACATCGGAAGTCTCTGACCGTTCTGGTTTGTTCTCCGCTACATCTGATACCTTTACCTGTCCCACTAATTATGATGGTGTATGGCACATCGATTCATTTGTTAAATTTGCCAATAACACCACTGGTGTTCGAGTAATGTCAATTTTGGTCAACGGTGCCGTGGTAACAGAAGATCGACGTGATCCCACCACCGCAGCCGGTACCCAGCCCACTGACTTGCATGCTACGGCAATGGTATTGTTGGCTGCCACTGATACCGTCCAGATTACGGTCTTCCAGGGATCTGGGGGTAACTTGAATATTGATGCGGGTAGCGATGCGCAGAATCCAAAATTGATGTTGACATGGATTGGGAGATAACAAATGGCTATGGGTGATCATCCTGACGTACAGTTTATTCAAGCCGCCGGCTATACGTCTGGTCGACCAGACGGTCCACCTATTTGGATTGTGTTTCACGACATGGAAGCGTCTGAGACTTCCAGTCGAGCGGAGGCAACTGCTGCCTACTTTGCTAATCCGGGGGACGGTCGGCGGGTGAGTAGTCACTATTGTGTGGACGATAATAGTGTGGTACAATGCGTTCGACTTAAAGATTCAGCATGGACAGTGGGTAACCGGCCAGGAAACTATCGTGGAATAAACTGGGAACTGTCGGGATTTGCTGGTCAAGTTCGCAGCCAGTGGTTAGATACCTTTGGCATCAATATGTTCAATCAGATGAAGCGAATTTGTTTACGAGATATGAAATCTTACAATATTCCGCTTCGCTGGTTGACTGATGCTCAAGTTAAGTCTTTTACTCCAGGTATGACTACTCACAATCAATTGCGGATCTGTTTTGGTGGGACTACTCATACCGATCCTGGTCCGAATTTCCCCTTCGATTACGTTCTTAAACTATTTCAGGAGGACGACGTGGCGTTAAAGGACGATCCAGATGGCAAAGCACTCATTGAGCGGGTGCAAGGACTAGAGAACATGGAAGACCCAATTGTCTTTCGGGTTCCTGGTGAATCAGTTGATCGTAAAGAGCCAAACCTACTAGCTCAAGCAGTCAAAGATATGCAAAAGTCGATAGCTGAACTACGAGATGTGCTTACTAGTGGTGTTAGTGTGGCTACTGAAGTGAAGCTTTCTGATGAAGGTGTTCAGCAAGTAAAAGATGCAGTGGACGCAGAACTTGATCAGATAGCAGATTAATGGCGTCATCGCAATATCGCTACGTTTTTGGGTCTCTTCGTGACGAACGAGTTATTGAAGAGGTTCCGATGTATGGCGTCTATATGGACTTAGCACTAAATACTGGAGGGCAATTTAATGGTACTTTTCAATTGGACATGACAGGTAAACGCAACGAAGATCTTATTGCTGCTACGGTTCCTGGTCGAACCTTTGTTGCGGTTGAGCGCAACAATACTGCTATTTGGATTGGTTATGTGTGGTCGCGGACGTATCAAAGTCAAGCGAAGGTAGTACAAATATATGCACAAAGTTTTGAAAATTATCCTAATCGACAATTAGTTTTGAGTAGTCTTAACACAACTGGTGATCAAAGAAACATCTTTCGTGACCTTTGGATGGCAATGCAGAGTGTGAACGGACGAAACATCAATATTAATGTGCCGCCAGTTTTCCCGGTGGCATTTACCAAAACTGTTGTGATTAATCGAGAAGATAGAAAATACTATGGCGAAGTAATGTCAAGTTTAGCAGACTCATCCGATGGATTCGACTGGTATATTGGTGTTACCAAAAGTGGTGGAAACTATATGAAAAATTTGGCTATTGGCTATCCCACGCTGGGAGCACCAACGAGTAACACTTCGATAAACTTCGAATATCCTGGTAGTATCGTCAATTACTATGCCACAGAAAGTATGGTTGGGGCAGCCACCAATACCTTTGTGTTAGGCGCTGGTGAGGGTGCCGCAATGATCGAGTATGAGCAAGCTAATGACGACATGTTAGCTAGTGGGTGGCCTCGTTGGGATATTGACGTGTCTCGTAAAGATATAACAAGTCAAGCACTATTGAACACCATTGGTGTTCAAGAAGGACTGAAGCGTCGGCCCCCCATGTTAACGCTTAAACCGTCGCTGATTGCTTATGCACAACCAGAATTTGGTAGTTTTGGTCTCGGTGATTATTGTAAATTGATTATTCGCGATCCCCGTTTTCCACATACTTTACAACAGTCAGCGCGAATAGTAGCATGGACTCTGCGTCCAGGCGAATCATCCAATACGGATGAATATGAGATTATACTAGAAGGAGACGAGAATGTCTAAGTATAGACAAGACGATGATTTATTAACTGTAATTAGGGATTTGGAAAATAGATTATCTCGATTAGAGCGTACTCCGCAGTTACCGTCGACCTCGATTGACAGCGATGGATTTGTCGTGGAAGGCGGTAGTATTGTTATTCGTAATGGTCCAGATGCCACCGTCGATGGTGGTGAGATACTCCTAGATGGTAACGTTAATACGGTATTTGGTCAAGGAGTTGGACTATATATAAAGAAGGATCCAACGGTTGGTGTTGGGTCATTCAATCCATATACCATTACTGTTCGAGGTATTGACGATGGGGTAGGTGGATTGCAAACTGGTACCTTCCCATCATTTGCCATCTATGACAAAGCGGGAAATACGCTCATTTCAGATTGTTTTAATCAGCGGCATGGCTTCGGTGACCCCAAACTCTCTTACACCTGGTGGAATGTTGCAGAAATAATAACAACTACGAGTTCTAGTTTTACTGACTTAGCGCAAACATACTGGTATATGTATCACCCAGCCTTAAGGGTTACCGTGTTGTCCAATAACGACGCTACCACGACTGGTGAGTTACGAGTATTAGATTTATTAAACAACAACAATGTTATTGTCAATCCTATAACAACCCCGGCAAATACCCAGCAATTCAACGATATTTTTGTTGATCGTATGTTGTGTACCGATGGGGATGGACAAAATGGTAAGTCCGTGTGGTTAGCCATTCAGCATCGGCGTGCAAGTGGGGCTGGATCAGCCCGAGCTATGGTCGTTGGAATGACCGGATTGGATCTTTTGTAGAATAAGTAGGATCGCATTCGTATACTCATTATTGTGGCGAGGAGGTGATATCATATGCCCGCAGTACACCGAGACATCGTCATTGAACAAGGTGCTAAGTTTGTATTTGCTGTACAAGCATTACATCAAGATAAGACGGTATTTGACTTAACTGGATACTCTGGCCGCATGCAGGTGCGGAGCAATATAGACGACACGAATATCTTAGTGGATGCTTCCACCAGCAATGGCAGAGTTTCTATCAATGCTCCGGGCGGGATAGTAACGGTGACTGTTGGCGCGGATATCACCGCTGCGTATACGTGGAAGACGGGGGTATACGATCTAGAGGTTTTCACGTCAAACCCTGCCGAGGTAGTTAGACTTGCCGAAGGCTTTGCCACATTAAGTTTGGAGGTTACCCGACCGTGAACGGGTTGTTTGAGCTGGGCCGGCAGGGCTTCCTGGAGAACTCGATTGACTGGGATACTGCCACAATCAGTGCGGCCCTATTAGACCTTGGCACCACAGATGTTGGGATTAAAGCGATTACCTCATCCACTAACGCCACGCCCATTGTAGTAACGTCTACGTCGCATGGGTTTGCCAACGGCGACTTGGTGTTTATTGATGGTCACGCCACCAATACAGCAGCTAATGGTTTTTGGAAAATCGCTAACCAGGCAGCTAACACCTTTGAGTTGACCAATCCGATTACGGCGGCTAATGCAGTTGGCAATGGAGTGGGCGGTGCTACCGGGTATGCCGTTAACTACGGACCATCGGCGGCCGGAGATAACTGGGACGATTTTAATGGTGCGGTGGTGGGCACCCCGGTCAACCTCGCCGGTAAGACGGTGACGGCTGGGGTCGCCGATGCCAACGACGTGACGTTTACCTCGGTGACCGGTAACTCAGTAGAAGCGGTGGCTATCTTCGAGGACACCGGCACCGCATCGACGTCCCAGATGATCGCTCTTATTACCGGTAAGCATATTGTTACGTGCGCAGTGCAGGCGGCTGCCTCATCGACGTCGATTGTGGTCGACCCGCTAACCTACGCCATTCCCAATAGCACGGTACTCGCCTTTAGCAATGGTGCCTCCGCGACGTTATCTGCGCTGGCTAATGCTGGAGATCGGTCCATTGCAGTCACGTCGACTGCCGCAATTATTACGGCCAACTCCCGAGCACTGGCACCGGCTACGGGGTCTGGATTGCCGGTAACACCGAATGGCGGAAACATCGTGGTGACGTTTGATAACGGTCCAAATAAGATATTCAAGCTATGATTGAAGAGTTGAAACTTGGTTGGATTATTGGAATAATTGAGGGTGAAGGCTGGATTGGTAGTGACAAAGGAGGAAGACCAAAAATTCAGGTTGCATCTACTGACATGGATGTCATATATAGAATGCTAGAATGGTCCGGTGTTGGTGTTGTATCTGAGGCAAATGAGCGCACTATTACTGGTAAGCGGGTATGGCGTTGGGCCATCTATGCCAGAGAAGATGCGGGAAAATTTATAGAACTAATATTGCCACATCTATGTGAGCGCAGAAAACTAAAGGCCGAAGAAGTGTTGGATAAATGGAAGGCATTGGCACCGAAGCGCGGAACCTCACCAACATGTCAGCACGGTCACCTATTAGTTGGAAACAATCTAGTAATCAGGGAGGAAAGGAGGCGATGCAAGGAATGTATAAATGCACGGGCCAGAGCATATCGAGTTGGCAAAACGGCAGCCGACGTATCATGGTGACCTGGGATAATGGTGTAAATCGCATCTTTAAGCTCTGAGGATGGAGGCTAAAAGAAATGTTTAACATTCTCCAGGTCAAAACGGGCACGATTAATGGTGCGACGAGCGCTACCGTAACATTTGATACTGCTACCACTGCTGGGACGACTGTCGTCATACTTGGTCTGTCTCGGGCATCTAGTGGATCCGGGGATGCGCGATTCTGGGCACCAACCGGTGGGGCGGGAACGTTTAATCAATACGATACTCGTAACGTTAGTCTTGATACAAACAGCAGCCTTATGTCGTGGTTTAAGGAGAACGTGGCCGGTGGGGAGACTACGTACACGTTTCCCATCGTGACCAGTGTGGCTTCTGTTGGATGTTGGGCAGCGCTGGAAGTCGAAGGGTTGGAGGTTGCCCAGGCAAGTACACCACAGTACATTACGGCAGCCTCTGGTGCTTCGGCGCCTGGTTCGGTGTCATCGACGACCACGACGAGTGTACCCGAGAATTCTAACGATACCACCTTGGCGTACAGCTCGATGGCGTTGGCCTATTTCGGCGCTTATAACGCGTCTACTACTCAGCCAGTCATTTCTGGATATACATCGAGCCTCCAAGAGATAGCTCAGGTCCCGGTCACTGGAAGTGGATTCTCGCTGACTCTCGCAGTGGCGGTCAATGCGTTCTGGGACGTTGGTCGCTTTAGTATCACGGCCGATGTGTCTCCGTCTTGTCCATTTATTGGTGACTTGATTATTCACTATACTCAGGATAGCAAGTGGGCACCTTTATACGATGCGTTTACCGGCTTTGAATTCGGCACGGCAACTGGATTGACCAGCGGGAGTATTGCCGCCGATGCTGGGGTAAAACAGTTCGATTCCTCAGCCGGCTCTCCGGAAATCGTATCCACTATCAAGCGCTCTGGCAATTACGCTTTAAAGCTATCGTCGACGGCGGCTGCTGAATGGGTGGCGTGGACCGACCCTGGTGTCCTGAGTTATTTCCAGCCGAACGTGTCAGTTGGCAGTGACTACTTTTTCATTCCACGAGTCAACTTCTACTTTGATACGTCACTTCCATCTGCCGATACAGTATTATGGTCGGTGGAGGTAGGCTCGGCAGCGAATGGGGTTGTGGTCCGGTACATTAATGCGTCGCAAAAAATTGGGGTAAAGATCGGTTCTGGAACGGAGCAGGTATCCGATGCCACCGTTGCGGCGAACAAGTGGATTGGTGTTACTGGTCGGTACTGGTCCACCAGTACGACGCATACGTTCGAGTGGTCAATGGACTATGACAGTCTTGCTGTGACATCAATGGTAGCTCAAACGACAGCTACCACGTCGAGCATGACCTCCGCCCGGGTTACGGCATTGGTCATTGGCTGGAAGAGTAGTCAAACCGCCACTGTGTATTATGATGATCCCATCGTCTCCAAACTACGGGGCAACTATCCTATTGGCAAAGATAAGATTGTTCCACTACTACCTGATGCCACAGACCCAGCGTCCGTGCAGGGCACCACATCCAATTTCCAGACATTTTCTAGTAATGGCACGGGTACTGCATTCAATGGTACCACCTGTCAAAACAATCTGCGTGATATACCACCAACTATTGGGGCCTCATCGAATGGTGTTATGCAGGTAACCACTGCCAGTGGTGAAAGTGTGAAGATTCCCATGGAAACGTTGACGCTCACCGACAAGGTGCCGAGGGCAGTCAAATGGTCATTTGCACCATGGGCAGCATCTGCCACCACCGCCACTCTTGGCATACAGGTGATTGCATCAGGACAGACGATTTTTCTGGTGACTGCTGCTGATCATGGTCAAGACGATACTAATCTCATTTGGATATGTGGTGTGGTTCGTCCATCACGTGGTACGCCCGTCCGCTACTGGCAAGTTACTAAAGCGAGACTGGATGCACTTGAGTGTTTGGTTGGCTTCTCCACTGACGCTTCGCCTGACATCGGTGTGCATGCTGTATTGGTTGAAGTTGCTTATAGTCCAGCAGATGTCGTTGGTATTCTTGATGGTGAGGATAGTGCCTTTAAGGTCTATGCTCGTCAAGACCCATTGTCATCGTCAGTAGCATCGTATCTGGGTACAACACCAAGTGGAACGAGAGGTATGACCATGTACGGTACCGTTAGTGGTGTCGACTGGTCGCAGTACGTCGGTCCGAACACCACATACGAGAAGGTCATTGATGCCAGTAGTATCGCTGAGGTGACCGCAGTCGGCATGACTCCGGATCCAACGGTATAGGGGAATGTGCGATGGCAATGCCAACCGTCGTTGGGGTATCGGCGGCCAACGCCAATGGGGTCGCGGCAGTGACACCGGCGTTTCCGAATGGCTACACTGCCACGAATGATGACATTGCCATCACACTTATTGAAACAGAAGCTACCGACACCGTTGTTGCACCGACTGGATGGGCTGCCATCACCAATGTCACCGTATCGTCGGGTACGGTGACTCGGCTGTGGGCGATTTGGCGTCGGGTGCAAGCTGGTGATACTGCACCATCCATTGCCGACGCTGGTAATCACATAGTAGCCAGGATGATCGTGGTGAACGGATGTGCCACCAACGGCAATCCGTGGGATACTTTCGCCACGTCGACAGAGTTGGTTTCCGACACATCAGTGTCAATTCCGGGAGTTACCACTTCTGATGCTGATCGTCTCCTTTTGTATGCATTTTCCACCGGTCAGGATATCGCATCGACCGCAGGAGCCACTGGATGGGCTAATGCATCATTGGTCAATGTGACCGAACGAATGGATGATTGGACCACCTCTGGCCTTGGTGGCGGTTTTGCCATGGCCACAGGTGAGAAGGCCACGGCTGGTGCGACCGGAGCCATGACGGCCACTCTCGCTCTGACGGCCAACTTCAAGGCACTCATGTGTATTGCCTTGCGAGGAGTACCAGCCGATCCGGAACCCAAGCACGTACTTATTCGGAGTGCACGTCCCAGTGAAATTACCTCACCATATGGTCCGTATGGGTCGTTAGGTCAATCTGCAATTATTGGAGGTTAAGCCAATGGCACGTCAGGCTGCTGCATATCGCACCACCAACGCAGGATCGACGACCCTGCCCATGGCTAGTCTCTACTCTGAAGCAACGGGTGGATTGTGGCTGGTCGAGGTCGGTGCCACCAACACTACCGTTACCGCATTCGAACTCTCGTTAGCTCGATTTTCCACCGCTGGCACATCATCAGCGGTAACCGGTACCTACGAGGAGTCTGACGTTAACTTCACGTCCAAAGGCACCGCGCGCAACTCTCACAGCAGTACGGCTCCCACTTTGGGTACAGAAATTCGTCGGGCATCCATTGGCGCCTCGATTGGTTCCGGCATCATCTGGACTTTTGGCGGTCGTGGTCTGTTTATCCCGTCCGGCACCGCCAACGGCGTGGGGCTGATTGCACTCACCGGAACGGGCCAAATTTGTGATGTGTACTGGAGCTGGGACGCCTAATATTTAAAATCAAACGATGAGGGTAGGTGAGTCGTGCCAGCAGTACGCCGAGCGCCAACTCGACCTCGCCTACCCCGAGGTCGACTGGGTTCGCGGATATTACGCGCACCCGCGTCGGTGGCGGGCAATCTTACCCGTACGGACTTACTATGTGCCATTAGTGGTGCGTCGGGTACCTTTGGTACTGGTGCATTTACTACATCAAGTTTTACCCCACCAAGTAGTAGCCTTCTCGTCGTTGGTGTCAGTCTCATCGAAAATGGTGGCGCGAATACGCCACTGACTGACTTAACTATATCAGGTGGCGGCTGGACTTATACTGGTCGAATAGATTCATCCATCGATGAGGGTGGCAGTTTCTTTACTGGCACTCGTATTTATACTGCTCCAGTAACTACTGGTGCATCTATGACGCTGACGTTGGACTGTGGCACCCGCAGTATCGGTGAATATTCAGTGTCGGTCGTTGCCTATACCGGATATGATACCGGAACGCCCATTGGTGCGACCGGGGCAGCCTCGGAGACCACCATCAGCGGTGGTCCACCGAATCCCGCCTCACTGACACTTAGCGCGGCGCCAGCTACGTCATCAGAAGTGTTTGCTGTTGTTGGTATAGATAAGGATACCGCTTCATCGACTCCCGGTTCTGGCTGGACCGAACTGTGTGACACCACTAATACTACTTGGGGTGGATTAGAGTCTGAAATACGAACCGGATCGGCGTCCACAAGCGTCGATTGGGTAGATTTGCGTGCTGGTGGTGGAGCACTATTCAACTGGGCTGCGGTTGCGGTAGAGATAAAATCTGCCACTGGTGCGGGCGATCAGACCGTTACTGTTAATGGTATTCCAAGCAGTGAGACCGCTGGTGCTAGTGCAGTTACTACAACGTACACCGTAACCACTGGCGGAATACCGAGTGGTGAAGAACTTGGTGCGGCAGTACTGGCTCAAAACATTGTAGCTAGCGGCATTGCATCAAGTGAAAAGCTAGGTTCGTCTACTGTCTCCGCTACATACACAATTAGTGCTGGTAGCATACCAAGCCAGGAGACGGTCGGATCCACTTCCACTACGCTCAATCTCACCGCACATGGTATTGTCTCTGGTGAAACTGTTGGTAGCCCAAGCATCACGGTCGTTACCGCGATTAACCCTGGTGGAATTCCTGGACAAGAAAAGTTTGGCGCTTCTAGTTTAACCACGACATATACTATAACCGTTGGTGGAATTCCTAGTAGTGAAACTACAGGTAGTCCAAATATAGCTACGGCTAGCACAATTACCGCTGCTGGTATTCAAACCCAAGAAAAATTCGGCTCATCTACTATTTCGGCGACCACTAGCATTTCAGCCAGTGGTATTCCAAGTGGCGAGCGAGTTGGTGATAATCAACTCACTAACAGTTACACCATACAAGCGCTGGGTGTTTCCACCGGTGAGCAGTTCGGTGGGGTCACTACCACAGTTATTACTGCTATAAACGCAAATAGCATTCCAAGTCAAGAAAAGTTGGGTGCACTCAGTGTAACCACCACTGCCACAATTAATGCCGGTGGCATCCCATCAAGTGAAACAAGTGGTAACGCTAACGTTCAGACAGCCACTACTGTTGCACTGTTTGGTATTCCCAGCCAGGAGAAACTCGGCGCCGCTACGGTATCTGCTACGGCAACGATCGCTGCCAGCGGTATACCTAGTAGCGAGCTACTAGGTAATACCAACGCCGCAACGATCAGTGTAATTAGTCCCAATGGCATACCTAGTGCAGAATTTATTGGTGGGCCTACCCTCACCAGCTCGGCGACGATTACGGCTGGTGGAGTGCCCTCAGGGCAGGGCGTTGGCGCCATCACCACGTCGCTGTTCCTCTCCACCGGCTCAGTCCCCCCTGGAGAGAGATTCGGCGCTGTCAATGTCGGGACGGTCGTATCAGTTTCACCCGGATCAATTCCTAGTGCTGAGCGTTTCGGCGCAGTTACCATCACAGCCGGTCAAGTCACTATATCCGCACATGGCATCGCGTCCGCTGCGGCTGTGGGCCTTGTTAATCTACTCGTCGGCCCGCCGGCTGGCACTGTTGTCATGTACGGTATACCGAGTCTTGAAGTATTTGGGTCACCACATATAGGACCGACCGTAACCATAGATGTCACGATTACGGTCGGTACGCGGATTGTTCGGTGGATTGCACCAGGCACGACTGATGCCACGGTTGGTAGTAGGTTGATTAAAGTTGTCGTTGATTAATATAATCGTATAGTTTTTTGTTCCAGCGAGCATCATCAATGGCACGATGTTCGTTTTCTTTCTTTGGGCTACCTTGTCTAAGTTCGACGGGAACGTATTGCATTTCTTGTCGAATGTCGTTAGTCCACATGGGTACTTCTGCTGGTAGTTCGGCCATGGTGTTCCACAGTTGGGCTAATACCACATGGTCATAAGCACCATACCAGGCCCATAATTCTATTTCTTCTTTTTGGTCTAATATATACTTATATACGTAATCTCGTAGTTCAGTCCGAGATACCAGCAGGTGTCCGTCGGGCATGTCTCCATCCCAATAGTATAGACCAAGTTCTCCACTTTCGTGTTCTACATGAAATATAGGTAAGTATGGCACAACGTTTTTGAATAGCCAAGGATGCGCCATTATGTCATCTAATGGTGCATCCTTGTTAATTAGGTATAGTTCTTCACCACGTTCGTTTATCATGCCAATAGAGATCAAATCAATAGGATACTGTGAACCACGTTCGAGAAATTCAGTATCATAGAAAATCTTCACTGTCCGATACCAGCTTCCTTAAGCTCTTGTAATGTAGAATGCTCAAAGTCTTTATCGTATTTCATACGGTAATGAAGTAGATGTCGAAGTGCGTCCATGGCATGCTCATTACTAGGCTTCCACAGAAGGAGTGCCTTTATCTTCTTGTCATCCCAGAATTTATTACAGTCGGAAAGCTTCTGCCATTCAATCGGTATTCCATTATCTTCTGCCCACAATTCAATGATTCCTTGGTAGGTAAGCCCTTCATAGTTGGCATTGGTTTGATTTCGATGCAAAAACTTTTCGACTATAATAACATCTGGTTTATCTAGATTGCACAACATTGTATAGAAGGTGGACTTTGGCTTGACGTACCTACTAGAATCGAACTGATTCAGTAGCCATAGATAGTGTGCGCCACCATGACTAGCGATACCGGTTATGGCACCTGGGTCAAAAGCTATTATCACTATTGCTCTCCGGCTGACATGGCGAGATCTCGTTTTTTAACACAGGTCTTGTCCACACACTGGCATAAGTCTTCTAGTGGTTGCTCAGTGTGACAATGATAGCAGTGGTGTACTTCGTCCTCGATGTAGACGCAACATATGCAGTTAGGACATAGTACTATCAGTTGGTGAGAACTGTTCAATTGTACCCTCCTTTTCTGCTAGTTTATCCAATCTTGCTGAATATTCAATTATTAATTCCTCCAGGGATAGGCGTCGACCGATAACGTAGCCAATTGCTACTAGTCGACCGTAGTTCGTACGCCAGTAATTACGGTACGCATCTGGCTGATCATCCCAGAGTTTATCATTGGCACGACCAAGAATATCCCATTCGCCATCACTCAACTCGTCTATCGCCCGGTTTATCTCTTGATTCCTCATTGATTTTTCGCTGTATCCTTTCCCTTAGGGCTTCTAACTTGGCAATTCGCTCATCTATTTTTACGATGAGCCGAGTGAGTACGGTTTCTGATTCGGTCATGTGTCTGTACTTTTTGGTAATATTGATGGCGAATCAGGGTTACCAATGCCAGAGCCGATGATCGATAATACCAGTGACGCGACCATCCCCCCGGCAGCCATGGATAACGCATCTAGCCAGCCAACATGGCGGACATCCAATCCTATCGCTTCTCCTAATTGAGGTAAACCCAAGGTAGGAGATAGGACAACGAAGAAGGCGCGAATCATGCGTTCTATAGTGCGTATCCAAAATTTTCTGGTAAACATGCTAACTCCTATAGGTACGCACGTCTCACTCGTTCCATCCAGTGTTCTATGGTCGGAAGGTCTGGAGTCAGCGGTAGTGATGAGTTGGTGAATTTATGGTCCATGTCGGTGAGGAAGGTCCGGGCATGCTCCAAGTCTCCATTAGCGACACGTTCGCCAAAAGCAAAATACCATTGTGGATTCTCCAGATATAATGTCATTGTACCAGTAGTATACAGTTCTAGCCCTTGGGTGACGAGCCGAGCCAGATGTCGCGCATGTTTAGCTGTACGTCCGCGCAGGTCTGAACTAAAGGAATAATCGCCACGAGTTTCTATTCTTCGAAATTGTTGTGCGGCATAGCCAAGATAAGCGTTTTTGACAGCCTTCTGGGACAAAAAGCTGCTGCGAATGGCAATGAGTTCTTGACCAAAACTTGTTTTCACTTCATATTGAGGTAGGTACATTAATTCGAGTACACTAGGGTTGCCATTGATCGCTAGTCGACAATACTTACGGATCTCATGTGAGGTGATATCTGGGGCAGTAGACACCATAGTTTCTTTTATTGGTTTTAGTCCAAACAGATCGTTGGTGTTGACAGCAAAGATGGCAAGACGGTCAGTATCAGATTGTTCGTTATCTAGACCATATGCACGCGAACCTACCACGCCAGACAGTATAATGTGCATTATTCCTTCTTCAATATGTCGACCATTGTGGCAAGTTGCGCCACTCCCGCTGCAATGGTCTGTTTAATTTCATTTTCTAGCAGTCCTGCGCCTCGACCGGCCGCTTGGGCTAACAGCACTGGTAGTTTTCGCACATCACCGGCAGTGCTCGTTGGTTGAGTGTCCTCTTCTTCGATGGTGATGGTAGTGCCCCGAGCCTCCATAATGACAGTGACCTTAGCCATTCCTTAATCCTGTCCCCTGACAATCTTTACAGATAACAAAGTGCCAGCCGTCGTCGCTTGGATGGCGTGCTTCTGCTTGATTCCACTGATTGATATAATATAAGTCAGTTTCATCGACGGCTTTTACTGGTACTACGCCGGTGCCTTCGCACGGACCAGGGCATACTGTCCTTGGATCTGGTAGTGATAGACTTAGTGCATCATATCGATCGGTAAACTCTAAGTCTGTCATTTCTTATCCATAATCCAATTGAAGTTGGCAGTCCAATCGTGTGCCCAATCTTGGCGGTATTCACAGCGTTGACAGACCCATCCGCCCATAGTAGCAATAAGCTTAGGATGTCCGCTGTAGTTTCCGCAGGTATATGGGTGTAGTCCTCTAAGGGCGCCATACTCTTGATAAGCCATCAGGCTTTCCACTTGTTCCATGGTCCAGGGTGGACTAATTTTCATTTTGGTCGTCCGTATAGTCCATGGTAGTTAGGAAACAAGTGAATATAATCGTCATAGTTCCTACCTTTTGTAGCCTGTTCGTCCCAGACTATATATTCATTGTGTCGTAGTTCGTACAGTCGTGCCAGCTTAGTGGAACTAATGAAGTGTCGTTGACCGTCAGTCTTGGAGACGATCCAGCCTGGATGGAGAGCGTATTGTGGAACCGGATCATTCCGATTTAAATACCGAGCGTAGCTCCGGAATTTCGTCATTTGCGATCTCGCCCCAATTATTTTCCTACGACCATTTGTACGTGTTGGTTGTTGTCACCAACTATAATCCCTACCCGCTCAACTATTACCGACGCCCGCTGAGGAAGCGCATATAACATCATACCTGGTTGGACCAATGGCAATTCGCCTTCCCACGTGACATGTCTATCATCAACGGTATAGTTAACCTTAGTATGCACTTATAGTTCGCTCCAGGCTTTTCCAAATTTAGTATCGACAGCGAACGGCACGTAGTCAGTGAATCTTAAGCCTGCCGCCACCATAGTATCGACCATGAGACCAGCGACTTCATCTTGATCTTGTTCCTTGCATTCGGCAATAAGAGCGTCGTGGATGGTGAGTCTTGGGGTGGCCAGGTCCCGTAGTCGCGGTTGCAGTTCAATAAGAGCGGAGACGCAGATATCTGAGGCGGTACTTTGAGGTAGGTAGGATAGGGCCTCATTGACAACGTCGGATTTATTCTGTTCGGTGATAAGCCAGAAGGAGCGTTTGCGGCCGAACTTGGTGATGAGGTCTTGACCGGATAGGACCTGATGGGTGACCGATGCCTGCCATGATACGGTCGCGTGGGCCAAACTCTTAAAGTTGCCAATGATAGTCCTTGCTTCTTCGGTGCTGATATTCAATTCAACGGCTATAGCGTTAATGCCTCTGCCGTAGGCATTACCATAGAAGACCGACTTCATTTTTACTCGGTCTTCTTGAGTCCAATTTCCTTTTCCATACGTGTCGTTGCATAATTCGTCGAAGATGTCGCGAGTTGGGTCACGAAAGATGCTAGCGAGGTAATCGTCCTGAGCCAAAGTAGTAATAACTCGGCCTTCAGCCTGTTTATAATCGCAGTGAACGAGAACATGATCTTCTTTCTCTACAGTGAATTGACGTTTGATTCGTTTGTCCCGTTTCACGTTTTGTAGATTGGGATTCTTCGATGCTAGGCGTCCGGAGGTCGTTCCGTGTAACGAATAGGTCGTGTAGATCTTTCCTTGATATTCGCGCTTTCTAAATCCTTTAACATAAGTGCCATAAAGTTTGGCCAATCGGCGATGCTTGAGAAGTAACTCGATAAACGTAGCAACGTTGCCATCTAGTTTAGGCAGTACTTCTACGAGAAAATCAGCCTCAGTCGTTTCAAACATATAGCCTTGATCAGCCATGTAGCGAGTGATCTGCTGTGGGGAGCGGGGGTTAAGTTTTTGTCCAACCGTTTCACAGATTTCCGTTTCGAGCAGATCAAGTTCTGCAATGAATTGTGAGGCTAGTTCATCGTTATAATCAAGATCTATGGTGATACCGGCACGTTCTAGGTGCATGACCGCATTGGAGGCTTTAATGAGGAAGTCGTGGACTCGGTGTTCCCGGTCACCCATCTCGGCAAAGAATCGTTCATAGAGCGCCCAGGTGCAAACAACATCATAGGCATTGTACTTATGGAGGACATCAACTGGGATGTCAGCGTAATTGCCGCCGCGAGGTACAAACTTTCGGATCTCCGCTTCATAATCCGGGGCTCCTAATAGTTCGATGGACAGTTTCTTAAGTCCATGTTGGCCAGGTCGCTCGTCTAACACATAGGACATGAGCATAGTGTCTGCCCACAGCTCAAGCGGCCCGACAATTGGATACAACCCGTTTAAATCAAACTTACCATTGTGGCCAATGAGTTTCTTTTTACGGAGTAAATCACCAAGAGCTAATTTTACGGCTGGTTCATTAATACCTCGGCCAAGCACCACTGCCCGGCCCGGTTCCCAACAAATGCCTATGCATAACATCTCATAGTGGTCGGGGTGGACGTAGGAAACATCCTTATCCACACCACATTCGATGTCGATAACAAATGGTCCGGGCAGTGTAGCAAGTTTCTTAATGACAGCTAGTATTACTTGTGGTTGGCGATATTCCTTGTATACCGGCTCCTGCCAGGGTGGCGGATCATAGCCGTTGAGTTTAGCGACATCTTTAACGAATGATGGGAATGAGTCGGGAGACCGCAAACAGTAGGCAGGGTGCCAGGAGGCAATTATTTCAATATCTGGATCTTCTACATAGGGTTTCGGTGCACCAACTCTTAAGTTGGTAATGGTTTTGCTGCTATCTAGCAGTGCTTTAGCAGCGGTGCCACCGACAGCTAGGATCTTTTTAACGCCAGATTGGGCGATCTCGCGATCAAGTCGTGGTTTGCAGGCAGCGATGGCTGATTTTGGTGGATCATCATTATTTTCTGGTCGACACAAGCAGATGTTACTAACAAGAACCTCGTCGCGCTGTATACCGTGATGACTAAGCACTTGATCAAGTAATTTCCCAGATGGTCCAGTGAATGGAATGCCCCGAGTTGCTTCGTGTGCACCAGGTGCCTCGCCAATGACAGCTATTCGAGAGATGGGGAATAGGTTCTGCGATGGAACAAATGGTTCGTCCTTGAATGGACATTCCCAGCATCGTGCCCCTGGCGCCTTAGCCGTCTGCTCTGTCACTGCGTCCACCCTTTACATGGCGTGGTTCTGGGTGTAGCAATTCTTAGATTTACCCTATAATCTTGTGACATAAATGACGAAGTGATTGCTTAATATCTGCGACGATCTCTTCTGATATTTGGTTCCTTACGTGTCGACCTCGGTATAGCATTCGCTGTAGCCAACGGCTTTCCATCAGGAACGAATTTCCCAATGCATTGGCATAACTATGATTACTCATCGTTATCCTCATCTATAGCCGCAAAACCATACATTATTCCGTCAGCATTGATGATGTGGCATTCAGCCCATCGAATCTCTTTTTTATCACTATATAGTACGACTAAGCTATCGGCAATAGTCTGGCAGAGTTCGGCATTGGTTAATCCAATGACATTGCCCCGTGATACTGTTTTGTCTACATGTTGTTTAAATTCATCTACATTTATATTTTCTGGAATATCTAATCCATGTAGTTTGGCTTCGATAAGTCTAGTGTCTCGCATTATTCTAACCCCGAGATAGGGCATTACGTCACCTCAACATAACGTGCGCGACCCTGATACATAATTGGATATACCAATCGTCGTTGTATCATGGTAGTAAATATCAAATCAGCCCGCCTGGCATCTAGTCGGAACAGTCGCATTAATTCAGCTCGGGAAACGCCTGCCTCCTTTGATCGGTGAATAACATTCATTATCTGATCAATAAGTTTTTCATCTGTGGTCTTGCCAATACCATTTACTATTTCACTAACGTAGATATACCAGAATCGACAGTAGTACATGGCATGCAGGAGGTCAGATAGTTCGACTGTAATTCCTTCACCGCGTTGACGCGAAGCAGCAATAAGAATAGCAGCTTTAAGAGTGGACTTGGCCAGTCGGTCATAAACCGGAGTCAGGTGAAATAGTTCACTATCAAGTGCAGTTTTAGTTAGTGAACGCTCGAAATGATTATACCTGCGCCAGGCTTCTGGTGTCAAGTTAGCTTCAAATTCAGGACGAATCGTACCTAATGCCTCACCGTTGGCCATGATAGCCGGTCGGGGTCGGGTGTAGTGCCCACACAAGTCATGGAGCTCATTCATAATGAGTTCGCGAGACTCATAGTCTACTGGTCGAGGTGGCCCAACGTCTTTAATAAGACTCGGATCTGCATCGGCAGTAATGACGATAAATCTCGGAATGAACCCGCTAGAAATGTGTTCTTCGGTGAGAATGCTTTGGGTTTTGGTTTTCGGTCCACCGGCAAATAGAATAAACCGAGGACTCTTAATGTGAATAGTTTCTTTGCGGAGTAGCCGCTTGACGTCTTCACCATCATAGAGTTTAGTCAAAGATTCCATCATGCCGGCTAGGTAGTCTTTGCGAGCCATTGCTTCAAGCAGTCCGGAAAACTCATCTCGTAGTAATACTGATGGCCTTCTCGTTCGATCAATAAGTCCGGCCAGAATGCCTTCGACAGAGCCGTCGGTGGCTATCATGGCTTCCTCATCGACGGAGTAGAGTAGTTTCATGGCAATGTTCATTGCTGTGGTCTTGCGAGTAATAGTAGTATCGGCTAATAGCATAAACCACAGGTTGGGATTGATAGTGCCGAACGACGTTGGCAGATGACAATTGCCACATAGTAGGGAACTGAGGATAATAAAGGCACCAGCTTGGTGGTACTGTTTCGGGGCATCGGTGAGTTCCGACGCCCACCTTATATATCGTTCAACAAAGGTCTCTTGCTCCTGTACTAGACTCATTTCATCTCTGGTTAGGAATTCTGGAATGCTGGAGGTCGCTGTTGGTGCTAGATTGTGTACTTCAACGTTTTTAATACAGGCCCGCAGAACTTCTGTCCAGAGTTGCTCGTTCGGTCGACCATCTCGAATGTACTTATTGCATTTAGCAGCTTTACAGATAACAAAGATTTCGTCCGGTGACATTCCAGCTTCAACGCAGAGTTTTTGTAGCTTCCACATTCTAGCACTCCAGTCCTGGTTTTGCGTAGGAGTGGAGGTATAAAGATCAAAGGCTTGTGGATTTAGTGTTTGCCGATAGCGTTGCAGAATATCTACTGGATCTTCTTTGGGTAGGTCTACGGGGATGGGGTCAGCGGCGAACCTTAATGCTTCTACTTCTGGGTATATGTTGAAGTCACTTGGCCGATACAAACCAGATGTTACACCATCAACGACCACTAATGGTGCAGTGTTAATGTCTCCGTATTTATAGTTAGGTGTATACGGAACTCTGAGGAGTTGGCCGAGATCCCAACCACTCTTATCTGCACCCTGATCAGCATGGTAATAGGCGATTCGCCGGCTGATTGCCTCTGCCTCTATGGGGGCAATAGGGCTTTCCAATCGCCACAGTGCTTGCCAGCGCTTGTTAGAGGTTTGAACGACAATTGACGGTGGGACTTGCATCAGTTGTGGATTACAGGTATCAAGGTCTGACCAGATGACAGTACACAGACTGACGTTTGATTTATTCCGTTTTCTGGTGTGGAGTAGATTTGGACAGAAGTACAAATGTGTCAGTGTACCAGCTTTTTGATCTATCCTCTTACACATTTGAGCCAGTTCACTAGGGTAGTGAAAGTACTCTTCTTCCATTGTCCGTTCGGTGTGAGGCTTGAAGGCGATGCAGACAAAACCCTGAGCATTACCGAAAATCAGTTTAAAGAAATCGCTCCGCCGTTCCTCAGTATGTTCTACTGCATCCCGGAAGGTTGTTGTCAATTGGCCTCCTCCAAGGATGGAAGAAGCCGACCCAGAACCAATTATCCGATGATAATTATTGGTTCGGTCGGCTTCAACTATACGCTAGTTTATGGAAGGAGTGAAGAACTTACGGCTTTCTTAGATGCGTCTACTGCCTTATATCCCTTGACTTCAAACCGCTCAGGAAGATCTTGATTATCCTTAGTTTCTGCGGGCTTGCGTTGTCCACGTACGATAACTGGCTTGCCAATCAGCCAGTCAGTTTCCGGTACAATAAACTCGCCGCTATTGATGTCCTGGCCCAAGGCCGACATGAGTTGGGCTAGTGAGTACAGGGCACCGTCGAATAGCATTACGGTTGCGTAGATGTTCTGACCCTCATAAGCTCCGGTTTGAACAACAAACCGGACCTTCCAATAAGGCTTACCCGTGTTCTTCTTGCCTGGGCGTACTACCTCGTCGCTGGCTTCCACAACGTTGCACAGATACTCGCCAGTAGGCAAAACTTCGCGGGGCTTTGAGGTAGCTTCGTCTTCGGTAAAATTTACTTTAAGCGGACTGGCCATCCGTCTTTATCTCCTTGACTGCATTCCAGATCTCAACCATGGTAGGTGACTCAATCAACATTGGTAGCAATCCGGTGCGATCTTTGGCTACCGTGTCTTCAGTGGCTCCGGATAACAGTATACGTCTGTATTCTCCTTCAACCTCCTTGGTATATAGATATGTAACAATGTCAAGGAAACCGGCAACTTCGTCGGCTACTTTGCCGCTTAACGATGGTTTACGCTTTATGGCTCCAGTCCGATTATTTTTGTCCATTTTAACTAAAGCAGTAAAGATCGTATTTACGGGCAAGTCACGAAAGGCTCGAACGAATTTGCGTGTTTGCTCTATATTGATGTTCCATTCCCGAATGCCTGGAACGTCTGCATCACGTTCCTCGTATTCTTCTACGAGTTTACGCATTATACGGTCCATAGAGTTACCACAGATTGTAATTTTACCTTGACGGCGAGTGACAATGAATCCTGAAGGTACAGAGACACACCATACGCTGTCATTGTAATCTACGTTTTCAATAACTGATTGTGTTCTCCATGAAGTGCGAATTAAGTTAAGTCGGTAAATAGTAGTTCTTGTAGTGTCAATTGCAATATTGACACTCCATCCAGTAAGAGCAGCGAGAGCAGAAATTGCGTCTGCATTTGATTTATATTTAGTTCTATAACTGAATGAGCCAGATCCTGATGGTTGTGGTGTACTGTCCCAGAGAGGCATTTCCGACATGATAGCGTCACGTGTCTGCAATGACCACATCATGGATTCAATGTGCCACATGCGGTCAGGCATGAATTTTGTCACTGACTGAGCATTTCTCACAATTATGTAAGTTCCATCGTCTTTCCAGTCAGGCTCCTCGTATGTTAATCCACAGTCGATGATAAGTTTCTTAACACGGTCGATTTTTTCTTGTTTCTTCAAGTGGAACTTCATACCATTAAAATTACGGTGTCCATCAGCAGCCCAAGCAACTAATAGTCTACCCTGTTCGGGGGTAGGACCACCAATAGAAAGTAGTGTACCAGCGGTTGGCAGTAACAGTTTTGATCGAAGGTCTTCAGCCTTTCGAACTTCAATCGACCCAGCGGGAGTCTTAGTAAGTACTCTATGATTAGGAGTAACAAGTAGTGCAGACGACTTGGATGCGATGTTTACCATACTACCATGATGGTGATAATTCATTATCAGCGACGGTTGAGCAAAGGATATTAACTCGGTGCCCATTTCGTATTGGGCAATAAGATCGACATTTTCTGCTAGATCTGGTATTAACTTCCAACCACTTGGAGTTAGTACCTCAGTATCGGAAGAATAGCATAATTTCTGGCATTCTGTTAAACTGTCTACGACTACTGTAGTATAGTCATGTTGTCCAGCATGGAGTTCATTGTATACGGATTGCATTTCTTGCCAATTGCGGACTCGGACAACCTCGACATTGGGAAAGGTATTCCGAAGTGTTAGTGTGCCACCCTCAATGTCTATGAACAGGACTCGGCGCATCTCTGGGATGGCGTCACAGGAGCCTGCTAATCGGGTTTTTCCTGCACCACTCTCACCATACACCAACATATTAAAATGTGGCGGTACTTCGGTTACTTTGCGAATGGGCAGACCAGCAATGCTCGTTATCGACAATGATTCACCCTCTTTGTACCAATTTGTCCGAATTTTTATTCGAATAATAACCAAACTTGGTTGTGAAAGGGAAGTGAACTTCAGTCTAGCATCGCTGTCTGCCCAGCGCAACTGCTCTAATTGATCGAGATGTATCTATGAGTGTTATTCTTCTAAGTCGTCCTCTTCGTTCTCTTCATACTCTTCGTCAAAATCATCTTCCTCAGGCTCATCTTCAGTCCACTGCTCATCAGGCTGTGTCATTCTTGATGTCGTCCCTTCTGTGTTGACAGTCACACCATGTGCCCGGACCTGGTTGTGCATTGCAGTGATCGCCTTTTGTGCAAGGATTGCAGACAAAGACTAGTCCTTGGTCGAGAACCACGTCTGGCGTACCTCTTCCACTAGTACTAAATGCCCAGTTGTCGTCGCATGTATGCGGCCTATATCGTGGGCATTTTCGGTATAGAATCCGTTTAGCGTATGACAGTTAATACATTTAGCGGTTGGTAGTAGTGGAATGCGCCACGTTTGTACCTGGATTTTGGTGTTGTTCAAGTGCTTCTCCCCAGCGACGATAGAAGGTCATCATTTCCTGTAGTTCAGGACACCCATTCTCTTCACTGTACATAGAAGATGATGAGTTGATTCCAAATTTACAGCCACAAGACTGAGTGTCATCGTCCAGAGAGTATGGGCAGATTTTTTGCCTTATGCCTTCTAGTGCCAGGGCTATTTCATAGTATGGATTACCTGTCCTTGACACTCATACCTCCTTATCCGCTGACCAAGACTATTATAGCATTTTTAGTAGTCTCCGCCACTAATCAGTGCTTACTGGTTTGTCCTCCCAGTAGTGATGTGTTCGCTTCTCAAACAAGGTATCCAGTAGATATTGGACATCCTCATTCATGTTCATTCCTAGACATGGCTGTCGGAACAGGCAGGTTGGACACGAAAACCGCCCTGGCTGTGGGTAGATCCGGGGGTTTTGCGTCATATCCATGGCCTCTAGGGCGATGTTACGACCAGCATTTACTAGCTCATGATGATTGCGCGCAATCTCATGGCGTTGAGTAAAGCGTGGCCCTTCGGTTTTGAGCCAATCAATGTACTCGTCGTAGAGTCCAGTCTGGAAGCCTTGTCCGTCCTGAACTGCCACTGTGTCGACAAAGTTTCGGTAATCAGTCAGATGTTGTTTGTTGGTACTGAAGAGTCGTCCTTTGTATGGTCGACTGAGTCGTTCTGGTGGCTTTGGGTACGTTTTCTTAATTTCCACATATACAAACCCAGCAATGTCATAGCCAAGCTGCCAGAGAGCCCAGCAATAAGAGTTGCCCGTGATGGTAATTTGTTTACCCTGACGCATAACCCAGGAGTTATATTTGGTGGAAATACACCATACACGATGTTTGCCCTCCACTTTAGTGGTGTTAAGTGTACGCACGTCCGCGACTGGTCGACCTACGCGAACCCCAAAGTATTTGGGACCTCCTATACTTAGACGTCGACCCTCCAGGAACATTGCTAGTCTAAAGGCTTCCTTTACTTCACCATCATTTTGACAGAATGTTCCACTACCGTTTTTTCTAAGTGATCCTTCTGCCTTCATTCCAGCTTCAACAAAACTTGTTCTGGACTTAGCTGACAATCCTAGAACGAATTCATCCAAGTTGCCATGTCTACCCATGATACCAGCTCGATCCCACAGATCAGAAATGTATGGCTGGGAGAGGTACCACTTGAAGTACGGTCTATTTGATAAGTTCGATCCAGGATACTCTCGCACTGAGTGCTTAATTCCTATTCTATCAATTAGTGCTTGTATTTCATTGGCATATTTATGATTTGCCTGAGCGATAGCAGCCTGGTATGAATTTCCCCTTATGGTGAGAGATCCATCGGTAATAATCCATGCGATTAGTGCTGCCTCATCTGGTGTTATTGGAAGTGATCCGTCTACTTCACTGTTGGCACTAACATAGATGGCGGCTTTACTGTTATATTCATCTATCTTTTGTGTATCGGGTTCCCAGTCGATAATTTTTGCATATTTACCATGTGACGATGGTCTCTCCCCCATCCACCTATGGTTGGCAGTAGTAATTGCACAGAATGATTTAGTCTTGTCACTTAGTTGAAATAGCTCTGCATTATCAAAATCGTGGAACGCAAGAATGGGCGTCCATTTATTCGATTTTGATTTTTGATCATATGCAAGTACGAGTTCTCCTACTTCTAGTTCAGATCTTCTCTTCCATCCAGTTGGAGTCAATGCCTCAGTGTTCATTGGAACACAAGTGATCTGATCATCGAGCTGTAAGAATGATGATTCCGCATCTTCATCAAGAATTCGGGAAGTTGTCTTCCAGTCATAGCACCATACTCTCCCAATCTGGTCTTTAGCTATCATGTCAATGCGACCACCATATGTTACTGGTAGTCCACGCCACATGTTAGAAACGACTTTTTGCGATTCGAACCTGGCATAACATTGGTTACACGTACACCAGAGCTGCTCACCAGTGTTATGGTCTTCTATGGGAACTTCAAATCCTACTTCTACCATTAATGGAGTAAAGTTCCGATCTTCTATGGAGGCCACGTCTTCGGCATAATAGCGGATCATGTTGATGCCGAGTTCGATGCGATCTCGGCGATTTTGTAGCACGTCAGCCTCGGGCTCACCGTTTAGTCTAATAAAGTCCTTGAGCTGACGCTCAGTCTCGCGACGAAAAGCCACAATGGCGAGATTTTTGGCCGTGAACTTGTCATGCCAGTTCTCTGGCGCGTACATGTATTCCATGGCTTTGTGGAAAGCCACCCCGAACTCCAATGGTTCAGGGGTGACTTTTGGATACCACATATCTCGATACGTCCAGTCCCATCGACGTCGACAGCTACGAAATGCCCGTCGTTCAGACGTATGTATCTGATGCGTCAATTTCTTGTCAATATAGTCCTGGACGTCCATCATATTACTCCGTCTTGTTATGTTCTAGAATTTGCCGACCAACTTCCAGGGCAAAATATACCAATCTGGCCTTCTCTACCTCCGTCAACGTGGACCAGTCCTCTTCAGTCTTACCTGTCGTGAACAGGTACAACCTTTTGGTAGACGCTATGTCAATCTCGGAATATCTCGATAGGTCATCATGTGGGTGCATTATCCATCCCAGCTAGGTACATCGATGTCAACACACCGAGGGTCATAGGCTACCACCGCAATGTTGCCTTGATAAAGGTAGACCATATTCTCGGCATCACAGTAATGTTTCACTTTCGCCGTGATGGTGTACGTCGCAACTGCAATGGCCATTCCCACGGCAATGGCCAGTAAGTGGGTGGCGATACTAAGCGGTAGCTTGTTCACGGAATACCTTTATTCGCAGCCAACCGGTACAATAATTGGCATCTGGGTCGACACTATCATGCGCAAGTCTTGGATCATTTTCTACAAAATAGCAGCCGCATCCAGATTCTTGTTTGAGATGATTCCAATTAGCCATAACATGACTGATCCATTCAATGTCCACGCCGAAGAAGTTGCCAATAAACTCTAGCCAACCTTCATCAGTGATCATTGAAACGTTCACACTCCTTTGGTTTGAGTCCACAGTCGATGCTGTCGCTGGTGATACCACTCGATAACTTCGAGGAAGGATTTACCGAAGTAAGATTTTAACATTTCAATGAAGATTGGCGTCTCGGTAAGATCTTGACAGCTAATACACGTAACTAATTGATACCACTCAAGCTCTAGTAGTTGCTGAAATAACTGGAGTGGATTATCAAAAGCTTCTGTCACACGATCACCACACTCCAATTCGAGAAGTATGTAAGAATAATCTATTTGTTTAACGAGCGCAGGCCAACCGCTTTCCCAATTCATTTACGCGGTTAACCAATCTATAATAGACTCCACCTCGTCCAGTCGAGCCAGTAGCTCACTTTTGTATAGTCCGGATTCTGCACTTTTGATGGTTCTGATAAGATCCTCTTGCCGTTGCTGAAGGCGTTCTATGATAGTAAGATCAGATAACGTCTCGGTGGGAATGTTGTTCACTTTTGCTAACTCCTCGACTGCCATTCGTGAAGCTTCTGTCCAATTTAATTCAATGCCTTTTTCGCGGTATTTACCTCGTAGGAACAGTGTTTTCAGCAATACTCGATAGTCGGGATGTTCGTCTAATCCCATTGTACCGACTGCTCTATCGATCTCCAGGCGGTGCCGCCGTGTGCACGGTCTAACTCCAATGCCGTTTCCCACGTCATCGTGAACTGATAGTATGGGCGTTCCCCGTTGGCTATCTTATCTAATGTAGATTGCACACTGAGTCGCGTGTCTTCAACGGCACGATTAACAAAATAGTCGATGATCTCTTCAGCAGTAGCATCGTAAACGATAATGGTATCCGTACCGGATGAGAATACTGCGTACTTTCCGTTGGGTTGACGAATAATTTGCTGACCCATTTAATCAACCACCCAATTATCTCGGTCATCACCGATGAGCTGACGAATCCAGGACCATTTTTGCAAAATCTGTTGAATACGCTTAGCGTCAATTGTCTGCTTGGCCAGAATGTCAATAACATGAACAGCGTTCTTTTGGGTTATTCTATGAAGTCGATCTTCGGCTTGACGATTAATACTTGGCGACCATGATCGATCAATGAATATTGCAGTGTCTGATGCGGTCAGGGTAATGCCAACGCCGCCGGCAGAGATTGTACTAGCAAAGATTTGTATTAGTCCATTTTGAAAGTCATCAATGATGCGGCTACGCTCGTCTGCGGGAGTTTCACCAATGTATATACCGTAACTGATGCCTGCGTCGGCCAGTCGTTTTTCTAGAATTTTGATAACTTGGGAGAACTGCGAGAAAATAACAAATTGCTTGTTGGGTGGATTGTTGCGAATAATCTCAATAACAGCATCGATCTTGGTTGACGGCTCGGTGAGTTTAAGTTTTTGAACAGTCGTCTCTTCGCCCGTGTCTCGACTACGTATCTTCGTTTCCACCATTTCGCCATAGGCGCATGCAAATTGCTGCAATCGGACGAGTTGAGCAATGACTTCTGAGGTGGCCACTGCTTCATGTTCGTGTTCGCCCACCCAAGCAATCATGTCACGACGCATAGATTCATAGGCCCGTGCCTGCTGTGGGCTCAGATCCACTTCAATGTCGGTGTAGTACTTATCTGGTAGCTCTTTTAACACGTGCTCCTTACGCCGCCGAATATAGAACCCAGACATTTGACTATGAAGTTCTTCTTTATTCGCAATACCAATGATTTGTTTGTATCCGTTGTAGTCCACCCATAATACATGCCTGTCGAAATATCGCCAGTATGAGGACCAATGCTTAGGATACAGCCAATTGAGGATCGACCAGAGATCGTCAGGTTTGTCAAAAGCTGGTGTGCCAGAAAGTCCAGTTTTGTAGTAAGCCTTAATCTTTTTCGCGGCAAGCGTCTGTTTTGCTTTTCTATTTTGCAGTGCATGACATTCGTCAGCAATGAAATGGAACCACATTTGCTCAGATAGTTCTGGCATGAGTCGAAGAACAGGCCAGTGACATATATACACATCATGGGTGCGATTGGTAATGGCATCCAGGAATGGTTGTCGGTTTTTGTTGTTAATTACCATAACCCGAAGGTCCGGCGCCCACTGATTATACTCGCGCGCCCACGTATCTACCATAGTCAGTGGAGTTACCACTAAGGTTTGACAATGATAGACTCCTGTATTACTTCGCCTGGTTTGGTCAAGTGCAATGGCCTGAGCAGTTTTACCTAAACCCAGCTACATGTCGTCCCCGATAAGAACATTATGTACATTGTGGAACTTATCGACAGTCTCACGTTGAAAGGGAAAGAGACTAAGGGACGACATTTGCATCACCTCCCACGAATCTCACTGCCCTTCTTGGCGGTGTCTTGGAGGAGTCTTTGCATTTGTGCGTTCACTGCATCAGTTTGATCTGGTAGTACAGGAAATTGTTTAGGTCGATATGCATCCGGTGGTGGAATACTACCATCTGCATTGACTTGTACCACCCAAGATGTGGTGTACCAACGACATCGCTCATTGTGACAGTGGAATGTATGCATTACGCTACGATGTGGCCCCGGGCGGGAAGCACCTTCCACACCCGGGGATTCACAACGCGGACACCGTCGAGCGTGCTCAAAGGTGGTGTCCATCCGGCCTGCCCTTCTCATCTTCCGCGAGTAGTTGTTCTATTCTACCCACTCGGCGCTGTAATTCTCGTAAGTCACGAATTATCAGTTGTCTTTCAGTGGGATGTAAACTAGCGGTTATCGTTGAGAGAGAAGCGCGGTATGTGAGATACCTTTCTTCGGTTGGTGGACGTAACAATGCGTAAACACTTGTACTGTGTCCGCCACCGCCCTGTAGTTTGATAATACACTTCATTGCGGCTAGTAACGATGCAGCTTTTGTTCTAATATTTCGCGAGAGTCCGAGTTGATCAGCCACCGTGGCGACATTACCATAGTAGACCAACACCAACTCGCTAGTGTCTGACCAACCGTATCGAGCCAGCTCTGCTGGCTCTACATATTTTGCTTTATTGACGAGTTGATCGTATAAGTCTACCGAATATTGGTAGATGACTGACCTAATTTTCGGTCGCTGATCTTCGGTCATTTCGTTACTGGCCTCGGCATCTCCTCACCAGAACGGAACGAAATAGCATTGCGCTTGCGGCCAAGCACGTAATCGTTCCATGTCTTTATGAAAATGGCAAGATGAGCAAAGGAATCACGGCGATACCCCGCGATCGACTTCGATCTGATCAGGTAGTTACGTAGCACCAGTCTGGGGTCATTTACTTCAAGACCGACACCATGGCGCAGTGCCTCCTGGAACTGCTCGTGTGGGCCTTCGGGGTAGGCTCGGTAGGTAACGAACAGTCCTACCAATCCCGCAGACATCATCAGACCAATGGGGCGTAGGGCTGAGGCTGTACCCATGAACTGTACCAGTTCGTTATGGTGAACTAATTCGTTGATTTGATGATTGCTGACCTTAATCTTATTCCACTGCTTGAATGGGTGATTATCGTACAGATACAGCAGTCGAGCTGAAGCTGCCAGTACCGTGGTATTGGTCATGCCACTCATGGCGAGAATCTGATTTGCTCCGCGTATGCGATGTATGTCCAATACATCGAAGACATCCTGGTCCACGTCACGAGTAACACTGAACTCGATAGCGAGATCTTCCTTGGGTGGTAGACCGTTGGCACCTGTCTCGGCTGCTTGGATAATCGCCTGAAGACGGTGCTGACCATCAAGCAGGCGACCACTGGACGTGAAGGCAAGACCCTGGTGGGTCAGTCGCCATTCACCTCTGAGCATTGCTGCGGCATAGTTGTTAACTACACTGATACTGATTGGTCGATTCGTGTCGCCTGCCCCGTAGGTGAAGGACGGGTTGCGCTCAAGATATTCCTTCGCTCGGGCGGCATTAATGACCTCAATCTCAGTATGCATTGTTCTCCCTTTGTTCGCCTATCTTCTTTAACCAATAGATTTTCGAGCGTGTCATTCCAGTAATTTCGGCTAGTTGAGTGGGGGTGAGTGGACTATCTGGTTCATTCAACATTTTACCCGCGTACATGCGGGCTTCCACGACGCTATCTTCAGCTTCTATTAGCTTTCGCAAAGCCTCCAATACGGCTATCTCACGACCACCACTCATTAATAGTCCTATCAATCTACGATGATGCCACTCTTCTCCCGTCGAAACTCAACGGAAGTTACGACCTTATCTTCTGGTCGTACACTGAGAGCTATAATATGATCTCTAAGATCCCACTGTCTTTCTTCCTCCAATGCCGTGGTCTCATCACCGTACATCGGCACTGGAAGCTTGTATGACCAGGTGATAGTCCTGGTCACCACAACCTCTTCGTTGTCCTGTTCAGTCATCCGTTTTCTCCATGTGGGCCAGGGTGTTCTATTTCGTTAAATTCAATAACGGCTCGCACGATTGATTCAGTAAAGTTAAGAAAGTCTGATACTCCCTTAAATCTACCGTGATCGCAGGTAATGTAGCAGGCAACCCATTGATCCCAATGCAGTTTAATTTCTTGTACACATTCGGTCAGTGGGTTATCGACATTATCCCCACGATAGCCAATTGAATAACTGCCCGGAACTTTTATTCCACCATTAACGATTTCATTACCATCTTTGTCAATATAGTAATATTCTCTTTTACCGATGAGCGCTGAGCTAAACCATAATCCAAGTATATCTGATCCTGGCGGAAACCGGCCATACTTTTTCATGTATGCCAGTTCTTCACTCATCTGGTGATTCATTATTAATGTCCTCTAGAGCTGAGCGAAGAGGTACTGGAATCTCCCAACCCATGTTATGAAGTCGGCGAATGGATGATACTGTCATTCCTCGACCTTGACCAGTAAGGACAGCGTTTGCAAATAGTTCTTCAATTAAAGGAAGATACTTGCTCGCATCGGTAAGGAATGGCATTATGTTGTAGATGACTACTGCCAGTGCCGCACCACTAATCATCCATTCCGCCATTGCCGGCATATACCCCTCATAGCCAACACTTATGTGCACATGTGCTTCTGGGCAATGTTGACTACAAGCGCGGCGCATCCACTCTTTTGATGATCTTCGTTCTTCATAGCGTGGACGAATACCAGTTAGTGAACACAATTCCTGTACTACATTATGATTCATCGTGCGGACATATATTCTAATTTGACTCGTAGCGCGTGTTTTGTTGTTTATATGTTGAATTCTCGCTTTGGTATCGATAACCCCAGCCATCCAACCTAGTTTGTTAACGGGGAGCATAGAATCTCTCTTCTGGTTTTGTCTCCCGTTCTGCTCGACAATAGATGCACCTGGTCTCATAGTCTTCCGTTCCTATTATGTAACAGGTTTGCCAAGCGTGTCGGTTGATCCGACATAGGATCCAATATAATGGAGTGAGTGCTTGTTCACGGCGATGGAATTCCCAGGCCAGACTCATATGATGAAAGCCGGACTTCCATCCAAACGGATAGAAGGTCCGACACCATTTAGTAAAGGGCCAGTGATCGCTAGTGGCATGAAATTGGGAAAAATCTAGTCTCTTAAATTGAATGTCGTGCTCGTGGATGTGTTCCTCACTCATCAGATTCTCGCTTATCGGCACGAGCGGGCCGCCAGGGCGGTATAGCTACCGCAGTTGACCAATCGATCTTACTCTGAAAATAACAGATGCAACACTCGTTGTCTTTTATGTCTGTGTATCCTACACTGCGCAAGTATGGTACACAAACCTCGGGAATACAATGAGAGTGTTTGTGTTTTTTCTTATTCATTGCCGCATCTTTGCACAGGAGTCACAGGCAAGAAAAAAGTTAGTTGCTTCATGACCGAAGCAATCATCAATGTGTTGATTACATTGAACACATATTTCTACGAACTGTCTACCATCTTGCTCGGAACTTCGATGGTAACCGCATTCTTCACAGGTAAGTATTACCACGTGCTCCCAGTAGGATTTGAACCTACAACCTACGACTTAAAAGGACGGTGCTCTGCCAGGTTGAGCTATGGGAGCCGAATGCTGACTCGACGGCCTAACCCTCATACCGTCTTAACCCCGCCACGATTGAGTCCACGTCTGATCACGAGGTCTTCCCCACTACGTGTATTTAGTTATTCTTGGCGAACTCAACAAATTCAGACCAACTATCAGCAGATAGTTCTAGCTGACCGCCGTCTGGATTTTTAGAGTCACGTACACTGACCGAATTGTCCGAATTGTGTCGAACTTCCAGACAGTAGGCACCGGTATTCGCGCTGTATGTACTCTTTGTCCATGTGTTCTTGGTCATGTCAATACCCTAACACCTCGGTTCCGCCAACGTCAAGGCGTGGACGGAATTGATTTGAATGAATATATGCTGCTCAGGACAATCGTGACAGATAGGACAATAAGGACACACAGCTTGATGTTCGTCCTCGTGATGGCAATGCTCCGTCGATGTCCGAACACATGAATTCTAATCAAAACTTCCCAATTTTCCGTCAGCCAAAACCGCCATCCTCGCCTATCCACAGCAGCCATCGCAGCCATGAATGCTAAAGGCATATACGTCATAATCTGGCATGGTCGCACGCTTGTAAGACAAATCATCCAGATCAGGATGCCCTATACCGTGTCTGCATTGGCGTTCCATGAGACCACGGTCAGCTCTCCAGATGAAATCTTCGTTATTTAGTGGATGCTCTGACGGATTGTGAATACAGCAGCTCATGCCACTACACTCACTACGTTCATGTATTGTCAAGAAATCCCTACTCATGCCCCATTCGGTCGCAATATTTACCAAGATCACTTCACTCATCCCACTCCTCCTCCTCCTTGTTACCATCCTCCCAGTCATCCAAGCTAACATCTATTAGGTTGACAAATCTATTACATTCTGGCACTTTAATTGGCGGGTCGGGCTCAGATACCCGCAGCCAATTTGCGTGGCTTGGCCGCCCGCAGGGGGCGTGCAACCAGGCCCCTGCCGCACCCTCCGGCGGGGCAACCCAACCGGACTGGCGTGATGATCGTGTCCCACAGGTGCACCATGGATCAGTCATGATCAGGAAATATCTTATCGGCCAACCACCACAGCAGGCATCCAGTGACAATCATTGAATCAACAATGAGAAATGCCATGATTCCCGCACCATCATCCGGTTCCCAGAATATCCAGGACAGTGTTGCTGCAACATGAAAGGACAACCACACGATGACAAGAATGAGTATCACTCGCTTGGTAGACTGGTCCACCTTATCATCCTAAGCTTAGTCATAAGGTGACTCAATCTCACCGGGTGAGCAGTGCGACTCGATCGACCAATTGTTTTTGTTGTCCGCCACCGCATCTTCTACCGAATCGTATGCAGTGAAGGTTGTTTCGATGTGTTCGTTGAGAAATGTTTCTATTTCTTCAGCTTCAAAATCTCGTTTCGCCTGATCGGACAGGTCATCCCAGTCACTCGGTGCATAAAAATATACCGTCTTTGTCGCATTGGCGGCATACCACGGCGATATTTGTAGTTTGATAACCTTTCTACTCATTCTATGTAACTCTCATTCCCGCCTGATCTGGCATGGGTTTATTGCACCACATACAGTAATCATGGTGTGGTAGCAAGCAGTGATCACGTACCGCTTCATGGCCGGCACAGAAACATAATATTTTTGGAATAAACTTTAGGTGATCATAAACAAGGTGGGTTAGCCAATAGGGCTTGCCATCCCAGATCCAATCCATAATTCGTGTTCTCATGTACCCCTGGCGAGAGTCGAACTCGCATGATATACGGCTTAGAAGACCGCTGACTTATCCATTAGTCCACAGGGGCTAGCCTTCCTCTCGAAAGTACCGGAGGAAGGTCGATGGTTTGGTTCGTCGGAGATTATCTCTCAGTTGAACCCACTTAGTCATCCACTGTACCGGCTCAATGCCATTATCTAGTAACCATCGGTACAGTCTTTCCACTCGTATAAGACCAATGTGTTGAATATCAAGAATGTCCCGTGGATCATCAATGGCGAGGATATGCGAGGTGTCGTCGTATCCTGCTTTGACCAAAGCGTTATACGCAACGGCATCAACCATGCAAAAATCGTCGAAGTTCACTGTATTGGTCATGGATGCTGTGGATCCATTTCGTTGGCGAATTTGGTGAGATAAGCTATCAACTCTTCCTTCGATCCTACGACATCATCATTAAATTTAGACACAAAACTGTGGTATGTGTATCCTACGAGAGAGGGAGGAACAGTAACATATCCATTGTTGATGAGCCACTTGGCGAGGAAAAACATGGAGTTACAAACAATGTGGTCATTGTAACCAAGCCGAGTTCCAGTTTGTACATAGGACATGGCACTCACTAAACAAAAACTGTTTGTCACATCTTGACCTAAACTACATTGAACCCAGAGTGAATTTTCCAGTATATCTATCGTGCGACGGATAAGATCTGCGGCTATCTCTTTGTTATTCATATCTGCTGAGGATCCATTTCGTCAGCGAACTTCTCTAGCATGGCAATAACATCTTCTTTAGTTCTGCCCTTTTCGTCATTCCACGTGGTAATTGGATGACCAAGAAATTTGGATAGCAGAGAAATAGTATCTGTTGCTAATGAACCAGCTACATAGGTGAGGTTCTGGCCACAAGTGAATACTATTGCCCCTATCGCACACATCCCTGTCGTGGGATGCCCCACCGTTCCTTGAACCCACCTGCGATCTCGTAATACTTCAGCCGTTTTCCGTGCCAGTCGACCGGCGTTCTGCTCTGCCGTGGGCTTCTTGTGACGTGTCATGTCTTCCCCTTATAGTCTGAGCGATTTTACACCAAAAACACTCACACCTACACCAGCGGCTATATTGTGGATAATGCATCCAACATCCCGATTGACCATTGCAGTGTGGCCAAGAGAGTGGATTTTCAGTCCATTCTACGTCATTAAATGGTTTTTGCAACCATAAAAATATGCATTGTATTGGTCTACTGTATCGTAACATTGTATATCCTTGTTTATAGAAGTTCCAGTGGAATCACTTGCCATAATGGCGCAGACTATCTCCAAGCCCGTGATCTTCGATACTGCCTCGTCAACTCCACCGGAACATAATCTTCTGACAACGGGGGATCAGGTAGCGTTAACTAGTATTGCTACCAGCCCAGGGCGCCGGTCAGACGTGGGGATGGTGGGACTCGAACCCACACTGACTGGGACTTAAATCCAGGGCCTCTGCCATTGGGCTACACCCCCTCGTTCATGGGCCAAATATGAGAAATATGCGATTTTACCTTTCCTACGAACACTAACGATATGTGCAGCCCATTATTGTCTGGATAATAGTTATGAATCTGACCAGCATGACATTTATATGGTCGGAATGGTTTACGAATATGGCTCCACACCAGTTCTAGTCGATCGTCATGGTTAGTAACGTGCGGTGTAGCATCAGCCTTATCTTTCGTTGACCATGTGTGTCTTTTGCTATTTGGTGTACCAGGAATGATTATCCATCGCTGTTCGATAAATTTTCCCCATATTGGGAGAGAAACGAACGACCAGCCATGATCGTGGCGATTACGTGAAGGTGTCATATTCTTATGCCAAATATGCAATCGAATTTTATAACCAAATAACTCCAGCGCGAACTTCATAAAGCCAAGTCCATGTCGTTCGACCCTGAACACTATATCATCCCTCCTTTTACCACCACCACTGCTGTTCTCGTTGCTTGCGCCGACGTTTCCAGGCAGAATATTCATATAGTCCAAACAGAATGGCAACAACGATACCAGCCAGCCATATCTTATCAAGGAGATTCATATTCGTCAAACTTCCTAACTTGTTCCATTTCGTATTCTAGCAGACCAGGATTGGTATGATACAAATACGCATCAATTAGCCCAAGATCACCAAGAAGGTAGAATCCCCAAAGACCATTTTTCATAAATCGCCACTCTGGCTTGCCAGAACCAGGATTACCATCAGTGTCTCTTAATACATAGAGTCGACCATAGCGAGGAATTCGATCCAGTTGACTAATAAGGTTACAGACAATGAGCTGAAATCTAGTTAGTTCGCCAATTTTTTCTCGGCCACGTGGTTTGAGATGTATCATCAGTCTAACAACTCTTTCTCTAATACACACACGTTGTCATTCTCGTCGGAATAGATAGCATAGTACAGCCAGCTATCAAGTTCATCAATTTCATATTCATCCACTATATTATCTGGAGAATAAGCACGCTCGTATACTTGGGCACGGGCATAATTGACTGCTGCCTCGGCTGTTCGGAACAGATGGAGTTCTGGATCGGTGTGCCGATCGCAAATCATAACAATATATACCCTCATATGTTACCGTTCCAGGTCAATCCGTAGTTGGACCCTCGTTTAATGGCGACAAACCTACCTTGGACCTTACCATGTATTACAGTAGCGTCAAAGAGCATGTCCACAAAGTCAACCATAAACATCGGGTAGGTGGTACCTTCAATGTCTTGCCACAAAAAGTATGCCGCCGAGCGACCACGCTGATGGCGCATGATGGTCAACGTCGCACTAAACGGCTCATTTTCGCGCCATTCGAACACAGCATGATGGCCATAGCTGTGGGGGTAGTGAAGCATGTTGCCGGATTCATCGTAGGGAATTTTATACGTTGTAGCCATTTGGCTGCTCCAATCTTGAGCCACGTGGACGACTCGAACGCCCTACCTGAGATTTACAAGATCTCTGCTCTACCTGGTGAGCTAACGTGGCAATTGGCCATCCTAAGATGGCTCGGTATTAATTGCATTAGTGTCTTGAATGTCTTCCATTTGCATGTCTATGAGCGCTTGTCTTGTCGCAAGTTCTTCCGCGTCTGGTGGCGGATCTGGATAGTCTGGCGCCGTTTGCCGTCGCTGCGCAGCTTTTTCTCGCAATTCCACGAGTCTACGCTTGGCCTCTTGGGTGTATTCGTCCATTCTTCTATTTTCGTGGTAAGAGAACTACATCGAGGTCTAATTCATTGGCCCATTCGATGAACCGTTCCGTGCTGGGTACCCGTTGGCCACGTTCGTACATACCTACGGTTACCTTGCCGAGGTGAAGTCGATGGCCAAGACCCTGAATGCTCCACTTTTTGGCACACCGACGTTGACGCAGTGTCTCTACCAACTCGGTATAGTCCATCTATCATTCTCCTGACAGGTGCGCCAGTTCATTCTCTAGTTGTAGAATTTCCAATTTCAGTTCTTCGTTTTCTTGTTTAAGATCGTTGATTTGATTGATCAGTCTATCTTCAGTCCGTTCCCAGGCTCGTTCTCTACGTTCTAATTCTTCTTCAATGGTATTACGAATGTCATCGTACATCGTGTTATCCTTTCTAATCAAGTACTCCCGGTCAGAATCGAACTGACTATCCCCTACTTATAAGATAGGTGCCCATACCTGGATTGGCGTCGGGAGCAGAGGTGGCTTACGCCACCGTTGTACTATTCTTCAGTTATTGTGATTTTCCACTCTACACCATCATTGTCCATGATGTATATTACGTTATCTCTATCGCTGGATGGCCTAGGTGTTTCGACATCGAGCATACTTAACAGGTGGTGAGTTAGTGCTCGTACCATTTCCTCTTTGGTCATACCTCCTCCACCTTGATCGCCCAGAGATCATCATCTTTATCCGCGAACAAGACTTCATCGTCGTCTGTGTTCATGATAACATTGGTGAAAGCTCCATCGGCACTCACGATTCGCAATAGAATTTCTAGAACGTCATCCTTTGTCATTTCACCTACTTACAGGTCGGATCCTGCGGTACTACTGCGATAGCAGCATACCCTAGATCGCCATGGAAGGCGACATAAATCCTGTTTCCATGATCACATTTTGTGGTAAGGTTGGAGAACCCGTCCGGCATGGTAATTTTATCAGCAGGAGAGTTATTTACTACACTAGAGCCAGGAGCATCCCTAAATGGCTCCTTGGCTTTTTCACCACATCCACCTAGACCAAGAATCAAAGCAATCAAAGCGAGAATAGAGACAGCTCTGGCTTTCTTAACCATTTATTCTCCTCTAGCAGCCTTGGCAGCAGCATCAGCAGCCGCTTTTTGCGTTTTTTCTGTGGCTAAATCATTTTGTCGCTTCAATTCTTCTGTTCTCTGCGTGGCTGCAAGCTTCTCGGCATCCGCACGTTGCTGAGCAGCTTTAGCGGCCTTGTCCGCAGCACTAGCCATGCCAGCTCCTTACTTACTATTCACAATAGTACCTGAACCACTAGGATTCAAGATGACTGTACAGTTCGGGTTAGCTGCACATGCCTTGACCGCATCGAGTTGCATCTGGGCCTTCTGCAAATCTACCCATGCGGCATTCTGGTAAAGCTGAGACTGCTTATTTGCTGCATCGAGTTTGCCTTGGGCCTCGGCAAGCAAGGCGGCTGCATTCTCGATAGCCTTCTGCTTATTGTTTCGAGCTTCCTGAATGCCAGGATCGGCGTAGTCGACATCCTTGATCAAAACCTCCACAGGAGGGCAGGTTTCGCTACCCCGCTGGAAAGTCGGACCGCAGAAATAATCCTCTCCGGTGACCCGCTTGAGTTCCAACGCAAACTGTTCGGAAACTTTTTGTTGAACCTCTTGTAGGTCAATACCAGCTACCAATGAGTCGGCGATGTAGTTGCGCACGACCGTTCGCTCGGCCTTTTCCAAGGCCGGTACGACGGTATTGAGCAGCATCTTCTTCCAACCTTCTTCGGTATTGGCACCATAGCGCTTACCCAACCGCTCCCAGAATCGGACGAGAATGCTGTCCTTGTCCACGCAGGTGGTATTAAGCATCAGATTGGTCTGTGACCAAACATTGACCTGTACACCGGATGGCTGGTTCTTTTCTGGCTTGGATGCTACCGTGATTGGCACATTGGTATCGCCGCCCTGCGCCGCGATATTCCAGGTTCGAATATTGTTTGGTAGCCAGATTATTTCGTTATTCCATTTGGCGTCGTCTGCCTTACCTGGATCCATGCAGTGGCCAAACTTGTATCCATCCGACGGACCCTTCATGTAATACAAACCGACATTATCCGGATCGGCATATTCGGCACAGCCAGATAGAAGGACCCCGGCAACCGCTAATACCGCCAGGACAAGCAGATTACGCTTTTTCACGTGTTCCTCTCTTGTGCTTTGTATTCGTCTAGCCATTTATTGATGGCTTTTGTATATTCTATGGTAAGAAGGTTAGCATTGTCTAGTGACATAGGATTAACAAGTCCGTAGAATATCCTCTCGGCCTTATCTACTAATGACTTTAATTGCTTTTCTTGATCGATATTGAGGTCACCGTCCTTACGCATGGCTGCCCGAGTAAGGTAGAACGTACCTAGGATAAGAACCAATGCGATAAGCGTAAGACCAACTACTATTGCTTTACCCACCTTCTGTCATGTCCTTCTCTCGATGTGTCAAAAATACCTTCAATGTTTGGCCTTCGTCTTGGTATATCAGCATAACTGACACGTCGTATCGTACCAATATTCGACCAGTTTCATCTATGACTTCGAATCTTGTCGGATCGAGGCGACCCTCCATCGATTATCTCCAGTATTGTCTCCAGTGGTACTGGCGTGAAGTCCCACACATCAACGCCAACATTGATCTGTCGACCATTTACTTGCCATTTTTCATGGACGTGGCCATGTACGAGCCATCGACCTTGATCTGCCGGTCTGTGGGCAGTGAATCGATCGGAATCAGTACTGTCACCTTCATAAGGGAAGTGACATAATTGAAACCCCCACTTTGATACCATGTCCTCACCAAGGATGCTAAATCCCACGTCTCGGTAGGCAACTAGCCATCGTTGATATCCAGGATACAGTGGTAACTCATCAGCGTGTTTGCCAAAGGCACCAGACCAGAGTCGATCATGATTGCCAGGAACAAGGAGCTTTCGACCGGATAGACGCATAACAAGTGGTAATGTTTTGGCTATCGTACCCATCGCTACATCACCGAGCACGAAAACTGTATCCTGGGGTGCAACAACAGCGTTCCAGCGACGGATGATCTCATTGTTCATCTCGTCTACCGTGACAAACGGTCGATGACAGAGCTCAATTATTTTGGCATGTCCTAGGTGAAGGTCTGAGGTAAACCAATGTTTCATAGAAAAATTCCACTAGCCATGACACAAATGAAACAAAATAATAATGCATAGGCTACTGCCCAGATGATAATTCTTACATCAGTTCTCATTATGCAACCTACGTGCCTCGCACCACAAACCCTTGAGAATTTCTTTCATGACCAACCGCATGGCTCGTGCGTGCATGTGCCCAGCCGATAATGGAGTACCTGTCTTGGCAGGCTTACCGGATGGCCCACAGCGCACGCAGTCTACCACATGAATAGCGTCAGCATATTTGGCTCGACCGTGGTCATAGATGACCCGGTAGGGTGAACAGGTGCAATCAGTACTATGACGCAGTACCGCACTGCCGCCTTGTAGAAGGGTGTCGGTGTTGGTATGGGCAGTGCGGCACGGCGGGCTGAGCTGCTTAATACATGATTCTGCTACTAGATAGACTCTAGTCTTGGCTTTAGTCGACCAGGTGGACTTTTCGCCCTTACGTCGTTTGGGGGCAACCCCGACCGGTACTGGTTGGGTATTATACGAAGGTTGGTCGGGGTCACCTCCACTACCCCCAGCGTTTTGGTCTTGAGCATCGACTGAAACCTGGCTGGGGGTATTATCCCCGACCACAAACGACCCTTGGGTGTTGTCATACAGTTGGTGGTCGGGGTGTTGATCCAGATCGACACCTGCGATGTGAGAATCGGAGAAACCATGGTCGACCTGGAGTACATGCAGACCACAATACCGCCATAGTGCCGAGACGGTACGCGGCTGTTGAGTTGAAGAGTTAACGTATGGGTCACCAATGGTGGCCAATAGTCGAGCCGCTTGCTTGTCACCAATGCCTTTTTGGGCGCGCACCCATGGACCAAGCGGATGTTTGCGCATTTTTCTGTTCAGTTCTAGTTCGGCATCGTGTTCAACCTTTTTCAGCGTATCGACCATCGCCGCCAATCGGGCCACATCCGGATGAGTTTCGTCCAACCCGAAGCCACGCATGTTACCATCCGCGTCTTCGGTGGACCGGGTAAGCTGACGTAGTCTATTTTCGTTAGCGATGCGTACCCGCTCGATATCATCGATAATATCTGCGGCTAGTGCCAGAGCTGGATCCAGCAGCGTTGGCGCTGTTTGGCCTAATGGGGCACTCGTGGTGTGACTACTGCTGGACCCGGTGGTATCGGCGACGGTACTTCTATGGGTATCGTGGGACGCGTGGTCACCCTGATGCGATGTGGTTGGCTGTGATCGATCATCCCCCACTGATCTTTGGTACTGATCCAACGGGACGGTCTTGGGTACACTCCGGGGCCTGGCTGGATCAGTACCAAAAGATACCCCATCTGATGGGAGATTCTTGGTAGACAGTTCTTCTTTGATCAGTGGGGGATGATCGTCCTGATGCGACAATCCATCAATGGTTGGCACGTGTAGCTTGGTCGCACCAGGACGGTGATTCTCATCTGACGAATTCGATCTGGTGACCGTATGAGCCCTGGTCAGATGAAGAGGAGTATTGTCGTTTACGTTAATCTCCTCTATCGGCAGCAGTATGGATTCCGAGTACAGCATGGATAGAGGAGAAGTCTGGTCAGTCATTGCCATTCCATTCGAATGCTTCTGGGGGAAGTTGTGATACCGTTGCCACACCAAAATTAAGCAGTAGTTGGGCTAGGTATTGGTATCGCTGGGCGATGATGAGGTTGCGATCTGCCAGTTCACGGCGAAACTTAGCCGCCTTGACCAGATCATCGTACCCGCAGTCCCCAAGCAGCTTCGAGTCACTACCCATGAATACCCGATCGTGCAGGGCACGTTGATGGGCAGTTCGAATGGCAACTACCTTGGCTGATGGATTGAACTTTTGTGCCAAGCGTGGGTTGATGATGATATTTTCACGACGTCCATCATTATTGATAACACGCACGTATTGTGTAAGGGCAATCTTGTATGCCGACATGACTTCCTCATCGGGAGTCCGATCAGCTACTGCGTTGGCAATATCTGTAGGGTTAGTCAGATTGGTCTCGTCCAATATTTGGCGAACCAAGTCACGGAGACTAAAATTTGATTCCATAACATTCCTTTAATATGTTAATGTTGGTGTATAGGCGCCCCTAGTAGGACTCGAACCTACAACCTGGACCTTAGGAAGGCCCTGCTCTATCCTTTGAGCTATAGAGGCATTCCCTAGTGCTATAGAGTCCTACTGCCACGGCAATCATCGTAGGTGCTAGCCACCACGGAGCAATACCATATGCCATATTCGTGATGAGCCAATCGATGCCCAGAAGGGCAAGTAAAAATGCCATGAGCAACCAGAGGAATTTAACTGCTTCACGACTCATGTAATTCTCCTGCCATATACATTCAATGGCATGTTATTGACGCGTCCATAGTTGGACTCGAACCAACGACTTCTACCTTCGGAGGGTAGCGCTCTATTCCACTGAGCTATATGGACGTAAATGGTTCCCGCAAGCATACACTAGCATTATTAGCAGGTACGGGCATTACCGCCAGCTCGACCATCAACAGGTTAGAGTGTTCCTGGTATGTTCATGGTAAGATCATTAGTAGTGTCCGTGATAACTATGTTGGTAAACTCAACTGTCATCGGCGGACTGCAATCTGGAGTAAACACTGCGGTCACGTTTAGGGAGAAATCCGCTTTACCATTTTGTACTGGAAAATCACCAGATGCCGTTACGTCCATTTTGTTATTTGCCTTGGGGTGATTACCACCTGGGTTAATGCACAGAGCCGTGGCGGTCAGAACAATATGTACCTGTAGTTCACCACCAAGACCAGCTTCTTTGCCAGATACCGTTAGTGTATTGTCAGCGCGCGTAACCTGAGTGTCCGAGTTGATAAAGTGTGGACTACCGGCAAATGCCGCCTGTGGGCTCAGTACCAGCGCAATGATCGCTAATGGTACGATTATGAGTGCGCGCTTGAACATCTGGGCTCTCCCCTGCGATAGAACTCTTACTCGATAGTAAGAGTGTACTCCTTTCCAATCTCGTATTTGCGCCAGTTTTCTTCGGTTTGGTCCAGGTATAGTGTTATTTTCGTCGCAGGAGCCTGAAAGATAAAACCATATTTGCTTATCAGGTCCGCTACGTATCGGTCAACGCATGTTACTTTCATGACCTCACCAATAGTGCCGCGTTGAACGGTGTCGGTGCTGTTCATTCTGGAACGTACTGTCTAGTTCTCCATTAGCGTTGTACTCTTTGATCGCTTCCCGGGCGTAGTCCCGGATTTTGACGCGCTGTGGATTGTTCCAGTCGTGATCGGTATACCACTTGGGTGGTGGTGCTTGCCACCAAGTACGGTGGTTGTTGTGAATAGCTTGCCAGTAGCATCGTGTAGTAGATTTGTGGAAGGCACGATCAGCAGTTTTTGGGTCTAATTCCGGTAGGTCACAATCTCTATGATTGCTACGACAGCGCCAGTCATGATTAGGATCGTAACGATCGCCCAGCCAATATGGTTTATCTTTATCTGTTCGTGACATGAGTGACTCCTTAGTAAGGCGAAAGTGCCCTATAAGAAGTCATCCTTTACATATGCAATATGATACATGCTCTCCGGTGAGGACTCGAACCTCAACACTTAGAACCAAAATCTAAGGACCTGCCCAATTAGTCGACCGGAGATTGGATTACACCTTTATATGACTTTTGTGTATTGGCTTATAAGCAAACCGTCGATCGGGAAATTCAAAGATGAGCTTTACCTCACCACCTAATGCTTCGACGTATTTTATAAGTGTGTCTATGGTAACTGCTTCTACAGATTTGTTTTCGGTAAGTTTGAGGTGTGATGGCTTAACACCCATTGCAGCAGCGAGTTCTTCCATTGGAACATCTCGCCGCAACCTGATTCTCTTCAGTTGCGCTCTTTCCTTGCTGTCCATGATACCCTTCATTGGTTGAGCTGGTGGATCGGGTAGGATTCGAACCTACGACTTCCAGATTAAGAGTCTGACCCATTGCCACTATGGTACCGATCCGTTGATTTCATATGATAGAACGTGTCGATCGCTATAGTCGCCCCATTCAAGCGACTTATTCACGCGAATTTGTTCTAGTTCATTGTTGCTGATATCAAAAATATCGTGAGCTATTGTCCAAACAACTTCTAATATGTCAGCTAATTCTTCCACTTCATTCGAGTCAAGGAGTTCTTTGACCTCTTCGAGTAATTTTGCCCGTAGTAGCTTTTTATATTCGCCGTCCACGGCAATCCACGTTAATGGTTGTTCTCCACGATCTCGAATAGCTTGAGGTACTTTGTTTCTCACTAATTTGGTAACCATCATTGTCACCATACCGACGATTCTGTATCTATTATATATTTGGCCATGATGATTCCAGGTGATGTATCAGTTGGTGGTGGATAGAAATTATCCCTTTCACAATCACGTGCTTTACGCAACCATGCTACTAACAGTTGAGCTGCTTCCTTCGATTGGAGAATACTAGGGTTGCGCTCAAGCTTGTCTGCCGCACTATCAAGGATGTACTCGTATGATGCATTCTCGCTCGTCACGTACACCTCCATTGGTTTCGATGGTCGGAATCCCGATTCTCCACCGACACTTCTCTTCTGTCTAGTTTACGGCTAGACTCCCATATCGTAACTGGTTGAGTGTGCTAATTTATGGATCGTATCTTGTTACACTACACCGAAACCAACGCTCGGGTGACAGGATTCGAACCTGTAACCAGATGATTAACAATCATCGGCTCTGCCTGATTGAGCTACACCCGATTAAAAGGACGGGTATGCGACGCGGGGCGTCAGAACTGGACTTCCGAACATCGCATACCCACCGTAGGCCCAGAGAGATTCGAACTCCCAACCATCTTCTTGTAGGGAAGACACTCTTCCGTTGAGTTATAGGCCCAAACCTCGAAACCGTAACCGTGACGAGACACAGCACCGTCCTAAACGACCACTACCGCATCCGTCTCATTTATAAATTCGTGTTCCGAGGATTATAGAAACCAGCACGATGCTGGCTAGCTATCTATGTGTTACACAGGATTTGCATTCTCTGTAGGTGGCTCATCCTCTATTGTGATGTCGTCAAACTTCCAGTTCTCACTAGCGAAAGCGTGGAAGAAGATGCCATTGCCATGATCTATGTCCCACTGAATTTCATACGCATCTTCTTCACTTATGCCGTGCAATATAATACGCTTGGCCATGTCCTTCGTCCTTTATACGCGCGACCACGGGGGAACGATCCCCGACCTTTGCCTTGACAGGGCAACATGCAGACCTCTACACTATGATCGCAAGTTTTACGTATCTAGTACTAGTATAGCAGCGTGTCAGTCCGTTGTCAACGACCGTTATGTCTGTTTTGTCACGGAATTTTTTATTTTGCGCGCAATGTCACATAAGTCTATACTGTACTGAGGAGCATTGCCACCATTCCCACGAAATTCTATTACTCCACTACCATGGACGATAACCGTATCCATTCCTGGACCAACAAATAGTTCTAGTTTCTGATCATCGACAATGGTTATTGGTTCTGGCAGTTCTACATTGATATACATGCAGTCCGTATCGGACTCGAACCGATAGTCTCTTCCGTGAGAGGGAAGTGAGATCACCAATTACTCTAACGGACCATATGCTATCCTTTGTGGTATAGAGGCGATAGCTTTCCTCTCTCGCGGATTATGCTAGGAGACATAATCAATACCGTGGGCATGGATGGATTCGAACCACCATGGCTATTGATTTACAGTCAACGCTGGACACCAATCCGCACACCCTAGTCAGCTCCGTACAACAGATCTGCCCTTCGTTAATCAACTGTATGGTCTTATTCATCCGGTAACTTCTTCTTCTTTTTGGCTTTCTTCACAACCTTGGCGGGCGTTACCTTAGTCTGAGCTTTCCCTTTGGAAATGACCTTTGGGGTATGGGTATTATCTGAACCAGTAGAGTTGTACGCCACCATGGCCTACCTCCAAACCCAACGCCGTTTCCCGCTCGTCCCATCAATGACGAGGGTGCGTATTCCTCGTGGTGGATTGCTGACACCAACCTTGTTACCGGTCTTCTTGACCTTTTTGTTGCTATCTCCGTGACTACTACGATATCGACCTGCTGTTTTAGGCTCGGCATACTTGCGCTTTATCCAGATTACCGGCATAACTAGTTTTCTCTTCCACTCTTTCTGGCTTTTGCAATGTCGTCAGCTAATTTTCTAGCTGCTGCTTTCTCTTCCTGGGTAATCTTTGCCAACTCCTCGTCAATTTTTCTTTTTGTCTCATCACGAATCCTGGCTGCCTCCTTCTCATCCATTTTCGACCATCTCCTCGTAGGATGCCTTCAGAAAGGCATACTTTTCTGCAAGATCCTTTAATAGATCACCGACAAGCTGTTTACATTCTATACACTCACTATAGTAGCCGATTGCGTGTATGCCGTCTCGTAGTACGCAGGGTGTCAACAAGCTTTTGGTTCGTGGACAGTCAATTGTCATAGTTGTGGTCTCCACTGTATGGGTGGACCTAGACGGATTCGAACCGCCATCCCTCTGATTGCAAATCAGATGCTCTACCATTGGAGCTATAGGCCCATATCGCTATTTACCTTTCAAAAATTTATCAATGAGCCAATGTGCTATTCTTGTACCTGGGCCTTGATGAACGTTACCCATCACCGTGGTAGCACCGAGAGGCAGTTTGTCACCTTTGCGTATGGCCTTAGCGCCACTAATTTCTCCGCTATTTTGCCAAAAGTTCATTACTCGTCGTACTTCACGATCATCTTTAAAGTAGTACACCTTGCCTTGGTTTGGTACGAAAATGCCAGGCCTTTCAGCTCGACGTTCTTTTGGTGTTCCTGCCATCAATCCTCTTATGTAGTCTTCTTATGCTTTTTGAATGGCCAATATCGAGCAACTTGTTTACGATCACTATCCTTTTCTCCCTCACTTAATTCGTGATATGGAGTAGAGAACTGGCGTTTCCATCGGGTTACGAGGTCGGATGGAATAGTTAATGAACCATCTGAGTTGGAAATACAACGACTATGCAGATAACGCTGCCATTCAGCCCAGCGATCATGTTCAGCAGCGGCACATAGTTCAAACAGATCATCTTGCCAATCCATTATCATTTGGCGAGTGAGTTGTGGCAACCCATCGTCCACTACAATCCCACAGCCAGCACTACCGAGTGGCTGGCGTGCAGATTCCTTGATCGCCTCTTTAGTATAGCATGTTTACTCGGTACACATGCATTTAGACTGGGCACACGAGATCTCACTCGTCGGGATAGTAGGATTCGAACCTACGGCATCTGCGCCCCAAACGCAGCACTCTAACCTAACTGAGCTATATCCCGATATTCAGTTATACGTTCTTTCACGCTGCCATTTCGCCCTCTTCGGCTCGACGCTTTTGCTCTGCCTCGGCTGGTTTCAGCAATCGCTCATCCGACTCGTCCTCAATGAGTCCGCTGATAAAGTCGTCTAGCTCGTCGAGATCCAGTTCGGTTAGCTTATCCTTATAACCTTGTTCAAAGAATTCAGCCTTGCCCGCCCACTGATGGCGATGAAGGTCGGTGCGGTTTTCGTCTTGACTTTCCCGTACGGCATCGAGGTAGAGAGCGGCAAATGTATAAATTGATTCTTCCCACGGATCAAAGCACATTATTGGTTACTCCAAAATTATATTGACATATCCCGCGTCTGGGATATCCAAGAACATGAATACTTTCCAGAATTCTGTGTGTATATTAAATGTCACATCCCTTTTCATGTGTCCATAGTAGGAGTCGAACCTACACTAATCCGATTTTGAATCGGATGCCTCTGCCTTTGGGCTATATGGACATCAGTTCGAACCTGCTGGTTTACAGTGATATTCTCGTTGAATATCTGGCTCTTGACATACTCCGTACCAGACACAATCACCATGTGAACAGTAGTAAACGCGATCCTCCTCGACCCAATTCCATTTCATGGCTTTAGCGAAAGCATCACGCGCTGCTGGGGTTTGTTCACTCATCACGTGTTGTCCTTATATGGTAGTGTACCAGTTCACCACTGGCGTTATCATTCAACCAGGATTAGAAGTACTTGGGCCAACTCCGATACACTACCATATTAGGTCCCTCGTCAGTCAACAGGCGGGTGGCGACCATCGCTGCTCCCAGAGTTCGGGCTAGTCGCTTAGCGAAAACTGCCCTCTTCAACGCCAGACCTTTCATCTGGAAGGGATTTTTTACTTCTTTTTCGGCGGTGGTGGTTTGGGATCAGGAGTTTTACCGCTGCCGCCACATGCGGGACAGGTGAATATCAAGCCACCATTATTGACACTGCCACTACCACTACACGTGCCACATGTTGCCATACCTATACCTTATCTTGTGGTTTTTCTTTAAACGTCCATGATAACCTTTCAGCTACGAAGCTATCGGTTTATTCGACTAATCATGCGTATCCAGTAGATTCCACACTGTCTGAACAGGGTAGCTACTCCTGCTGGGTTCGAAGATGCATGCCGCTTCTGCCCATGTTATCCCGATAGCAACTCTATTAATTCTTTTTCCTTGTGGCTATGGCCCACATGATCCACGGGATGGCGCCCAGTCCGCAGGTTAGCAGTGTTGCGACGAAAAATGCCGCATGCATTCTGGCCCGTGGATCAAGTGAGACGTAGGTGACCTGACGAGACATTAGACTCGACCAGCCGAGAAATTAGCAATAATCGCGGGTAGGTTCGAGTCAGCCCCGACGAGGTCTATCATACCACGGTCGCTCGGATCAGCAATCGTGAACTTTGTCGCAGCAATACCTACCACGGCGAGCTTTGCATCAATGCCCATCTTCTGCCGGTATTCCTGCAAAGCGATGTGCGGGTGGATTCGACCGGCCCAGGTCTCATTGTCCGTGTACACCACAAAGGTGTCCACTTGAGTCTTGGTCTTCAACGCCCACGTCATGGGCAATGAGCAGTCGGTGCCACCACCATTGTTAATATGTACTCGTTGTAGCACCTCAGCTAGGTTTTGTCCCGGAGTAATTCCCAGGTCCTTAATACCAGTATCAAAAGCGGTAATCTGATACCATGGTTCGGTCCGAGCAGTTGCCATCGACATCGCCGCAGTTACCTGGTCACAGCTCAGATCTAGTCCCGAACCCGCCATAGCCGACATCGACCCAGAAACATCCAAGGCAAGCATGGTGCGCTTGTTGGCTGATTCGAGGTGCTTAAAGGCAGCATAGAAGCCATTATTGAGGGCATCGACAATAACCGGAACGGTGGTCCAGTTCTTGATACGGCTAATTCCCCAGCCGTACGTATGATTCTTGCGATCGATCTGGCCCACTTGATGCACGACCAGCGCATTAAGGTAATTGAGCGGGTGCAACCGGGTGCGGCGGATCATCTCCCCATCAACCAAGCGATTAGCGTAATCCCGAGCGAACACCATATCATTGAAAGCATTAATACGGCTGAGCCGAGTAATATTACGCACAAGCGCCTGACCGTTGAGTTGACCATTGTAGAACAGCTTCTTCCACACTTCTGGTTCGGTAAGGAATTGAGTGGGCAGCGCCTCCCATGGCAGATTTGGATAATCCGTCAATGCAGTACCAAGTAGTTCAGAAACAGTCTGTGCTTCCTGCGCAAACTTGAATCCACGAATTATCGCTGGTCCATCAGTGGTGGCTGCTGCGGTCCGCTCGTCCTTGCCCAAAATGAAGTTGATCACTGCTGCGTCCACGCCGATGGGGTGGGCCAACCGCAGGGCATCGCGGTGGGTCCAGCCGTTACGCTGGCGGTACTTGACCGCCTGGTAGGCCAGTGCAGCCGCGTCCCGACCGGTGTACCACCCGGCCACGGCAGAGCGCTTCGCCCGGCCCCAGCCGCCCAGAGACTCTATATACTGATTAAACTCAAAAAGATGAGTAGAGATGCGGATAACATCGTTGAAGATGCTCCGGGCCACACTCTTAGCTTCATCATTACCATACTTGAACACCAGCGCCAAGGTAAAGATAATTGGCGATTGGCGAAGTGCCCGACCGTCCCGAGAAATCTCGACGAGTGTGTTGATAACCAGTGGGGCATCGCGCTGAATCAGATCAATGACAAACGTCGCATTGTCCTCAGTCAGCGTCTTCTGATCTACGTAATAGGTGCCCCCATCAGTACCGAGAATGAGGAACCGCTCTAGCCGAGCGCGATCATCCACGGTAAAGGTGAAACCACCAGCGTTGTTTGCTACCTGACGTTCGTCGGCAGCTTTGCTCTGTGGGATCGGCTTGTTTGCATCATCCAAAAATCCCTGTAATGCCTTAGACATGAGTGTCTCCTTGGTCGACCCGACCATTATTGATCGGATATATTTGGTTTGTTCTTCCTCTACTTCTAGCCAGAATGCAGATTTTTCCTTAACCCACGCTTCTATGGTAGCCAGTTCTTCTTCGGTTGGTGGTGGGATGTACCTCTGGATTATTCGAGGTGGATCTGCATAGACTTTCAGATAGGTCCCCTCTTGGAGAGGACCCATCTGCTCGTCGGTAATGATGTCTTTTTGCCAAATTTCAGTGTATAGCGTGGGACCTTCGTGGTCAGCCGGGACTAACTCTATCGTAAAGGTATCGTCGTCATTTATTTGTACGATATAGCTGTCCCATTCCACGTTAAACCAATCTGCGCGCCCAGTTGAAATTGTACAACATCTCCACCCGCACGTAGGCGCCCGGGTGTGGCGCGTGAACGATCTTTCCCCCACCAACGTAAATAGCTACGTGACCACTTTCTGGCGAGACGATATCTCCAGGGCGTAAATTCGCCCGAGACACTGCCCGGCCGTACTGGGCCATCGCATACGATTGGTGGTAAAGTCTGATGCCAATCCTAGCATATGATGCCATAACCAGCCCGGAACAATCAAACGCATTCGGACCAGCGGCGCCCCATCGGTATGGGTCGCCACGCTGAGCCAGTGCGTATGCCACTACGATCGCGGCACGGTTACTGGTTGTGGTACTAGGCTTGGTGGATGAAGGAGCAGGCGAGCCTGCCCACGCAGGCACCCATAAGCGCTGACCAGGATAAATCCAATGCGGATTTTTAATTTTCGCCTGGTTAGCCGCGTAAATAGTAGGCCATTTGTGGCCGGTGCCATAAACGATAGCGGCAATGCCCCACAGGGTGGATGCCCGCCCTCGTGTCGTTACGGTAATCCAGCGACCCGAATAAGAGATCTGCTGAACATTGTATGTGACCGTACGGGTGGTAGTAGTAGTATGAGCAGACGCCAGAGTTGGAACACAGGTAATAACGAATAAGGCGGCAAGCGCGACCAATAGGATTCTTGAGGCGTTACGTAACAAAATATCTCCGATGTTAGACCCAGGGCACTCATGCGAACCCGCACGATTCTCGTGAAATGCACGAGATCAGTAGGGCCTGGGTATAAAACTGGTGATTATTGTGCTTCTAGTACCGTCCCCGTGACATCATTGATGTTTTGACTCCAACTCACCCCCTGATCACAACTTGTCGCGTAACCGTAAGCGTAATAGGGAGCGAATCTGTTATTGCTTACTACTGAACCCGTCTCAGTGGACCTGTTGGTACAATAAAGTGTGTATGCCCCACCGGCGAGGATATTGTTCGTCACGGTCCAGCCGGTACGCACAACAGACCCGCAGGTCCCACAATCGCCCTCAATGGCGGACGTGGTAATGGTGCGTGCATCCAGTGTGTTATGGGCAATCATGATGTCATGATACATTTGACCCATGATACAGTCCGTATGACCAGTAGGCCATACTTCGTTCGAAGTCATGTCATGACACCAGACGTCACGAATATCCGCAGTATGGTCAAGGTCGAAGCCATGTTCACACCCACGTATTTCCACCCGACGCACGATGAGTCGCTGCTCACCGATGGCGTTGGCCAGTACACCACCACAATCAATAATAGAGTCTTCGATGGTGAGCGTGCCGTTACCTTCGCCCTCATAGTCGATGCCATAGGCAAAAGTGCAGTGGACGGACACATTGCGGATAGTGACATTCGGCGCCGTGACGTCGATGCAACCATTGACGGCGCGATTTTCGTACACCATTCCGGCGGTATTAATGCTGACATTGCTATTGACTTGAATTAATGTGCCACTTGGGCCAGTATTTGTGGCATCGGGATAACCGCATGCACTAGGATTAGCAAGACAGTTTAACTGTTGCGGTGGCGGAGGTGTAGCAGTCGGGGCAGGCGTTGGTGTTGCGGTCATAGTCGGTGTTGGTGTTGGCGCGATGGTTGTTGCTGTGGGAGTAGGAGTGGCGAGAAGTGCATCGATGGCCCGTTGAGTATCAGAAATACAGTTTTGGGCTCGGCTGCGCTGCGCATTGGTGGTGGCAGTTTCCAATTCGATCTGGCATAATCGAAGCATTTGTTGTGCAAAGGCTAGATCTGAGGGAGCATCTGCCGCAGACGATGAGACTGGTACCATAAAAATGCCCAGTACCAGCAGAGGAACGATAAAAAGTCCTGTTATGTAATGAACTCGTCGTCTTATGGTAGAAATATTCGGCGTCGTACAGGTACGCACGCTTCGCCTCCATTTTCTAGTAATTTGGAAACATCTTCTCGTTTAATAAATGCTGTACCATTATTACCCCAAGTGTTCCCCCAGGAATTTAGCATAGTATAGGAATCTAATCTTACATTTAGTCCGGTGATAAGCCAACAATGTCCGCCAAGTACCGGGCCCGTAGGTTGAATGTAGCCAAACGAATTGGTTTTCATCATACCATCATGCCAATTGGTACCCATAATGACAGGTCCGTAAAGACCGACTGCGGTGGCAATATCATATTCAATTTCAGCCCAGTGATAACTGGTATACGCGCCCCGCTGGGTGAGAACCTTGACTCCAGCCAACACGCTGGTACCCTCGTAGTCTTCCCCCTCCCAGTCATCAATAACTTGGGCGGCACGATAGATATCGACAGCATACTCATGGGTGACTCGTTTGATGACGAGTGGACGAGCAGCCAGTTCGTGCGCCAATCCATGACCTACGCAGGAGCCCTCGTTGCCTTGATCCAACCGAGCATAACAGGACCAGCTATAGGACCGTAGCCGCTTATGAGTATCTATGAGGTATCGGACCGGAAACTGTCTGTTGCGCTCGTCCCACTGCGGGATGCGGCCAAGTCGTGGGTCTTGAACAGTAGAGCCGTCGCGTAATCTATATGCCATGGCCCATCCTTGCTGTGGGGTGTTAGGTGCTCCGTTTTCATCCATCTCGTTGGTGTCAGCATTTTTAAGCCTTGGGGCCGCTGATCACTCTGGATGTAGTCACTTCATAATGGATCAGCACGGAGCAACACTGGACGTCTATTTTTGTAGATACTTGGCACAGAATACGTTCCACTCTTCCCGACTAAACTGCACTACCACTGTCGGTTGACTACTATTCCGAACGTATACTGTATTGGGTTCCTCGGCAAGTTCAACGCAGCTACTGTCAGCATCGCTGCAATTGCACATAGTAACCCAGGCAAGCTCTGACAAATCAATTCCTTACTATATAGGCTTGAGGAACCTCACCCATTGATTCTTTACGTCAGGTGAAAGGTGACAGGACCACTGAAGGACCCGTGCGCCATCATAGGTGTAGACACCTTCAAGGTCAAGACACTTGCCTGAATTGACGTTGATCAGCGCGTAAGAGTCATTGGCCAATGGCTGGAGAGTAAACCACTGCTGCTTTTGGTTACCGGCTCGTGGCGCACAACCCCATTGTTGAATTGGTGCGCCGTTATCCCGGGACGCGCCGGATACAGTAAGGCAGTAACCGTAGTTGGTCCTTACCCAATAGTAGCCATTGCCAATACTGGATAGCCAAAACTTTTGGTTTGTTGGGGTTGGTGTTTTACAGGTCCATTGCCGTAGACCAACACCTACTTGCGTCGAATAGGCCCAGGGGACCTCCATGCACTTACCATCATGTTGGAATACTACACGATAGGTCAGGCCAGTAATGGGCACATCGGCGCGAGCTGGACTTGGAGTGAAAATAAATGTAAGTATGGGGACTGCTGCCAGTAGGACTATTCGTTTTATTATTCTCATAGCATCCTCCTTAATGGAGATTGTGGTGCTTAGTCGGCGAGGTAGGAATCGAACCCACCCTTCGACACAGCTTAGCCAGGTCTTATGACACTGTGTCGTTATCCCAAACCCTGGGCGCCGGCGGATGTTGGATATGTTATGTCGTTCGGTGTTTACTCATTGACCTCCGAGTTGGCGGACCCGGCGCTCTGCACGTGAGCTATAATGGACCATTCCATTAAATGATAACCGAACGTCGTTCGACCCAACATCGATAGTGAATTAATATCTATAACGGGTGGCTGACGAGGTTCGAACTCGCGAAAACTGGCTCCACAGGCCAGTGCCTAATACCATCCGGCTTCAGTCACCAAGAGTTACGACAATTTCTCAGTACCGCAGCGAACTTCTAGCATGTTGTAGCCTTCTCGGTATAGGAGTTCAATGTCAGTTCTCATGAATTCGTAGCGTCCACCCGGGTGGACTGCGACTCCTTGCCACACGACATTGCAACCTGTGGGCAGCTTTTCCAAGTACTTGATGAGTTCTTCTTTGATCATGCGGAACCGCGAGGATTTGAACCTCGGACAGCGTTACCTGTATCGCATTAGCAGTGCGACGCCTTAGACCACTCGGCCACGATTCCATTAAGTAACCATTAGCAGTGCGATTCGGTTACGATTCCTAGTCTACCATGAGATGTGTGTAAGCTGGATCTACCGGTACACGAAAAATAAATCCGCCCTTTACGCCAAACATTGTGGCATACAGATAAACGTCGTCGATACAATTACCTGCGTGCAATACCTTTTGTTTGGTTCTGTTTAGCAATATCCACTGACCATCATATGGTCGAAGGTCAGCTATGCGGATTGTCATAGATTTGCCCGTCTCGACGCAACCATTCCCGGGACTCATGACGCTCGATTCTAAAAATTTGATCTTGAAGCCAAGTGGCAAACGCCACCGAATCGCCGATGATAAAGTTGGGAACGACGGACACAGAACGGACGGTAATCCATTTGGTTACATCGTATGTGTCTATTGTTCTGATTCTGATATCCAGTATATATCCACCGCCAAGTATTGCAAAGGTCCATCCTGGCTTATACGTAAATCTAGTGAGTTCGTTGTATAACCAATTATAGTGATTTGACGGTGATTGTTCTATTGGTTTAACCGTAATTGACATTTATAGTGGCCTTGGGTCCGGTGGCTCAGGCGGATATGGGGGTTCTGGTGGTCGTGGTGGCTCGGGTAGCGTGCGAATGATGATAGCACGCTGATCGTCCATGGTCAATGTACCACTTACCATACTTTGGTATTCCTCCCAGGTCATCCCCATGAATTCATGCAGTGGGCCTGTTCGGGCGGCCGGTAAATCATGCCACTCTTCTACCTTTAGTTCAAACCACACCCGAACGAATTCGTCACTTTTAACTTGTTCGAGCACGATATCCCGGTAGGTCTTCATTTCTTTCACGATATCCCGGTAGGTCTTCATTTCTTTCACGCGGAGACTAGGTGAGTCGAACACCTACGCCCTTTCGGGCCTAGCGGTTTTCAAGACCGTGTACCACGCCAATGGGAGTCTCCTCTATTCTATTTTATCGAGAGTAAACTCTAGATATTCATAAGAGAATCTTTTATCTATGTGGACGAGGTATACTCGTCCGCCAGTAATTATCTTATCTTTAAGACAATTGTCACAGATATTTATCTCTATGTGCGTGGAAGGCATGCCAACTGGGTCATAGATGGTACTACCATAATTACCTAATGCTCGGAAGGTAGTTCCACCAGCCGGCTGATTATCTTCTTCTTCTCCTGGAATTGCTGGCTCTAGTTGAGTACCACAGACAAAACACGGAAGTGGCATGGGTGTACCCTCGGAGTGTTGGATATATGTGGTGTTCATCGATATTTCAGTCACCTCTACCAATTGGGTTATGCAAGACAATTGTCTTGCAGTGAGATTCGAACTCACACTAACACTGATTCAGATAATCAATAAACGTCGACCCAACACATAGAATATGGTGAGCAATTCTGGACGGCTTAGTATTACCTCGTTCTCCCAAGCCAGAATACTTGGTTCCAAGACTTTTAAGGGCGCCCGCCGTGGTCTCCTCACGGAGATTACATACTCACCATATTCGAGACGCCGATGGGAGTCGAACCCACATACCAGGTTTTGCAGACCTGTACCTCGCCATTCGGTCACAGCGTCATTCTTCTTTTGGTAAATTTTTCGGATTTCTTGGGTGGAACGGTGATGCAGTGTTACCCGGGTGAAATCCGATTTGACGTGGTTTTACTCCATGCTTTTTGAGAACTCGGTCGACGTCTCGATGGCCACAAGAGAACTTTGCCGCTATCTCACGTAGCGTGAGGCCGTCCACCACATACATCTTGATAATGATATCCGCGTAGGCGTTGAGCGGATTGGGCTTCGGACCACGCATAGTAGATAGACCTACTTCCCCAAGTGATCGGCCACTTATGCAATGCTGTCATCCAAGAAGGTTGCATCTTCTTCCTGGTTCCAGGTGGGAGACCACTACCCCAGCCTTTATATCCGAACCTCAGTTTATCTACGTTTGTGTACGGATATGGAAATAATGATCGGTTAGCCTTTGCCAATTAGGCTACACCCCGATGGTCGG